TTCTCCTTACCGGAGTAGATACGATGTACATTATTCTGTACATCATAACCATAGTCTTCAAAGTCTTTGTACATCTGTTCCACTAGACTTGTAGTCGGAACAATAATGAGTGTCTTACCTTCGGTTCGTTCCTGAACCCATCGCATCAGATTATAGATGATGAAAGACTTACCCGATCCTGTCGGGGATAACAGTAACGCCCTCTTCTCTTCTATACCGTGGACGATTGCGTCATACTGATATCCACGTGGTTCGAATGGCGCACCGTAGTCTTTGATCTCCTTCATCAAAGATGGGTGGTCAACCTTGTTCTTAATCTCCGGATGACCAAACTCATCACTGTCCATCAACTGTAACGGGTAGTACCTATCTGCACAGAATTTCTTCAGATGTTTGTACAGTCCAACAGGTAACGTCTTGGTCACCATGTTGAATAGTTTAATCTTCCCGTCCCACCGTCTTGCCTTAAACGCGGGCATGAACTTATGGCCAGGCACAAAGAACGAGAAGTAATCTCGCAACTCTTGCGCTTGATGTGCGTTACACTGCACCATTAATAGTGAGTGACTCTGCAATCCTATGGTGATGTTGTTATCCATTGAGGGACTTATTCAACTCCGTGTATCCGCCAATGTGGTTCCACTCTTCACCTTCTACTGTGAAGATCTGAGGAACAGTGCGAAATACTTGACCAGCCACTGACATCAACCGTTCCTGTTCGGTCAATGCGATTTGCGTTAGATCACGGTAATCATACTCCAGACCATTACGTTCCAGTAGATCCTTTGCTTGTCTGCAATATCCACAGACGGGTGTTCCTACTACTATATACTTCATCTTATGCTCCTGCCTCGAATTGTTTCCATCTGATCATATTTCCGATCGTTTGATGTCTCCAGTTAAGGTTATTTACTATTTCATTAAGTGTCTCAATTACAGTCTTTAGGTATGCGACCTTCTCTTCACTACGTTGAATCTCCGGATCGGAGTCGTAGTAATGTTCCATCTCACCTTTCAGTATCTTCAGACCGTTGAACGGGTCTGGTTCCCACCCTTTAGATTTGAGGGTGTTCTCGTCCATCTTACCATTGTAGTACAACCACTTATCCTTCAACAGAATCTTCTGTACGTGATCGGCACGTTTCAAGGACAACTTGGCTGTGGACAGGTATTGTAAATATTTTGCGTGTAACATCGGAGTGTTACGGGACGTTTCGTCCAGTTGATGTGTAGGGATCTGACAGTCTGTCTTCCACTCACTCAATATCAATTCTAAATCTAACTTCATAATTTATTCCTCATTCTTTATATAGTCTACCATATCTAACCAATAGTCTTGATCAAAACCCAATGTAAAACTCAGTGTCATTCTATAACAGTCAGTGTACGCACAGTGATATATGACTGGTCTTTCTTCTTCGTAACTTGCGAAGTATCCTACCTTACACGACCAACCCTTCTTGTCATGCATTGTATTTATCTTTCCGTTATCTACCCATTTGAACCAACCATCTCCGGTCTCACTCCACGTGAATATCACATTGAACGATGCCGCGTTTGCGTTATTGTGCCAGTCTATGAATCCTTGAGGTGGATACAACTGAGACAATGCAGAAGACTGTAACCCCAATTCTGTCTTGAGTCGATCGTTGACTTCCTCGAAGTCTTTCGTGTACAACGCCTTCGCTTCCGCATCCGGTTGATTATAGTGTTGAGGTTTTATTGGATGCGAGTACGCAGCTCCGGGCAGACCGTCATGATCTGACCCCTTCTTCATTAATTCGTTTAGGTATTCTTCGGATGTGAAGTGATTGCCCTCACCAATATGTTGGCTCATACAATCACTCGTCTTCGTGACATCATATTTCTCACGATACAAATAACGAAATCTTTCTAATATATCAAGAACACGTTGGTTCTTCACTTCAATAAACTTCATACTACCTCAGTTCAAATGACGAAAATCTAAACTCCACGTTGAATGTTAAGTACTGCACGGTCGATGTGTTTGCTTGTAACTGTATAGAACTAATGTTTGTTGGTATACAGTCTTTATATAGTATCTGCGTATTGGAGTTGTTATGACTCGTTAAGATACTTACTACGATATCCTGATACGGACTAAACTGAGCATCAGTGTTGGATGTCTGAGGCGAGTTGATCGTACTCTCTAACCAAGACTGCATCTCTTTGTATGATGTCATGTTCTCGTCCAGTATGATATCCAAGGCAAGACTACCGTAAGTGATCTTGTCACCCGCTAATGGAATAGACGTTATGCGTGGCGTACCAAGTTCTAACGGAGAAACCGTAGAGCCCGGATGCGTCACACCCTGTGCAAAGTACTCAAGGTTCGGGTAATTTTGCCTACTAATTATAACACGAAACCCAGTCGGTTGCAAGTAGTTTTTGTTTGCTGTTAGTTCTGCCATTGATGTTCTCCTATACCTTCTATTTATACGATAAATAACTCACATGAACAGAGATATTAAAAAATTCCACGAATGCGGTTATGTCATAGTTACCGACTTTCTCAGCGACTCGCAACATGAGGAGTTGGTGAAAGAATGTCATAATCTTGCCGACTTCGGTATGCATAATCCCGATAAGTTTTGGGTTTTAAATGCACCAAACAATCCATGTAAACTTGACGGTGTAATGGAGTTGTCCGGTAAGTTATTTAGACTTGGTAGAAATGAGACGTTGGTCAAGTATGCAAGGGAACTGATAGGGCCCGATATAGAGACCTATATCTCTAAGTTCTTTCCCATGATACCAAGGGAAGGATTCTCTGTAGACTGGCATCAAGACAATCATTACATAAAGGCAGATCCAAATAAGATGATCAGTTGTGATGTGTTTGTTGAAGGTGCGTCCAAAGAGAATGGTTGTCTACGTATCATACCCAACTCTCAACATGAACTACTGCCCCACGAATTGACATCTCACGATGTATTCGATTGGATAGAAGATAGACATTGGGACAATATCATAGACATAGAACTAGACGAACCTTTTGCCATACTCTTTCACCCTCAGTTAATCCACAGTTGTTATCGTAACACTAGTGATCGATTTAGATACAGTGTTGCGTGGGAATATATCACCACCGATAACCACTCACCTATACACCGAGGGCATCATTCTCAAGATCGTTTAAATATCGCTTGACTTAATTTGCTACATACTGTATAATGTGTAACAGATGATGAGGAAAGTAAATGATTTTAGAACATAAAGATGCGTTATACGCAGCAAATGCTTTTGATGAGTTCTTTGGAAACATAGAACGCATCGATGAATACATGAGACAGATCAAGATGGAACGTATGGAATCCTTTCCGTACTCTCTGCCTGGCATGGGGCCAGAAGAAGATCTGTTCAGCAACTTCGATATCCATCCGTCAGAGATGGAGTTTGTAATACAAGAATCACCCGCACAACAGTTCATGTCCTACATGGAGATTGTCACGTCCGCACCCGTGGAAGCGTCAATTCCAGGCAAGGGACTGAAGTGGGTTATCAAAGAGAAGAATACTAACATGGTTGTTGGTATGATTCGTTTCGGTTCTCCTACTATTAATAGTAGACCACGGAACGAATGGTTAGGACGACCACTAGACAGTATGAATCCAGACGTAATGAAACGGTTCAATGACTCCGCAATCATGGGGTTCAACATTGTACCGACTCAACCGTTCGGTTACAACTATCTTGGTGGTAAGTTACTGGCCGCAATTTGTTGTTCCCACCACACACGTGAGGCATTGAACAAGAAGTACAATTCAAACTTCTGTATGTTCGAGACTACTTCGTTATACGGGTCAACAAAGTCTGCATCGCAGTATGATGGTATGAAACCATTTCTGCGGTTCAATGGTTTGACAGACTCAAACTTCTTACCACTAATCAATGACAACACTTACCGCAGACTTAGTGCATGGTTCGTTGAAAAGAATGGTGGTGAACCCTTGGTTCCTGTGGACGCCTCATCTCGTAAACTAAAAACACAGACCAAGATGGCATCTATTATCAAAGCCTCTCTCAAGGTACATGATGAGAATGCCTATAAGAAGTTCTGTCAAACTTATTCGGATGCAAAGGGACTGACGGAACGTAAACGTTCTTTCGTGTCTACCTACGGGTACGACAACGTCCCTGCGTATTTGAACCTAGAAACCGATACATTGATCAAGAAAGAGAATTTCGACAGATTCTCTCTAGAGGGTGTTACTGCATGGTGGAAGAAGAATGCCATCAAACGTTATGACAAACTCAAGAGTGAAGGTCGTTTGCGTAGACAAGTAGAGACTTGGAATGTAAATGCAGACGACATTGATATTATAAGATAAGAGTCTTATATATACTACTGTGTTCTATAATCCTCAATGAGTTTTATATTTCACTTAATTTAATCCAATAGGAAAATAACTATGTCAATCATAACACTAGCTGATTATGTCAGCACAAATACAGACCATATCGCGTTACCCGACTACACTGACCTTGGTGTAGAATCCGTAGAAAACATTGTACTATCTTTTGACCAGATTCATATCGATGATATCACTGGCAACGTAGGTAAGGTAGACACCCACACTGGCGCTGAGATCGAACAACTTAGGTTGTCTTTCGCTGACGGTGTCGATTCCCAAGAGTTTCCACCCGCAGTTTATTACCGTGGTGCGGCGTTTAGTAAACCATACGTCCTTGTATATGGTTACGGTAGATCCGAAGCGATTCGTGCTTTGGGACAAAAAGAGTGGATCTTTACTTTGTTCGCTGGTACACCAGAACAGATGGAAGATGTACAGGCACAAGAGAACGAGGGATATCCCAAGCGATTCAACAAAGAAGTCGATATGCGTAAACACCTGAGTCGCAAAGTTGCAAATGGTCGCATCAAGAATACAGAGAAGGCGATTACCAAAGAGTTCATTAGAATCTACGGTAAGACACGAGATAAGACTTGTCGTAACCGTGTAGTGAAAATGGTTATGGAAGCGGCAGATACGCCACAACCGTATATCCTATATACCTCTGTCCCTAAAGTACAGGATTGGGTATCTAACCACTCTTCGGTAGAACATGTTATCGGTGGTGAGTTCAGTGAGGAAACCAACTCATACGGTGTATGTATCGGTGAAGGTTATCAGTATCGTGTTATCATGCAGGCTGTTAATCGTTACATGGAGACAGGTAAGTTTACCAACCTTATTGGTCATGTAGGCGCACCGACTTCAAAGGCGACACTAGAGATCAAACGAAAGAGATTTGTTGATCAGTTAAATACACACAGACAGGCATTAGAGTATTGTGGGTTGACTACATTCCCCGTGAGACTTCTTGGTTTCTTACCACAAGAACAGGGTAAAGAAAGTTTGAAACAATTAGTAAAATATTCCTTGCCAAACAACTAGAGTTTGTGTTATAATATACCCATATTATGCGGAGTTAGTATAATGATTACGTTAGGTGTCCAACCTAAAGATGGGGGTTCAAGTCCTCTGCTCCGCTCCAAACATTTTTCCCCCCACTTCGGTGGGGTTTTTTTTGGGTGCCATCCTTGGCTATCTTACTCTATTCCCCTTCTGGTGCTGTTGCATCTGTGCCAGTCTTTTCCGCAACATCTTTAATCAAATTTGATGTCACATCTAACACACCGGCAGTTACACCAAAGACATCTGAACCAACACCTTTAATAACACCACCAGTACCATCGATAGTTGCATCGACAGTTGAACAAGCAGACAGAACTAATGCGAATGCAATTGCAATAAAACGCATAATACTCTCCTGTTTCTAGATTGCTGGATAACCAGATTCCGACTAACGCTTACCCGTATAGGGCATCCCCCGTTGTTACTTTGTCCAGTTCGTGAACATAGGTATTTATACGTATAGTAAAATCTTCTATCCAGTAATTCCGGCTGTGGTTTCCTATCCACTCATGTGCAGTACGTACCACTTGATACGCAGAACATCTTCCTTATATCTATTTATACGCATAAAAAAAGGGACTCCGAAGAGTCCCTCTAAAATGTGGTGAGTTAACCTCACTCTTATTTTTATACTTCTTATGTGAGGATGTTGTCCACACGGAAGATGCGGTAGTACTGGTTGCTTTTCGCAGCAGCAAGACCATTGCTAGTAGGTGTAGAACCAACATATGGGTTAGAAGCCATGCCGTAGCGAGTCTTGAAACCGATTTTTGGTTGGAACGTATCTTCACCAACAGCCTTAACCATCTGTAAAGGAACATATGGGCAGTAGAATACACCACTGTCGTATGCGTTTTGACCTTTATAGCCTACAGTACAGTAGTCAGTCTGGGCATATGGATCGATGTACACTTTGATGCGACCGTTAAGTACACCAGCGAAAGTGTTACCAGTGTCATCAACCTGAAGGTTGTTAGACATAGCAGGACTGTAGTCCAAAGTACCAGCAGCAGCAAGTGCAGTAGCAACATCTGAAGAACAGATAAGTACGTTACCTTTACCACGGCGAGTTTCTTTAGCAATCACGTTACATTCGCGATCGATCTGAACAGTCAGACCTTTGAACTTCTCAGCAGACCAACGACCGTCAGCATCTGAAGACAGATCGAAGACACCGCTCTTAGTAACGTTAGCTTGCAACGCACCAGTTTTAGCTTGACTGTTGATAGTACGAATTACTTCGCGGTTGATTTCAGCAAGGATCTCAGTTGACAAGATGTTCGCCAACTCAGTTTCTGCGTCTAGACCGTGGATTGCTTTAAGGTCTTGAGCAAGTTCCAAAGAGTACTCAGCTTTCAACGCACGAGATACAGCAGTAACACTTTGCTTCTCGATGGTGAAACCCATTTCTTTGAAAGTAGAACCACCGGAAGAACCAAGTGCTTCAGCAGAACCAGTAGGCATACCAGTTGCGCCAAGAGCAAGAAGACGGTTGTCGTCTAAAGAACCATCTGGAGTAGCAGAATCAGAGATTCCAGCGAAACCAGAAACGTTGTCACTGTCGTGAGTACCAGCAGAGTCGCCAGAGAACTGAGTCTCAGCTTCACCGAAGAGTGCTTCACGTGAACCAGTTGCACCAGAACCATATCGTGCCTTCATGGCAAAGATAAGACCAGTGGGGCCGTTCATAGGTTGTACACCACATACATCGTATGCGATAAGGTTAGGCATCGCACGGCGAACCAAAGAGATCAAGATAGGATCCCAAGTTCCGATTGAACCAGTGTTAGCACCAGCAGGTGCAGCTTCGGTCATGAATCCCATCTCAGCAGAACGTGACTCGGCCATTGCGCGTTCTTGGTTTTCCAAGATTGCAGCAGTTACCGCTTTACGGTGGTGATCAGTGATTGCGCCAGCAGAACCTTCGTTCAGTACTGGAGACCATTTTTCGATAAGAGTATCGTAAGATTGTTGCATTTTAATAATCCTTACTTAATAGTTTTTTTGATAGCGTTAACGTATGCGTCCATTGAACTTGAGATCTCTACGGTTTGATCCGCGTCTTCTACAATCTGTTCAACTTCTGCGTTATCAACAGGTTCTTTAGCGAAGTGTGACTCGATTACGATACCTACTTTAGACGCGAATGTTTCTTCGTCAAAGTCGATTCCTTCGATAAGTCCTTTTAACTTCTCTACTTGGGTGTCAGCAAGACCACGAGATGCTTCAGCGATGATTGCATCACGCTTCAATACTTCGAGTTCTTCGCTTAACTTAATTGCGTCACCAGTAGTTGAGTTAAGTTTTTCTTCCAACTCAGTTACTTGTTCTGCAAGTTCGTCAACTAGGTCAACTTTTGCTTCAGGGACATCGATGTAAGATTCTACGAATAGATCTTTCATTTTACCCATGAATGATTCAGCGATTTCAGTACGGAGACCGTTCTGTACCGCAACCTTGTTTTCTTCCATCCAAGATTCAACAACGTAATTCATGTAAGAATCTACTTTCTCAACAAGATCAGCTTTAACAGCAGATACTTCTTCAGACAGTTCTTCTTTGTACTGCTCTTCTAAACGATCAACTTCTTCGCTTAACTTAGAACGGACAGCAGCTTCAAAAATTACAGCAGTCTTCTCTTTAAACTCTTCTGAAAGAGTGGCTTCAGATTCTACCAACGCATCCAACTCTGAAGTTGTATCGATAGATTCTGCAACAGACTCTGCCACCTTACCTTTGCCGAACATAGTGTCGTATGCAGCTTGCAGTTCACCTTTCTTCATTTTAGAAGCGGTGACATACATTGCATTCAACAGACCGGCTTTGGTCTTAGGTGCGGGTGCCTGATTTGTTGCGCCAGCAGCTTTATCGACAGATGCGAGAGATTCTGGTTCCGTTACCGGAGTATCATCTTTGGCTTCTACGACTTCTGCTTGTGCTTCTTCGAGAGTTTCCTCCACAATGTCGTTAATTTCTTCATCGTGAAGTTCAACTTCGACTTTACTTTCTTCAGTCATAATTGACTCCTTACATATTAGATTTGATTAACGAGAGGAAATTCTTAAACTCCCGAATCTGCACTTCGGATTGAAATGCTTTCGGTGCGGTTTTAATTTCTGTCTCCATATCTTCAATAATCTGGGGTTCCAAAATGCCGTTATTCCAGACCCAATCCACACCTTCCATAATTCCATTGACAAAAGCGTCAGGTGCTGAGGGGTCTTGTACGATATCTACCGTACTAAGAATAAAGTCGTCTTTGACATACATTGCGCCATTTCTTTGTTCCAGACTTCCCATTCCACGAGTTGACACACCCAATTGTACACCACCATCAAGGAGACCTTTAACAATCTTACCCATTGGAGTATCCAATATTTGTGCCTTTCCTACCACATCATTACCTTCGAAACGAAGATCAGTGATGAGGTGAGAAACTTTATCCAAGTTAACCGTAGGGCCTTCAGGGTGATTCAATTCACCTACCGCACGTTTCTTGCTAACTTGGGTTTCAACGTATGCATTTACTGCCTTCTCCATAATTGGTTTAGGGTAAATACGTCCGTTTCTATTCTTTGATTCTGTTTGAATGAAGATTCCTTCAATGACGTAATTCTTCTCGCCATTTTCTTTCTTCTCTACGATACACTCAAGATCGTTTTCTTTAAATTCGCTAATTAACTTCATTAGAGTTTACCACCTAGTGCTTTGACAGTTGAGACTAAAGTCTTCATTGCTTCCGACTGCGTCTTGAATACATCTAACTTGTCACCGTCTATATACACGCAGTAACCTTTTGGTTCTTTTACAATAACTACCGGAACCTTTACAGACCCTTTAGTCTTCGCAGAGTACACGGTTTCACCCTTATACTTCTTTGCTTCGCGGATCTGTTTAAATGTTTTCACTATAAGTTTTTCCCTGTTTGTACATTTATTTATACAAAAAAAGTTTTTTAGATCGAATTATTATTAAGAAAGTTCGTCTTCTTCTTCTTCTTCGACTTCGTCTTCTTCCGACTCATCTTCATCTTCGAGGTCTAATTCTAACTCTTCTATCTCTTCTTCTTCTGGTGCATCATTAAAGATAGTATCGGCTACCGCAACCTTCTCGGCATCCATAGCATCTTGCATCTTACTACCCAACATATCGTTGAATAGATCTCCAGCATTATTAAAGTTAGATGCCTGAATCGCATCGACAAACTGATTTAGGTTCAGTTCCATTTGCGTAGGTTCTTGTACTTCAGTTGTTTCTGTATCACTCATGATTTTCTCCAATTAAAATTCGTCTTCATTTCCGGTCTCTGCATTAGATTCAATTGCGATCTGTTTCAAGATAGTCTCAACTTCATCTTCTTGCATTTGTAACACGTTCTTCCATACCCACTCTTTAGAGAAGTACTCACCAACATACTGAGATACTTGATCCATAGTCTGGAGACGTTCTCTAAGTACTTCTGCTTCCTTCAGTTCGGTGAAGTGGTTGTCACGTATATAGTCAACCGTGATATCATTCTTCCACTCTTCCCAATCCAACTCAGTGATAATACCTTTAAGTATTAACTGTTTACGAAGGATATTTAGGAACAACGTTGCGAAGCGTTTTCGCAGACGATCAATAAACTTCTGGAACTTAACTTCGTCTCTGTTGATCTCTGTTGAACGACCTAAAGAGAACTGAGCCTCTTGTTCTAAACGCGACAGAGGAACATTCAAAGATCTATATAGTCGTTTCTGAAAGTATACAATATCATCGATCTGTCCAAGATTCTCACCGCCAGGCAGTGTAGAGATCTCAGTACCACGACCACCTTCTTTACGTGGTAACCAGAAGTCTTCCAACATAGACATATGTTTACGGTCATCTTTCAATTGACCCGTGTTCGCATCGTATACCAACTTGTTACGGTAACGAGCCATGATGTCTTTCATGTGTTTCTCTGCCTTCTGTGGAGGCAAGTTACCCACATCTATGTAAAAGATTCTACGTTCAGGCGCACGTGCGAGACGGTAGATTACCAATGAATCTTCCATCATACGCAATTGGTTAATTGGTTTGATTGCCTTGTGTAGGAATGATACTACACGTTTTCTAGAAGGATCCAACAGACCAGACGTAACATAGGATACTGAATCCGGACTTAACTTAACACCAGACTGCGTACCAGATTTCTCTTGATAGATGTAAAACTCTTCGGTCTTCTCTACAATCTTTGCGTTAGTGGATGGGTCTTTCTTATACTTTACCTCACGAACCTTACGTACCTTTGCAGCATCGATGGGACGGATCTCTTGGATACCAGCCTTCATATTAGATTCGTTTACCACCAAGTGGTGATACAAACGACCATCTACATACCACGAACGGAACATGTCGTGACCTAACTCATTGAAGTTCAACATCGCGCAGATGCCGTCAAACTCTTCAATGATGTTCTTCTTAATCTTATCGGATGCTTTTACCTTATCGAGATCCAGACCAACCGGAGATTCCATTTCTGAACCAGAGATAGACTCGTTGATAATATCTTCGATAGCAGCATCGACTTCAGGATGTTGTGCAACACCCCTATACTTTTGAATTTGTTGTGTGTTGTCCTTAGAGTCCGCACCGTCCATATCAATATATGCACCGAAGTGTGAACCACTGGCAGTAACGTACCCAGCACCATCGGGATCAGCCGTTGGTACAATAGAAGGTAGTTTTTCTTTGTCCTTTTCTTTGGTCGCTCTCTTTATTTCAAAACCAAAGAGTTTTAGACCGTTATTGTCTTCTGCCATTTAAAACCTCAAAACTGAATAGTAAAATGGAAGAGGAGACAATTCCCCCCTTCCATTCATTACTTATACTAGAATTAACTAGTAGTATTTGATTCCCAATATTGGATAGCAAATTCTACAGTGAACTCTTCGATCGTATCATTAGTCTCGTAAGACAATGCGATCTCCGACACATTAGTCGGGAAACAACCACGGAAGTTGTATGTTTTCAATACATCTCCATTGCGGTCTAATTGATCAACTGACAGATCAGCTTCGTAATCTACAGGGTTAGACAAACCAGTATTTGCAGCATGTGCATTAATACCATTCATCCAACGCTCCATAGCGTCACGAACACTAAAGTCTGTGTCGTTGATTACAGTTACAGTCCAGTTAGCGAAAGTACGATCGCCCGCAATCTTCAATTGGCGTCCACGGAACGGAACAGTTACCAGTGCCATTTCTGACACAGGTAATGCCGCTGTCTTACACAGGAAGGATGCAAGTTCTACATCTCCACCAGCGTAAGCAGGGAAGTTCAATGTTGCCTTGAAGAGATTGGGTCGCGCACCGCCACCACGGAGTTTTGACTTAAAGTCATCTACACCTAATACAGCCATTTCTTATCTCCCCTTATACCGTGCCAACTACTTCGTCAAACTCAACACCAGTTCTAACTGCAACGAAATTCAACGTTACGAAGTTAATAGAACGAGCGGGTTTGATGAAGATTGAAGCGATAAATTCATTTCTATCAATGACAGCCGGTGTGTTGTTTGTTTCGTCACAAACGACACGGAAGTCAGTGATACCTCTTCGACCCTGTACTTCACGGAGTAAAGGTTCTACGATGTTTGTAAACTCTGCACGAGTAAACTCGTCATTGAATTCAAACATTACGTTCTTGGCAGCAAGAGCAATTTGACGTTCAAGAACAAGGAACAATCTACGAACGTTAATTCGATCGAATGCACTTGGACGTGATTCAAAGGTCTTGTCACCGAACAGGATAACACCAGCGCCTGGAATGTTGGCGATTGGGTTAACACCTGCTTTGTACAGAGTATCTCTCTGAGTCTTGTTAGGGTTAGATAGAATGTCTGTTACACCCAAGTAGTTACCACGTCTCTGTCCAGCAGGAGAGAACCACGGTGCAGCTACTGCGTCAGTACCAGCGAATAGACCGGCGGTACCAGCGTTAGCTGGGATTTGGATGTATTGATCGTTATACTTGTCATATACCTTGAACCAGTTGTTATCAACAACAAGGTAAGATGAACGAGTACAACCACTCGCAAACGAAGTTGTGCTAGTTACAGGAGTAGTACCTGTAATTGCAGCCTTATCGGGGGAAGTAGTTACAACACAATCTTTACGTCCTTTAGCGATTGCAACAAGATCATTTACAACGGTGTTACCGTCAGTCTTGTTAGCGTGAGCAGGAGCAATCAACATGTCCACTTGTACAGTCTCAACGTCTTCGAACAGATCAAAACCAGTAGAGTATTCACCAGTGCCGATAGCAGAACCATCTGTTCCTCGACCCAAAGTAACAAGACTCTTTGCGTTTGTCCAGCCTGCCAGAGGTACAGCGTAATCCTGAGCAGAATCGACAGAAGCGGTTTCTCCGATCAAGTGTCCAAAGTTATCGTGTGCCGAACCAAATGCAGAATCGTCACCGAAGTAACTGTTCCAAATGTAGTTAGACTTATTGTTGATAACGTCTGAGATGTAGTTCGGGGTTCCATCTGGAGTCGAAGCACCTTTCAGCATAGATACGTGTGGGAATGTTTCTAGAACAGTTCCTTTAGTACCAGAGATTGCACCAGTACGATCGACAACAGCAACGTGCATTTCATCATTAGTTGATGATTCGTTGATGCTTGACAAGTACGGTGAAGTTCCCGCAGATTGGTCGAACGCGCCTGCGTAATCCCAAGCACCAAATGCAGAATCGCCAGCAGGACAGAAGGCAACCGCTAATGCGTTACCTAACTCGCCAGGGTACTTAGCGACAAAAGAACCAGTGTTCGATGTTCCGACTACGCCTAGGTTCAATGTGTCGAAATGATCACGGTTGCGGATCTGAAGAACCATACCGGAACTATCAACACCTTCGATACCTACTACATGAGAAGAACTTGCATTGAAGGCAGAGTCTGTTGCTTCACGTACAACGTAAAGTGAGTTTGAATATTTTAAGAACGATGCAGCAGATATAAAATCTACGGCATTACTTGTGTCGGGTGCAGCGAAGACGCTTACTAGACCAGATTCATCTGCTACTAGTGTGCGTTCTTGTACAGGCCCCCAACGAAATTTCCCTACAAAGGCGCCAGTCGATGACGTTACACTGGGTACTACACCAGTGAGATCAATCTCTTTGACTACAATTGCGGGAGAAGCTGATGTTGCCATAACTTTTTCCTTTTTTCGGTTTGCGAATTATAAGTTTGCATGATACGATTTTTTCTTCAATACCTTTATTTATACATTCCGGTATTTCACCAATCTTGCACACCTACTGTACCATGCGTCCTGTGCATCCAATCTTCCATATCCTCACCATCTAATCTCTGAGACTCTTCATGTTCGATATAATCTGTCCCGTCATCGATAAATCCGGCTGGGGGAACATCGTTTTCTATTTGTCTCATCTGTTCCTCAAACATCATCTCTTTTAGATTGATGTCTGTCATATCAGCAAAGAACTGTGTGGACACAAAGTACCCAAACATTACTAGATTCATCATCAAGTCATCATGGTTACCGTCACTCGCCTCGTATGATTGTCCTTTACCTACGAAGGTTGATATCTCCAAGATGGTATTCTCATCTACGATGTCTAGTTTCTTCTCTTCAAGAATATCCTTGATTGCGGTACAACCTAGACGTTTAGTCTTGCGGGTCATCTCAATACCAATAGAGTCCGACTTTACCGCAGATGATACAAACACATTCTCGTATTCTAGATCATAGTATAACCCGTTACATACGACCGTACCTTGATCATTCGACTCAATTACCACATAGGCTTCATTGTAGAGATTCGAATACTTATATATAATATTAGGAAAAAGCACAGGCGAAATAGAATTATTGCGATAGACGGCGACCTGTTTAAAAGGTTTCACGCTAATGTCGATAACGTTAAACGTAGAATAGTCCTGTCCTCTTCCCTTCGATACATCGACACATACAAGGTATTCATGTCCTTTTTGTGGCTTATCGTAAACTAGGAAGTCTCCCCCATTGAGATAGTCTATGGGGTTAGATGCACGTAGTGACAGAAGAGTCTCTGCGTTAATTAGGGTATCACCTGTTCCGAAGAAGGTGTTACCAAATTCTTGATCGAACTGAAGTTGTGACGTGTTCGCTACTGTCTGTCGTTTCCATTCTTCGTCCCTGCCTGGCACATCATGCCAGTTGACCTCAAATGGTTTAAAATCATTTACGCCTTGTTTCGCACCCGTCCAGATTTTTTCGAAGGGATTCCCAATACCGTTCGCAGTAGACGTGATAATGACTTTAGTATCCCGACCGGCTGATACCACAGGATATGTAGAAGTATAGAATTCATTTGCTCTTTCCACAAACGCAAACTCATCAAGAAACAAGAGGTTGACAGACATACCACGAATAGAACTGCCTGAAGTGGCAGCTGCAATAATTCTAGAGTTATTACTAAACTCAATACTACCTTTATTGAGTGCTTTACAACCTGGCTGTAAAAAGAACGGTAAGTTTTCCAATGCGAGCGTAACACGACCTAACATCTCCCTTGCAGTTGCGCCTTTGTTTGCTAGAACTGCAATTGTTTTTTCCGGATGAAATATCGCGTACCATAGAATGTAAACCACAGACGAAATACTTTTACCCGACTGACGGCAAGCAAGCACTACGCAGAAACGATTATCGTTAAAGTGGTTAAACATATTCTCTTGATATGGATACAAGTTAAAGTTAACTAGTCCATCATCAAGCGAGATAATTTTAACATAGGTGCGAGCAAAATACGCTGGGTCATTCATGCACCGTGCGTACTCTCTTACCGACTCCTCTGTCCACTCCTCTGCAACCCCATCCTTCTTTACATTAGGATTGCCTAGGTAGCTATTCTTCTCTGCTGGATTCACCATTTATCACCTTTGGTTCATTATGAAGTATTCTTTGCAGATCAGTTGTAGAACCTATGAACACATTGTTGTTGGTAGTACCACCTTCAATCTGTTTAGGTTCCTGTTTAATGTCCTTGTTCTTTTTGTTCAAGTCCATCAGTTTATCGTTTACGTCCGAAATGTTCTTTATCATTCCGGATAACACTTCAAATGCACGGGGGTGTTCTGACTCCCGTGCCACTTCAATCATGAGTTCTAACGACTCTCTACCCTTCTCGATTAACTCGTAGTAGGTATCACGTGAGTACTCATAATCTGTGTTAACATTCTTATCATCAGCCATTATTTCTCGATATCATACAGTAGTTCATTAAACCCGTAGTCACTGTCAGGCGACACATTAGTGGGACTTGGTGTTATATTTAGTCTTTCGACAAATAAGTCACTGTCGTTGAAACCCTCTTCTTTTAAGAAGAAGTTTGTGTCAACTTCACGGATGATAGATGATTCTTTCTCTGGGCCATAGAATGACATCTTCATTTCAAAGTCCAGAGTGTATATGATGGTACGTCTTTGACCTACCGATCCTTCGAAGTCATCTGAGAAAGTAATACCATTAAGTATAATTGGTACGTCCTCAACAATCTCTGTGTAATCAGTAAATGGTTTTATCGACAAAGTATATTGTGGGTTGAAATAAGGTATAACCTGTTCGACTATCTGTAACGCATCATCTTGAGATTTTGCATATACGTTCAACTGAAATCCCATTGTGTAGGGAACAGATGTATAGAATCTTTTCTTCTTACTAACGTCAGTACCGGATCTGGCAAACTTGTTTACCTTGGGTAACTGTCTCTCCGCATCATATGCCAAGTTAGTTATCTCGAACGACATACGTGGTAACTTGATGGCTACCCTACGTTCTGCGTCCTCACCCTGTTGCATTTCTTGCAGACGTTCTATAAAGGATCTCTTAGGTGCATACGATAGGGGAACCTTGACTTGAGAGATAGTCTCTCCGGCAGAGTTCTGTCGCAACACATGAAGATTATTAAATATAGAACCGAATACCGATACGGCAGTACGAACTCTCTTGTTATAAAACCAAGATCCAAACATTAGAATGCATCTCCAAATGGATTGGATTCTGAGAAGTCTAGGAAGTCTCCTTCAAAATCATCAAATATTTTATTCTGGGCTGACTGTTGAATTTGTTGTAGTTCTTCTACAAGTTTCGGAACCCACTCTGCTTCAGACGATACTCCGACTATTGGCGTAGTGTCAGTGAATGTACGATATTTTCCGTCTGTACTACCCACATGAGCAAGTTGTAATATACGATCACTATCGTTCCAAGAAGTAACTTCACCTTTGATCGTGTATTCAGTGTTGGTCTGTGTGACAGTTTCACCGACAACGAACCGACCACCGTCTGTAGGTGCATCTATAGTTATTGTTGGGACAGAAGTGTAATGTAAACCAGCGTTACCGATATCAACAGAACCGATACCACCGTTGGACAGTACCGCAGTCAATACAGCGTTAGTACCATCAGCACTATTAATCTTAGCGGTATTAACATCACTATCATACGCAGCAGTTGGGACTACCAAGTCTAAGTTACTGTCAAGTCGGTTATCCAGAATAGTTGCACGATTACCCGCTAAGGCACGGAACTCATCAATGTAACCATCAAAGATACTATATTCGATACCGTCCGCATTACGTGCAGCCAAACCACCGACTGCATATCCAGTACCATTGATAAGGTCATGCGATACAGGTGAAACAGAATCCAAAAGTTCTGAACCATTTAGGTACGCATATAATCGTTTAGGATCTCCACCGGCACTATCGTTATCAACACCAAATACAAAGTGGTTCCAACCAGATACAGAGACAGCTGCTGAGGTTAATTCTTTCTGTCCATGTCCATCATTATCATTATAAGAATAGACAAGATTACCCGACTGATTAACACCAAACACTTGTTGGTTCTTCAGACTATTGCCACCCGTGTACAACAATGCTTGTTGACCACTTGAGGGTAGATTTCTAACCTTAAAGAATAGTTCCACACTACCGACATCACTAGTCAATAGATACTGTCGTTCGTCACCGTGACCAAGGAATGCGTGGAAAGATGATGCGCCAAATACGGACTGATTTGAAATAACAGGGAAATTCAAGACAGGTGCGGATGTATAACCCGATCCAGATGAATTGACAGTCACTTCACTAATTCTACCTTGATCGTCCAGTACTGGTGTCAACGAAGGAAGATTCTGATCACTTGTATTCATTGTAAGTTTATACTGGAACGCACCTTCATACTCAACCGCATCAATAGATGCAATCTCAGTATCAAAGTCTTCATCACTGTATTCGAATAACTCACACTGCATACGGAATGTAGGTAGGTTACTCAACTGATAGAATGGCGTCTCAGTCTCTACCTTGAGAACCTCGAACATAGACTCTGACATAGGCAAGTAAATGACATCACCTTCACGAGGACGGAAACCGTTCTCAGCCAGATTGTCACCCACCATCTTCTTCCAACGTCTACGTGCGACAACAAAGGTTGCTTGGTCACGTAACTCAATACCGAACTTAGTGAACAAGTCACCCTCTCCATCAAAACCTTCTTGGTTTTCGATGTACATCTCGATCTTGTAGGCGTCAGAAAAACGTGAGGGGATGTCATCACCAAAGATCTTATCCTTGTTGACGATCTCACGTGGGAGATAGTATACGTCCTCACCATAGAACTTTAAAGACTCGATTACGATGTCTTCATACAGGTGTTGTTCTGAACGTACCTTTTTGCTTATATATGGATTTGTTGCCATGTTATCCTACGAAGAAGACAGGGCCCACATCTTCCTCTTCCCTAAACCTAACTTTAATTTGTTCGATCTCGTTATTAGCGTCCTCAAAGATAGAACGTCCGTTGATCTGAACACCGCCAGGCAAGGTCATACCATCAAACTTTAATAGGTTGGTTCCCCATTGCCTTTTAATGAGACTTGTGGTATACTCTTTAAGGAACTTATGGTTCCACAATGAATTGTATTCTGTTGTTGAATCCGGAGTTCTTATTCCGTACACTTCTGCAACAATGTTATCACCGACCGATAGTTTCTCGGTACTCACATAGAAGTACAGACGATTACCTTGTCTGTCGTGTGTCATCTCTGGAATACCCGTTAGTTTCATATCGAGTAATGATAGATGTTGTTGCATTTGTTCGTAGTATGCGATGTCACCGGCAAAGTTATTTAAGTCGGTCACATCATTCAACATCATTTGATATTTGATGTCAAAGAAATTTGTTGTTTGAGAAACAGTATTGATTGGGAATATACGAACAACGGTAGTAATACTATCGTCAGCCAGATCCACATAACCGTTGTCTATATCATCCTGTGTTAACGCGAATGACATGTAGTGTCTTCGAGATCCATCTGGATGATTCTCACGAAACCACTGCATGGCTTCATCGACACGATCTTCGATCTGTTCATCATCACAGTTTATTTCGATCACGGGTGAACCCAAACTACGCAAGCAGTAATCGATCATCTCTTGTCTAGAATTTGGACTTGCCATTAATTGATCCTTGTACCCGAAGAGTTATATACTTTGAGTTGATTAAAATCTATGATATCTACCGCACTACTAGAGTCTTCGGTCTTTATATAAATTATACCTTCGTTGGTATTTATCGCAATTTCACCTAGAACGAGATCACTGGTGCCAGGCGCAACGCCTTTGACCGTGCTCTTCTTATGTTTAATAGTTGTACTCAAGACCTATCTCCGAATAATTATAAGTTTAGACTCCCCGAAGGGAGTCGGTACACTTATTTATGAGTATGTTCCACCGTCAATTGTACTAATCGCAACAGATCCAGATGTCAACGTAAAGTTCGCAGTTGGGAACTTCGCAACACCAAGATTAGTAGCGGTTGCGGTTTCAGCTGTAACGGTCAACGAGTTTGATGCATCGGCATACGTAAGATCAATACCTTCACCCGCTAACAATAAGCTTGATACACGGTCATCGATAGTCTCTGACATACCAAGGATAGTTGCATCAATGGTTTTGTTAGCTACCCACTTATCGCCTGATGCTTCATATAAGAATGTTGGACGATCTCCACCAGTAAAAGTTGAAGAACCAACGATAAGACCAGCACCATCTGCTTCCGCAGCATTATCAGCACTGTCTCCAAGAATGAGAGTCAGATCATTGATAGTTACTTCGGTAGAGTGGATAGTGGTTGTAAGACCCTGTACAGTCAAGTTACCCCGAACGACAACGGTACCTGAGTCACCAACAGGATTAGGATCTAAGTAAAGTTCGGTTGCACCACCGTTAGTTGTACTAATGGTGTTGCCATCAATACGGATATTATCGACATCGATCTGGGTTAAACCAGCAAGTACTGTGGATGATGCACCAAGTGCAATACTAGTACTACCAACTGTGAGACTGTCGTTGTCCAGTTTAGCGTTAGTAACACCACCGTCTTTAATACGGAGTGTATCACTACTTGTCTCGATAGTACTGTTATCTACGTTTACATTTAGTGATACTGAACTACCAAGTGCTACTGAACCACCACCACCAAGTCCGTCACCCGCAGTAACGGTTAATGAACTATTTGCCAGTTTGTTGTTTGCGATAGAACCAGCAAGTTGTGTATTCGATACACCACCAGTCTTAATACTTACCGCACCACTTGAAACTGCGAAGTCTGCCGTAGCAAAACTTGCAACACCCTTATTGGTTACTGTCGCATCTTCGCCTGTAATAGTAAATTTCTTAGATGCATCATTGAAAGATATATCAATACCCTGAGACGAATCACCAACAAACGTTAGTGTGTCAGTAGCTAATGCGATTGTACCCGCTGAGTCTCCATCGGGGCCAGCATTATCTACGGCAACTGCCATAGTAGTTGTGATTGCACTAGTAGATGTATTAGTGATCTGACCTTGTTCGTTTACAGTGATAACAGGAATTGCAGTAGCGGAACCATAACTGCCGGCGGTGACAGCTGTGTTAGTGATGGCGAGACTAACTTGGTTATTCGTTACTGTAGAGGTTATACCTGTTCCACCGGCAAACGTTAATGTTTCGCCAGTAGAGAATAAATCTGAGTCTGTTCCATCACTGATAGTGAAGTCAGATACGACTGCGCCTACTTGATCATCTACGTATTTTTTAGTAGCAGCGTGTTGATCACCACTTGGATCGGTAACATTAATGATCTTAGATGAACTAACATCAACATGAGCTGTTCCGTTTGGTGCTAGAACAAGATTTCCGTTCGTATTTGTTGTGCTGATTGTATTGAGATTAAGATCGAGGTTATCTACTTTTAAGTTGTCAATCTTTTTGTTAGCATCAACAATCAGTGCTGAACCTGCGGTAAGTGTACCCGCAGCATGATCCAACATACTGGTGAAATAAACACCACCGATAACACCGATGTTGTCCGCTTCGCCAGGCGTTGTTTCTGCGCCCCAACCTATAAATAACTTTTGATGTCCAGTGGCATAACTATATGCCATTTCACCTGAACGTAATGTCGAGGGAGAACCAGTAGTCCCTGAACGTTTTATTAGAATTTTACTTGCCATTAATATTGGCCTCCATTAAGATTTTGATCTTCTAAGTCTGTGGTTGCTATAAAGCTGGAAGATGTTTCATCATAAATGAGGACACTACCTTGCACTGCACCGGACGTATCAACTCCCGCCAAGTTGTTGATATTGCCAGTAGCACTGTTAATTCTTCTCACGGGACGACCTACAACAACTTTCTTTACTCTAGTCGTTCCGTTCGTAGTAACTATAACCGCCATCTTTCCTTTTCCCCTATCGTGTAACTGATGGGTTAACTTTTATTTTTCCTTCGAGGACACGTTCAATAATAATATTATTGTCTGTATCAACATAAGAAACTTCTACATCATATACGTAACGACCAGTCGTAACCAGTTGATCAGTTTGTTCGTTCGTCAGAGACAGGATGGCGATACCATCCGTTGGTGGATTGCCTAGGGCCGTAGTAAATTCTACTGTACCCTCTGCGCCAGCATTGTAATTTCTTTTCATTTTAGACGTGACTGTATGTGCAGTCAAGTCTTTCTTAGTACCGTCAGTATCCTGAAGGTGCAATTCAATTGCAACATCTGATCCTTGGTCTATATTGAAATCTTCGTATTCAGCCATTAGTCCCGTCTTTAAATATGTTTTCTTGCTTTATTTATAACAATTGGAATCTTTATTCCGACATTATTTCATCTATTATTTCTTCACGGAATAGTTGTGCAACAGGTGAGGTATCGAAACAAAAAGAAACCGTTTGTCGCCAACAGTTAGTCTCAGCAGCATGATAGAAAATCTTATCTTCTTCTCTATAACTACCGAAGTATCCTGCTTTCAATTGCCAACCCGGCACGTCTTGCATGACCACGATTTCACCTTTCTCTATATCCCAATACTTGAAACAACCATCACCTGTCTCACTGTATGTGAAAATCATATTCCATGCAGCTGCATTCGCATTGTTATGCCAAGCGATAAATCCGTCTTTAGGATACGCGGCAGATAATGCATTGTTACGACAACCCATGAAATTAATCATCTTGGTATTCGTTTCGGTCAACAACTTCATGAACTCAGAACGGAATCTCGCTTCGTCCGAAGATTCCGCATGGTCGTTCTTAAAGAATTTATGCAGTTTAGTATTAACTCGAAACTCGTATCCGTACATTGCATCTGGAAAACCTTCGTGTCTTTCACCCTGTGCAATAATTTCCTTGAGGTATTCTTCACCAGTGAACCAATCTTTTTTGTCTGACGCGTCTGAACACGTCAAGTGCATATACTTTTCGAACCCATCAAGTGCGCCAGCCTTCCTATAGTCATCAAGAATTTCAATTAACTCTGGGTTGTTAATAGGGATGGTTTGCATCCTGTAGTCTACTTCACTCATAAAATATGTCCGTCCTTATCCAGACCACACGAGTAATGTCTCAATACAACTTCACCATCTGGTCTCGTTTGTTGCCAATTAAATGCGTTATAGTAATTCCAACGCAAATCATCTTTAAATATTCCTACCTTCAGATCCTTGTACTTCGGATCTTTCTCAGTTAACCACCAAAGAGAGAACTGATCCCAAGACTTGAGACTGTCTGCATATCCTTCTGGCCACCAAGAGTCATTCATCTGTCTACGAGTCAGATCCCACCAGTCATCCATGAACTCACGGACAATAGGTTTAGTCATATCATACAGACAGACACCCCCACAAAGAGTAAACTTCGCATTCCCTTCGGGAGTACTAAAGTCTCGTTCAGCATAAATGTAATCACGATCATCGGTCAATTCAGAGAACATGACATCGTAGTCACCTAACTCATCGTAGACCTTTGCGATGTCTTCGTGTTCACATTCCATATCAGCATCAATATACATTGTTATATCATAAGGAGATTTCGCCATGCCCCATAGTTTGGCACGGTAGTGGTTGTCACAATGTATGATTTTATCTGCTAAGCTTCTTGCTCGTCCATCGATCATCCACGGTTCGCATACCAATGTGATATTAGCATCTTCATGATAATCACGAATAGAATCGATTAAGTTAATCGCATAAACATAAAAGTTTGGTTTGTTCGATGCGACAATTACAATGCCTTTACTCTTTTCCATCGACCGCTGCCTCTTCCAGAGCTATCGTATCTTGGAGAATCATAATCGCGTACATGTCAACTTCGATTCTACTCTTTGCACGTCTAAGTTTCGCTTTCAATTTACGGTTCTTCGAAGATTTTACTTCTTCTACTTCAAACGCTTCCATCTTATAGTTGAAGAGATCTTCTAGTTTACGTGCCTTAGCGTGTTCAACGTCACGTTGTTGTTTCTCTTCTTTCTCTTGTTTCTTGCGAACATGACGATCGGTCGTGTTGTCATCAACTAATTTTTCAGTTAATACTTCAATGACTTCTTCGTAATCCTCATTGGGATTACCTTCCTTATCAAGTTTATTCAGACGCATGACCTGTCTAGTTACTCGACCAATATCGTCTTCTAATTCTAAAATACAGTTTAGTTCGTTCTTATCTTCAGTTTCCCAAAACGCATTGTCTAACCATTTTCTACTGCTCATCTCAATCTCCTCAGTTGTTTCGATGATATATCGTGCAATTATTTATGCAGTTCGTAAGTACAGTGTATAAGTCTCTACAGTGGATGTACTTTGTCCAATTGTTGTTCCTGAGTAATTTCCTACAAAAGTTCTACCATAATCACCTGTGTAATCTGCGGTATAGTTTCCAAGGTAAGGTACGACATAATCGCCCGCATAGTTCCCTGTGAACGGAGTTATAGACTCTCTAGTATATGAAGATGTACGGAGTCTATTAAAATTACTGTTTCTCAATCTAGTATATATGGCCACAAAACCACGAGTATATACCGATGATCTATTTCTGGTATATGCGGAAACTCTGGTACGAGAATAATGAGCAACATAGTCTGCGGTATAGTTTCCGGTGAAATCACCTGCGTATGTACCAACACTTACTCTCAAGAAGTTTCCGACATACTCTCTTGCATAGTTGCCAGTATAGTTACCCGCAAAACTTGAGTCACGAACACGTGTAAACCCGCCTGCGTAAGTTCCGGTCGCACCTACGAAGTTTGCGTAAGTACGGGATCTAGCATATGAAGAAGGTCTTGTTCTACTATATGCAGATACTCTTGTGACGGTGAAGGCTGTTGTGTAATGAGATGTGTAATTACCTGTGTATTCACCAACAAAGGTTCTAGTGAAATCACCTGTATAGTTACCACCAAACACTCTGGTGAAATTGCCTGTGTAGTTACCACCAAATAATCTAGTGAAGTTTCCTACATAGTTACCACCGAAGTTTCTACTATAGGCACCAGTGTATTCTCCAACAAAACCACGAGTATAGTTGCCAATGTAATCACCAGCAAAACTACGAGAATAACTAGATACTCTAGTCCTAACCGATGTTCTCGTATAGTTACTTCCGCGAACTCGCGAGTAAACACTAGTACGTGTACGAGTATAGGCTGACGGTCTATTTTCATTACGCAGTCTGGTTGAAGTACGAGCATAACTACTCGATCGGACTCTAGTAAATAAAGACGTGTAATTTTCGATTCTGTTTCGTGCATAACTACTGGATCTGGTTCGTGCGTAACTACTGGATCTAGGCGTTATACGAGTTCTGGCGTATGCTGATGAACGAGTAACTGAACTGACACGTGTAGATATTCTTGTGTAGTTACCGACATAATCACCAGTATAATCTCCCGCAAATGTTCTACCGTAGTTACCAATGAAGTCCCCGACAAATGCGCGAGAATAGTTACCAGTATAATCTCCCGCGAATGCACGAGCATAGTTACCAGTATAATCTCCACCGAAGACTCGACTATAGTTTCCTACAAAGGTTCTACCGTAGTTACCAATAAACGTTCTCTGATAATTACCAGTGTAATTACCGGCATAATCACCAACGAAGCCACGGTTGTAGTTACCAACAAAACCACGCATATAGTTACCTACGTAGTTTCGACTGTAGGTACCAGTATAATCACCAACAAAACCACGTACATAATTGCCAGTATAATTGAATACAGAATTTCGGGTTCTAGTATAAACCAGAGTTGACCCTCTAGCGCGAGTATACACACTTACTCGACTTCTGGTAGAGTTTGTAATTCTGGTTCGAGTATATGCACTATAACGTGTTCTAGTTGATGTACGAGTATAGTTACTATTCCTAGCACGAGACGATACACGAGTAGAGGTACGAAGATAGTTACTGTTCCTAGTACGAGTTGATGTACGAACATAATTACTATTTCTAGTACGAGCTGAGATTCTCGTGGATGTACGAAGATAAGAACTATTCCTAGTGCGAGTCGATGTACGAGTATAATTACTATTTCTAGCACGAGATGATACACGAGTAGATGTACGGAGATAAGAACTAATTCTATTTCTAGTCGATGTACGGAGGTAAGAACTAATTCTAGTGCGAGTCGATGTACGAGTAGATGTACGGAGATAAGAACTGACTCTACTATAATCGGTAATACGAGTTCGCTGATAAGAACTTATTCTAGTACGAGTTGATGTACGAGTATAAGAACTGACTCTATTTCTTGCATACGCACCCGAATATGCACTGACTCTATTTCTAGTCGATGTACGAGTAGATGTACGGGTATAGTTTCTAGCACTAGTACGGGTAGATGTACGTGTATATGCACTACTTCTAGTACGAGTTGATGTACGAGTATATATGCTACTTCTGTTACGTGCGGACACTCTGGTCGAATAACGAAGATAGTTTCTTGTGCTAGTACGGGTAGATGTACGGAGATAACCAACAGTACGGTTAAACGATGTGTTCCGACTATAGTTACCTGTATAGTACGCAGTACCGCCTATATAATACAAGAAACGAGTGTAGTAGATTAGATTTGGATAGTAATATCTCGCAAAGGCTTGGGTTCGAGCGAATGATCCAGCCCTTGTGGATATACGTGTGTAAGCCGCGTTGCCAATATAATATGATGTTCTACTGTAATTACCAACGAAGTTACCGGCAAATCCTCGAGCATAGTTACCAGTGTAATTACCAGTGTAATTACCGGCAAATAATCTACTAAAGTTACCGCCATAGTTACCGGCAAAGTTTCTACTAAAGTTACCAGTGAAGTTACCGGCAAAGTTTCTGCCGTAGTTACCGATAAAATCGCCAGCGTAGTTTGCTACGAAAGTACGGCTGTAGGCACCAGTGTAGTTTCCTACGTAAGTACGGTTGAAGTTACCAGTGAAGTTACCCGCGAAACCACGGTTATAGTTACCAACGAAGTTACCCGTAAATACTAATGTTCGGTTATAGTTACCAGTGAAGTTACCAGCATAGTCGCCAACAAATCCTCGGTTGAAGTTACCCGTATAATTACCCGCGAAACCACGGTTGAAGTTACCAGTATAGTTACCAGTATAGTCACCAACAAATCCTCGACCGAAGTTACCTAGATAGTTACCAGCAAATGCACGAGCGTAGTTACCAGTATAGTTACCAGTATAGTCACCAACGAAACCTCTGAGGTAGTCGCCAGTATAGTTACCGCCAAATGCCCGAGCGTAGTTACCAGTGTAGTTACCCGTATAGTCGCCTACAAATCCTCGACCGTAGTTACCCAGATAGTTACCGGAAAATTCACGAGCGTAGTTACCCAGAAAGTTACCGACATAATCACCAGCAAATGCACGAGTATAGTTACCTGTATAGGTTACTGATCGACTATAGTTGCCGGTATAGGCCACTGTTCGTGAGGAGGTACGAGTATATGCACTGTTTCTAGTACGTGCATACGCACCACTATAACTACTAGGTCTAGTTCTAGCATATGCGGAAAGACGAAGACGAGTGTAAGCAGAGTTACGTGTACGTGCGGATGTACGAGTAGAGACTCTAGTATATGCACTGTTTCTATTTCTAGTATAAGAAGATGCTCTAGATCGAGTATATGCACTACTTCTATTACGTGTAGAGACTCTAGTGTATGCACTACTTCTATCACGTGTTGAGACTCTAGTATATGAACTATTTCGAGGTGTTATACGAGTTCTAGCGTATGTACTAACTCGACCACGAGTACTTACTCTTTGTGACGTTCGGGTATAGTTGCCCGTATAATCACCAGTGTAATATGCTATGAAGTTTCTGGTATAGTTACCAGCGAAATCTCCTACGTAGTTCCGACTATAGTTACCAATAAAGTTTCTGGAGTAGTTCCCTTCGAATGAACGTGTGAAGTCTCCGGTATAATCTCCACCGAAGTTCCGCGAGTAGTTACCGACATAGTTACCAGTATAATCCGCAACGTAGTTCCGGCTATAATTACCAATATAGTTACGACTGTACTCTCCAGCGAAATTGCGACTATAGTTACCAACGTACTCACCAACGAAATTTCTGTTGTACGTCTCTACCCTAGTACGAGTTGATGTTCTAGCATATGCTGAAACTCTTGTTCTACTATAAACACCACTATATGATGAAATTCTGGTTCGGGTAAAGTCTGTTGTGTAGGCACTGGTACGATCTCTAGTGAAGACAGTAGTATATGCGCTAGTGCGATTTCTGGTAGATACACGAGTGTAGTTACTGACTCGATTTAGAATAGATACTCTAGTCGAAGTTCTAGCAAAGTCACCAGTATAGTTACCGATGAACTCTCGTGAATAGTTTCCTACATAGTTTCGACTGTAATTGCCGACATAATTTGGTGCATAGTTACCGATGAAACTACTATCACGAGTTCGTGTGTAATCAGCTGAGAATGTTGAAAAACGTGACGCTAAGTAGTTACCCGTATAATTAGAGTTTCTCGGTGTTACACGATTTCTAAGGAAATTAGATGTTCTAGTTCTAGAATAGTTACCGACATAGTCTCGGCTATAGTTACCAACAAATCCACGACTATAATTACTGACACGTGTTCGAGAATAATCACCAGTGTAATCTGCGGTGTAATTACCTGTAAAGTCTCTATTGTAGTTACCAGTATAACTAGAGTTACGGATCCGTTGACTGGTACGAGTAAAGTTAGAATTTCTGGTACGTGCGAAGTCCCTTGTACTTACACTGGTGTAGTTGGATGCACGAGTTCTAGTATAGACGACATCACTCGTATCTTTACGTGTATCGGTTGCCGTTCCTCTTACTGTCCATGTTCCAGATGCTGTCGGAGTACCTTGAGCGGAACTACGTAATTCGTATGATCCAATGTTACCTAAAGTTGCTCTACGGTTAGCTGCGAGTTGACCAAAGGTGAAACCCATTTGATAGTCAGTCATCTCACGGAAACCTTGGAAGGTTCCTGAATCATACCCATCTTCAGCAAGAGTAGATGTCCAACCAACTATAGACTCTTCGTCCCCAGCAGTATCATTTACTCGTAACAAAACAGGTTTGTCGGATTCGAATTTCCACAGGTTGGCACCACCCGCAAACATTGCGACCGTGGATGCACCGTCCTGATCTCCGGATGCACCGCTTGCACCTGAACCATTGTTACCATTACGGGCAATTAAGTTGCTAGCATTCATATGGTGGTAATCTAGTACTACCCACTTGTCGTCTGTTGAATCATAATAAGAGACATGAACATTAGTGTCATCATCTCTCGCAACAAGACAATAATCCTTGAGTGAGTCACCCCAAGAGTAGGTGTTCGATAAGAACTCTTCAGGTAAACCTTGAGTTCCGTCAGAACCAGCACCGTCACCTACTTTAACTACAAAGACATTATGTGTGGTATCTGTAACGAGGTTGCCAGTGGCAGTTGACGGTACAGTGTTTACAGCTGTTCTCTCGTAAGAATTATACGAACGATATACCACTTGTTTCATCGGTGGTATTTTGTACTTATCACCTTGTGCTTCTTTTACCGTAACGACAATATCTTTATTAGATGTAATAAACACGTACTGGTTATCGATTCCAGTAAATGTTTCGGATGTCACTGTGTTCGCACTTAACGATACGGTTCTAGTCGCAGTACCATTGATACCGTTTGTTTCATTTACAAAGAACTCTACGGTACACGCTTCTTTTGCAAATAAGTAATATGTACTATCTCCGTATCTAGTCGATACGTTACCAAACTCTTGACCCCTTAGTGACCAAGGAACCAAGACGTGTCCGCCATTATTTTGATGTAACTCAATAGGTCTGTCACCATAGTAACTTCGACCAGCAGTCACATTGAATGAACCTCTTTGTGGTTCAGTACCAGTGATCGCTAGTGTACTGGTGGTACCGTTAGTCTGTTTCTCTGTAATGACAGTACTTGGATATATCGCAGAATATCTTACGCCAGTAGCACTTACCATAACGATGGTTTCGTGGAGACCGTGATTTCTAACGTCAGTGGCATCAGTGTCATATGACTCTGTGTTACCCATCCAACTAAAGATCGCACGATTATTCGCATCTGTGGTTGGGGGTGACGCTAAGTCGGTCTTCACATATAGGTTATAGTTGGTAGCCGCGAGAGTGTTGATTGAATCAGAGAACACTGATGATTGGTGTACCGCCCAAGTATCACCATCACTAGGTGCAGATGTACCCAAGTAATATGTGCCGGGCCAAGTGTTAGTCGCAATGTAACTATTGATTCTATCCGAAAACGATTCTGTCTCTGCAAATGTAGGTAGACGCATACCCTTTAGATCTGCATCAAATATCACGGGCCATTTGAATCCTGATTCAGGAAGACCGTTAGATACCATTTTGTTATTTGCAGTTGAGATACTAGTGAACAATGGGTTCCTAGTAAATAGATCTGTTGTAGTTGTGGTTACAGATATGCTTGATGACGGGTGAGTACCGTCTGGTTGACCATATCGGGTATCAATATAGTTACCTATACTAGAACGATTGCCACTTACCGCAAGTGATCCGAATGCTCCGTTACCTATGTAACCAGTATAGTTGTCATTTGCGTTTGGAGGAGAATACGACAGTATTTCCTTACCGGCAAGGTACGCTAATATCTGTTCCTGTGTCGGAGAATATTGCGCCAAATCATTCGCATCAAAGGCAGCGTTGCTGCCGCCTTGATACGATTCTTTGATTCTAATCGGTATATCAGAAAATGCCATATTGACCTGTTCACTCAGTTAGTTTAAATCCTAATTCTATTTATACGATTTGGAATTAGGATTTTCTAACATATAGCGTATAAGTATCAATGACACTGGAAGTTGTTGAAACTGTTATCCCTGTGTAATTACCCAAGAAAGATTGTGTTGAGTTAGTACCGAAAGCTCTGGTATAAGTTCCGGTGTAGTTACCCACATAGGTTTCTGAACATACTCTAGTATACTCACCTATATATGTAGACACTCTATCTCGTGTGTAAGTAGATATTCTGTTTCTGGTAAACGGATTAAGAAGGTTCGTATAGTTACCGGCATAGTTACCAACGAAGTTTCTAGTATAATCACCAGTATAATTACCAGTGTAATCCGCAGTATAATCACCAGCATACGCAACCGTTCTGGTTCTAGTACTAGTTCGAAGGAAGTTACCTACATAATCTTCGGTGTGATCAGTTACAAAATCTCCGACATAACTTGAAGCCCGTGTTCTAGCGAACGCGGAAGAACGTGTTCTCTCGTATGAAGATGTTCTTGGAGTAACACGAGTCCTTTGAAAGGTCGAGGTTCTTGATCGAGTACTGACTCGACTAGAAGGGGTCACACGTGTTCGTTGAAAATCTCTGGTATAATCACCAGCGAAAGATCTAGAGTATCCGGATACGCGATTACGATTGTAATTACCAACGAAGTCTCTTGCGTATGAGGATATTCTGTTACCTGTAAAATCTCTTGAACTAGTACGAGTTGAAACGTAAACCTCTAAACGAGTAAATACATTGGCGTAGTTGGTATAGTTACCAACGAACCCTCTGCTATAACTGGATACACGTTGTCTAGTGAACACGCTAGTACTATCTCTGGTACTGGTTCTGGTTGACGTTCGAGTAAATGCACTAAGTCGTTCTCTAGTGAATATCTGGTCACGTTCCCTAACGAACGCCCTAGTCGAAGAACGAGTCGAGGTTCTTTGGAAGTCTCTAGTACTGCTTCTAGTAAACGCATTTACATAGTTGACGTAATTACCAGTGAAGTTAACGTTGCCAGCGAAGTCCAATATAGCTGCATATTCACCAGCGAACATTCGTACAAAATTTCTACTAAAGTTACCGAGGAAACTGGTGGTCGTCATGTTGTCGCCCAGAGCTTCATCACCAGTTGCACCAGAATATGTAATTGTACGAGCAGATGCTCTAGGATATGAGGGTATTCTTGCGAATTGTCCACCAGCGCCAGTATACACTGTCATTCTACCATAAGCGGGGCCAATATAGTTTGGCCCGACAAACGCTACGGGATAGTAAGTAGTTTGATAGAAACCACTTTGATATCTCGAAAACGCTTGGTACCTAGTAAATACATTTTGACCAGCAGGAACGGTTATCCCGACTTCGACAGGCGCACCGCCACCATGAGGGCCTTGAACGGCAGTTACGTATGAAGTGAGACCTGTTGCTATCGCTCTTACTCTAACATATTGTTGACTGTATATAGAGTAACGACCTCTGGAGAAAGTCGATGACCGTGAAAAGGAACTTGCCTTGGCGCGAGTTCTGGTATATGCACGGGTAAAGTCGCCAATATATGCGTTGACGTAGTTAACGTAATTACCAGTGTAATTACCAGTATATTGATTAACGTAGTTAGTATAGTTACCTGTGAAGTCACCTGTATAGTTACCAACAAAAACATTAACGTAGTTAGTATAGTTACCAGTATAGTTACCGGCATAATCGCCAACAAAGTTACCAGTATAAGAGTCGGTTATTGTTCGTTGATAGTTACTAGTACGTGTTCTATTGAAGGTAGACGTGCGTTCCTTAGTAAAGTTACCAGCGTAGTTACCCGCATAATAAACAGTATTAGTATTGGTGAAATCCCGCGAGTAAGTTGATTCGCGAATCGTGGTGTAGTTACCAACAAAAGTTCTAGAGTATGATGAATTGCGACTACGAGTAAAGGCTGATATTCTGTTACCTAAGAAGTTACCCGTGTAATTACCAGTGTAATTACCAACAAATGCGTTGATGTAGTTGGTATAGTTACCAACGAAGTTTCCTACGAAATTTCTGGAATAGTTACCCACATAACTTGACGCTCGGTTTCTATTGAATGACGAGTTTCGAGTAACGGTTCGGTTACCTGTAAAGGTAGACGTTCGAGTAGTTGTATAGTTACCAGTATAGTTACCGGCATAATCGCCAGTGTAGTTACCAATAAAATTAGAATTTCTGAGTCGTGTCGATTCTCTGGTATAATTAGAATTACGTGTACGAAGGTAATTACCTACGTAGTTTCTAGTAAAATTCCCAATGAATCCTCGAGCGTAGTTACCAGTAAACGCATTAACAAAGTTGGTGTACTCACCAGTATAGTTACCTGTATAGAGTCCAATACTATCGTTAACATATTCTCCACTATAAGTCGATACTCGACCAGTATAGTTGTTAAACGCATATGAAGATACGCGAGTACGAGTGTACTGTTTTGGAGTTAGATCGTTTCTAGTGTCGGTTGCACTACCTACAGACTTCCAAACTCCGGTCGCAGTTGGAGTTCCTTGTGATGAACTACGTAATTCGTATGATCCAATGTTACCCGCGATTGCACGTCTAGTTTTAGCCCACTGACCTAAAGTATACGTAAGGTTAGATTCACTAATCATTTGAATACCGTCATACCCATCACTATCTTGAATATGCGCTACGTCAATCGCTGTCGGTGAAGTCTGAGTGGTTCTCTGCCATATGTAATATGGGGTCTCTGAGTTATCCGTTCGAGTATCAGAGAACGCTTCGAACCTACTGGTATAATCAGAACCAGGCGAGTTTGCGCCTAGTTTGTAACACCCAAGATAGTCATTGGTTGCGATGATACTGTTCAGTCTATCGACAAGGACATTCATATCCGAATCAGCAAATTGGTGAATACCTTCCTTGCCATTTTTGGTAGAATATGATACGGGTCGTTTGAATTTAGTATTACCGCCCGCCTCTACACCAGAGGTAGTAGCGGTACCGCCCAGTTGATACAAATCTGACGTGACGGTTATGATATTAGTTCCGTCTACCGGATGGTCACCCACAGGTTCAAGATACTTTGTATCAATATGAGAACCCACTGATATTGCGTTAGACGTGGATGTATTTCTCAGATCGCCTACAGACGTACCGGCAGAGTTCTTCATCTGGATACCCGCTCGGTACGCTAGGTAATTTTCTTCTGAAGAAGTTATTTGTTGCAAATCACCATTTGCAGCCTTTAACTTCAGTACTAGATCTGTGGACATTCGGGTCTACCCTTAATTATTCAGTAGAGTTCCGCTCGCATCGTAAACATCTATAATTCTATCTGCTACACGATTTAAAGCGGTCACTATATCTTGGTTATGTGAATCGTAGAAACTAGATAAACTTGTTCTCGTACCAAGATCGCTATCTACTTCATTGATCGCACCGACAAGATCGGTTGCAGTAGTATTTAGTGTTGTGCCAGGCGTGATAGTTCCAGCCGTTGTAACATTCGCACCACTGAATGTCAATACAGTGGTATCACCAGATCTTACTATCAAGTTACCCGAAGTATTCTGGAATCTACCGAACTGAGTTCCACCGTCTTTAAGTAGTACGTCACCACCGTCTGCATCTAGTACTATGTCACCAGCAACATCCATAGTCAGACTACCACCAAAGACTTTCATCTCAGTACCAGCGCTTGGTGCATGATTGTAATCGAACTCGACTCTTGTCGTATCAGCAGAGTCTCTGAAGAATACCTGACCATCATCTACATCAAAGTAAAGATTCTTCTGAGTGTTTGTGATAAGACTTCTGTTATGTACTGTCATGTAGGCGACATCAGCAGTACTGGCACCTAGATCAAAGGATATACCATTTGAGTCCGCAGTCTTGAATACAATGTCTTCACCACGAGAGTTTAATACGATATCACCGCTTGCATCAAGGTTGATACCACCAGTAGTATTCTTTATCGTGTTGCTGTTGATATTGAAGTTTGCGATAGTACCACTATCACCATCTAGGTTGTCCGCAAATACTGTTCCGTCAAACCATGCGTGTCTCCATTGAAGAGTGGACGATCCAAGATTGTTTGCGTTAGTTGTTTTTGGTAAAATATTAGTATCAACTTTACCGTTTATAGAAATGTCATCTGCAGCCGCATTACCCAGATCAACATGACCATTCAATGTAGTATTACCATCTACATTCAGTGTTCCATCAACATCAAGGTTGTCCTCAATGTTTACGTCTGAGTTAAATACTACATCTGAATCGTTGAATGATGCAGCAAGGATTCCGTTTGAGTAGATACCTAATTGGTTATCACCGATGTGTTTGAATCGACCAAACTCTGTTCCGTTGTCTTTAAGAATAACGTCATCTGCAGCTGCATCTAGGATGATATCTCCAGTTGCATCTACAGTAAAGTTCCCAGCAACGTCTAGTTCTAGACCGCCTTGTGAGTACAACTGTCGAACTAAGGTAGCGTCTCCCGCCATACCCATTTGAGTCTTGACGAATTGCGTACCTTGTCTAGAGAAGATAAGGTCACTGTCGCCAACATCTAATGTAAGGTCATTCTGAACATCTAATGTTAAACTACCTACTACATCGATTTCTTGATCAGCAGCGAAGTTGAAAGTAAACTTGTTTACTCCATTGTCTTTCATGACGATGTCGGCACCATTCGCATCTAGGACAATATCGGTTTCCGCATCTAGTGTGATGCTACCAGTTGTCTTTACGAGAGTGTTACCAGTAGTATCAATTTCTAGGTCACCGCCAGTCACAACATCGAGTGTTCCTCGTGTATCGATGTCCATGTTTCCAGTCGCACCGATATGGTATGTACCAACTGCACTGTCCGATACATTACCTGTAACCGTTTCGGTTCGGTTACCAGTTGTTGCGATTGTGGTTGTTGTGCCTAGAGTATATTCTTGACGTGTTGTACCACCATCTTTTAATCTTATATTGTCTCCACCGGCATCAATGATGATATCGTTAGCTACATCAAGTGTCAGATTATTTGGAGTAGTGACAGTAAGGTTTCCATCATTAGCAAGATTGATCTGTGCAGAATCAGCACCCGCTCCATTTCTGAAGACTAGGTCATTACCATCCGCATCTAGGATGATATCTCCAACCACATCAAGTGTATAGGAGCCTGGAGCAGTAACCGTATATCCAGCACCATTCGCAAGAGTATGAGTTACTTGGTCTGCGCCAGTACCATTCTTAAAGATAATGTCGTTACCGTCTGCGTCCAGAGTAATATCTCCGGATACATCTAGATTAAGATTTCCAGCAACGTCTAGTTCTAAACCACCCTGTTGATATAATTGTCTTGTTAAAGTATCATCACCTTCCATACCCATCTGAGTCTTGACAAAGACGGTACCTTGTCTACGGAAGAAGATGTCACTGTCACCGGCATCAAGGATTACGTCTGCGCCAGCGTCCAGTATGATATCATTAGATGCGTTAAGGTCAATATGTCCACCTGTCGCATTTACTACTAACGCACCCAGTGTGTCTATATTGTGATTGCCAGTTGTTGTTATTGATCTAATACCACCAACAGAATCAGTAAAGTTCCCTTCAGTATTAACAATGTAGGTTCCGGAATAGTCACCCTCAAAATTAACACTGGTCAGTTCGATATCCGCAACCGCATCAACAAGAAAGTCTCGACCAGCATCGATATCAATGTCCGTACCACTACTTTGATTAGTACTAATCTTTAGTCGTGTCTGAGTCTCCCCCGCTTGTCCGTTGGGATATAAGATCTCACCAGCAGATGCGTCAAATGTGGCTTCGATTTCATTAATTACTGTGACAAGATCGCTGTCTTGATAGGTATTCAGTTGTAATGGGTCGCCTACGTTATTAGATAATATATTGAACTTGTCAACAAATATCTTAAACGATTCTTGCATTCTTACTATTGGTTTTCGTGACATTATAGTTTCTCTAGTAGTTGGGAAAGCATACTTTTCATGTCTGAGATATCACTCTCTAGACCCTCTACCTTTGCCTTCAATTCCTGTTCTTCTTTTCTCTGCAATCTTCGTATACGTTTCCGTTCACGCGATTCCTGAATCTTATTACTATTTATATTATTAATCGCCCCAGTTTCTGGGTCACGGACTAAATCCGCGTGACCCTCCACTGGAATAAAGTTAGTCTGCAAGTGCGATACACCTCAAGTCTTTAATCAACGGTACGCTAGCTGAGTTAGTACTACCGAACACCATCTTCAACTGGAACTGATCGAATGGATCTATTGTTCCGGTAAGTCCACCAATTAAGAATCCATACTCACGGAAAGTGTTTCTGTTAGTATCCGCAGGCATATCATTCTGTGTTGGTACTGGAGTCCAGTGCAACCCTTTGATGTTTGTATCTTTAGATGCAGTTCTGTAGTATAGAACGAAACCAGTCTCTGGCGGTCGGTTAACACTCATCATTACTCGTAGACCAACAGCAGTTTCTGCAAGTTTGATTGGGATACAAACGTGTTTCGCAGCCGCAGTACCTTTGCCAGGGAATACTTCATCGACAAATAAGATTCTGTCAGAGTATTTCTCATTCAAGTATGTGTTAACGACACGTTGATCAGATGCATCAATGATGTTACTAGTCAACTTCAGATCCGTAGATTCCAAATCCAATACAGGACTTACACGTGGATCTGTTGTTGTGAAAATAACATTTGATGTCAACGAGTGTTGTTCGTTAGCAATCAGAGTAGTCTCCGATCCTTCTTCGAACTGGTTGTAGACGGCAAATGGTCTGGTCAACGTTGTATTATTCTTGTTAGGTAATACTTGGAAGTTGTTGTCCACTTCGAATCTACCTGTATCAGAATCACACAGAGTAGAGTTAGTAGTCATCTTAAACGATATTGTAGCGTTAGTCGTCTCTGGTTGAGTCAGATCAAAGTCTGGTCTGATTGTTTCGTATGGTAAGTGTTGTAACATTCTTACCTTACCACCACCAGTTCGACCAGATGCAGTAGCGTCCGAATCAGATGCGAATGATATGGAGTTAGCGTCTACCGAAGTAACAATACGGTTGTAACCAGTACCATCCATGATAGATGAACCTAAGATACCGTTGTATCGAGTATTCGCATCCAAACCAAAGATTCGAGTCTTATCACCTCTACGCATACCGTGTGAATCCCTAGGCCCTAACTTCATGGTGACGATATTACTACCTTCAGTGGTCATGATAGGATTAGATACCAAGGTCTGTGGTCTTAGGTTACGGTTGTGTAGGAATGCAGTACCAGAAGACTGGAAGTCAGCACGATACAACACATATGCAAGATCCTGTTTACCACGTGGTTCCCAAACGTCTGTGTTCTGAGACACGAATAACGAACCAAGAGTAGGTTGCTTCATGATACGTCTTTCGGTAGAACCTAACTGGAACTGTTCAACTTCAGAGATGTACATCTTGTACTTCATAGAAAGTGAACGAACGATGATCGCATAGTTTGAACCACCACCCTGTAGGAATACGGGTTCGTCAAAGATAAAGTCTGTACCGTTGGCAACCATACTACCGATAGATTCGGTCGGTACAGTACGAACTTGAGATGGGACAGCTTCTTTAAACGAGCCAGGCACTCTTCGTGTACGATCTGGATAACCATTAGGTGCTTGAGTGATCGCGACACTAACAGTGTGTTGTTCATCATTAGCGCCAGGTTTCTCAGCAAAGTACAAACGTAATCGAGTTATGTAGACACCATTTGGATCAAGAACTTCGAACGACTGTGCAGTCGGATCTTCGTCCTTATTATGTTTCATGGCATTCTTTTGATACTGTACTTGTCCGGCAGCATTTGCAACAACTGGATCGTCCGGATCATACACCTTACCATCAATGGTAAATGTAGTACTTGGGTTAGTAGTACCAGTACCAGAACCAGCGTTGGCAGATCCTGCCGGTGCTTGTGAGTATTCTGTACCGGAGTTAGACGTAACCAATACTGTGGTATCACCCACAATTTCAGTGTTTGTTTCTACGTTACCATAGACCTGAGTCCGAGTAGTTTCGGTTGTTCCGTTAGTTTCGGTCTCAGTAGTAACAACTGTATCTGTGGAGACAGTCGATTCACTATGAACACCAGTAGTAGTAGTTGTGGTTTGACCACCAACAATCTCTAACACTCGTGTGTTAGTAATAGTATAGTCACCAGTCAAGTTCTCGATAACACCAGCAGATGTGTAGAACTGAGCACAATATGAAAGTGCGTGACCCACGTCTGGTTTACTGATATCGAATAACGAGAATACCGCAGAACCACTCTTGAATCGCATTGGTGGATTGACCAAGTTTGGAATCTCAAATTCACCTTCAATGATACCATTGGAGTTAGAGATCAAATCACCAGAACCTTCGGAGTGACCTAAGCCAGGCGGAATGTCTATCTGAGTAACCATGTTGGTTCCGTCATCCGCAATAGTGTAATCGGGATCTGGATAAGTCGATGACTTGTAGAAAGTCTTCGGTTTACAGAAATCTTTCACATCTGTGTTATTGAAGAATGGGAAGTAACGTGTGTTCGGACGTAAGTTAGTCGCTTTGAACGATACCTTACGTGATCGCATAAACGGTACGTGAATGATTTGTAATTCACGATTATCGACAACTTCAGTAAGAACACTTTCACTAGCGATACGGTTCACAGTAGATGAAGTATCGGTGGTGGTAGTAAATTCTTGAGTAGTCTCAGTCTCAGTTTCGGTAGTTACCGTATTAGTTCTTTCGTAACTAGTATTGGTAACTGTCTCAACTGTACTGACATCACGGTGTGAAGTTGTTATGGTATCGGTGTTGGTCTGATACACATTGACAGTAGTTGTAGTACCTACGCCACCAAGACCAAATGTTACAGTGTGTACACCATTGAGACTGCTTGTAGATGCACCTTGACCAGTACCATTGTTGATGTAGAAGTATAGGTGACATGAACCAGTCTTCTTACCGACAAGTTTTACCTTCATGCCACTGCTGATGGAAGTAGTGGTGTTAGTGATTAGTGTCCAAGCACCACCACCGGAATTCTGTTTGTATAGGTCTGCGATATCTCTGTGAGCACCACATCGGAAGACTCTACCCCAAGCACGGGTAGCAGTAATTACGATTTCGTCCTTGACCTTTGCCTCAATCGCAGATGCTCCATTCGACCAAGTAGACCCGCTCGGAGGTTCATTCTTATTAATCGTCTGACCAGTATATGCAGCTTCAGATGTTGTAGTAGCGACTACAAAGTCACCAGCAACTTGGTTATGATCGCGTGAAAGAACTTCGACACCACTACCGATAACTTCACTAGTAGAAGTCGAACCAGTCTCAACCCAATCACCATGATCTACAGTGACATCTTCACCTGTTTGACGGGTAGACTCACCTGTCACCGCTACGGACTGTGAACTTGATACTAACGGAGAGGTTTGCATTCCAACACGCAAGTCGTTTACGTTAGTACCACCCCATGCATATTCTTGTTCGTTCCAAAGAAGTGCTTGAGATGCGTCAAACTCTGTACCACCATCGACAACCATCGGTGCGTCTTGTTTGAACGACTTCCAAGTATCTTTAGATGGAGACAGTACTAAGTCACCATAAGTCTTTTCAACATGGAATGGGTTGACATTAATTGTCTGAGATGCCATGTTCTGTGCGAAGTATTGTACTTCAGTGTGATCCAGATAAAGGTTATCACCCTTCTGAACCATACGATTGGTACTACTATGATTGGAGTCGAATAACATCTCGACAGTATCACAAGTATAGCCAGGACGGATGACACCCTTTGTGGGATCATGTGACGCACGGTGTTCTATAGACTTAGTGTCCATGAACTTCTGGTTCTTGAAGTTATCAACAAAGAAACCAGTGTGGATACGTTCGTTACCATCGGAGTCAAACAATCTTTCGTTAGTCGCATTAAGTTCCAACAAAGAAAGAGTGGTTGCTTGTTCTAGACGGTCTACACGTTTGTCCAGTTTACCGATATCTTCCATCGTGTAACCACGTCTTGGAATGATAGTGGTTTTGAGATCCTTAGTGTGTAATGTGTTTGCACCAAGTTCGATCTTATAGAGATCAATACAATCTACCGGAGTAGATGGGAACTTAGGCATCATTGAAGATACACCCTGAATGTAACGCAACTCACCACTCTTAGACAATACTAATTTGTCCAGACGTGGCATGTAGTATTCTGCATCAGCGTTAACAAGATTATTACTTGAGGGCAGACCAAAGATTAGTGGACTAGAACCGAAGACACCGTTGGAGTCAACCGAAGGACGGAAATCTAAAACGTCTCGTAGACTGACCAATCGACCTTTTTCAGTTCTATGTACCGGAATGTTTGAGTAATCAACGGTACCGTCATATGAGTTTACACCAAAGAACTCACCATCACCAGTTTGGTGTTGGAAGTGTTTGAATGAAACGTGGATATTCTGTCCCGCAGAATCAAGGCCAGAACCACCGTAGAGTAGTTTACCTAAGTCATAGTGAGTGTCACGTTGACCGTAATCTATACGGAATAGGTTTAATAGGTTTTTACCGTTAGCACTATCTTCTCGTACACCATCGATACTATAGATGTCAGTCTTTCTCAAGTTAATGAACTGAGTACCTGAACTATCTGAAGATAAGTTAAATGTATCTGCGACAGGCGTCAGAGTTTTAACTCGTTGTTGAGCGTTAGAGATCTTCTCAAAGTACTGGATAGTGTAGACAGTGTTATTGGCTAGTTCACTAACAGTAGTAGAAGATGCACCAAAGTTGATTATAGCACCATCAACTCGTGCTTCGGTCGCAGATGAAACTATCCAGTTACCTACGTTGTCTAATGCATTACCACTAGAAGCAGTGACAGAAAAGTTACCACTACCATCGGATGTAATAACCTTACGCTTAGCAACAGTAAGAGAGATGTCACTGAAGATTTTAGGACGTGAGATAGGTGTGTCAAACAACAATGGACGTTTGTCGGATTGTTGTAATGCAGCACGCTCAGATCGGTTTGTACCTAAACCAGCAGTAAGAATTACGTTATAGTATAACCCACCATTAACACCGATCGAACGTATGTCACGGATACTCTTGGCTGCGTTAGAAATTCTTGTATTGAATACAAATAGATGTATACGATCATCACCTATTGGACTAGATGCACGTACACGTGTAGTACCAATTACGTTACCACCGGCATTCACTGCATCAAACAGTTGCAGTTCTTGAACATTCTCAAAGTCAGCCATACCTTGACTAGACGCTGCGTTTATGATAAAGTAGTTACCATAGTTGACAGTGATTGAATCGTTGTTTCTAGATAAAGTCTTTATTGGTTTCTCAACAATGATTGTGGACTCAGCGTCCTTGTTGATACGGTAACCCTGAACATATGCAGTTCCGGGCGTGACCTTCAACTTCATTGTAGTGAGATCGTTTGGTTCGAACGAAGAACGGAAGTAACGTTTAACATAGTCACCCGCAGTTTCGCGAGTACGTGTTGCCATCTCTTCTTTGATAGACTTGAAACCAGAACTAGCGGTTACTGCACTAACAATGTCACCACCTAAAACTTCGATTACCTGAATGAAGTTCTTAGCGACTGTGGTAGTACGACCATCAGCAAGTGTTAAAGTGATACGATAACGGTCAGCGCCAGGCGATGTTAAGTTTGGAGTCTCACCTTGGTTGTCGTATAGAGTCGTGTCATCATCGACAGTAACAATCTCTTGATCGATAAGGAATCCGAATCGACTAGATTGGTTAGTAGAGTACTTACCGAATATCAGACTTTGTGGTGGACAATATACAACACGTCCCTGAACAAAGAAGTGTCCTTCATCAACCGATATCTCTGACGCTAAACCGACAGCTGGGTTGTTAGAAGTATTGATCGACTGTACTTCGAATGTGAATCCACCTGTAGTACTCGTAATGGTACTACCTGAACCAACTCTAGTAGATGTTGCACCCGTGTTTGTATCTGACGTGTATTCTACATAGAGAGTATCGGGATCACCGTCTACCGCTGCAATGTACTGAATGACACGGAATTTAATTGTAGGGTTTAAATTGTTTACCGAAAACTCAACACCTTCCAAGACTGACGGATCAGAAGGAAATGGTGTTAATGGGTTTATCTTGATGAATTCAAGACCATTGTCTACCTTGAAAGATCCCGGCGTGATTGCAGAACCTTCTTCGAAAAGATTGCCTCCAATCTGAGAGATTTCAGACTGAATAATAGTCTGCATCTGTGTAAGTTCACGAGCCTGAAGCGCCTTACCACTATTGAACAACACACGATGATAGTTCTTAGTCTTATCGTAGTCGTCCTTATAAGTGGATGGAAAGCTTGATTTTGTGTAAATAGTCGGCATCTTTAAGTACTACCCTTAGAGTTGTATGATGATTTTAAGGTCTTCAATTTGTTCCGCAGATCGATCTACAGCGGCCCTATTATCTATGTAAAGAAGTTCGCCTGTCATCGGATCAAAACTTCCTTTTAATATCTTATTTATTGTACCAGTATTACCACTTGGATCTGTCACAGTAGTTCCGGAATCAAATGCAGTAAATCCTGTACCTTCATTCTGGTGAATGAACAGTCTAGCAGTAAGTGCTGAACCGTTAAGTGAATCTACTGTATCTATATATGCCTTCGCACCAGCTGCGTCCGTGATGTAGGTATCTTCAACAAACGTACCACTAGTGGAAGTCAGTTCTAACTTATCGACACCCAATCCAGTAGATTCCGTGAAGAATGCACCAGCACTGTCATAGTTAGCAATCAAAGGATTACGTAACAGACATACTTGACGGAAGGTGTTGGTACCTAAGATAAAGTCACCGTTCTCCGAACCATCAATCTTAGAGTTAAACATTACCGCAGATGAACGTAGATCGTCACGTGGATCCGCACCTAAACCATTAGGTGAACCAAGTATCGCAACACCAGCTGCATCGTCACCCACACCAGCAATCACAACATTGGCGCGAGTATAACCCGAACCACGGTATGAACCTGTTGCCCAACCCAATGGGTTATTACCAGAAAGGTTACCGGCAGAATCTTCTTTTATTTTTAAGTTTACAAGTGAGTTACCAGAGATCACTGGAGTCACTATCGCACCTGTACCATCACCAACAATAGTTGCTGTAGGAGTAGATGTATATGATGTACCACCGGCGGTTACTCGTAGACCGATAATCTGACCTTTAATTGCAGCAAGTTCTACCGCACGTTGTTCTACTTGTTCCGCAGTCGCATCAACAGATGCAGCCGTGTCTGAGTCAACAAACTGTACAGGCATATAGGCAGAAGAAAGGAACTTAGATGCATTCAATGCACCGATAGAGTACAGGAACTTCCAGACGTAATCGTCAGAAGTACGGAAAGGTGTACCAGTAGTATTACCTGTCGGTTGAATAGTAGAGTTCTGAACAACACCAGCCGCATCTTTACCTTGTTGTAAACAGATGTATACTTCTTGGTTACTGTTCATAACATAGAAAGGTTGTAGAGGATATCCTACATGGTTATCATCAAACGCAGAATACTGTGTACCAGAAGACCAGTTGTATCGAGGAATCGCGAATGTCTTATCCGTAATGTTCTTGATAGACTGCATGTTCAGTCGTGCGTCACGTTCGTCTCTTACACGATTCTGTGGGATAATAGCGGTATCACTATCGTTCCAACCTTCCGACCTAGCGATACCAGCGTAGTATCGAACAGAACCGGCGTCAAAGTCCGCAAACAATTCCTCTAGAAAGAGTTTTTTAATTTTATCAGTTACTATGGCAGCCATCTATATGTCCTATGAAATCGTTGCGGTTGAGCTTACTACATACCACTCTGTGGTGGACAAACTATAAACCAGATGTGCAGTCTGTCCTGAAGCTATTGTTAATGTGTCTCTGGATGCGGCGTTGTTACTGATAGTAACTGTCGCTGTACCAGAATTGATATTTATTAGATATTTAACTTCACCATCTACCGTACCGTCACCCATAGTTGCAGTGACCGCAGTACCCATGTTGAAGAATGTTATCGGTGCAGTCAATGCAACCGTTGCGGGGGTGGCAGTTATATTCTGAGTACCAAGTGCAAGTTTAGTTTCAATTGCAACCGCACCAGTACCCTTAGAATGAAGTTCTAAATTGATGTCTGCGTTACTACCTACCGATCGGATCTCCGGATGAAGAAGGTGCGAAGCATTACCAATACTGATATTGTTTATCGCATTATTATCGGGAGAAAATGTAATCAGTTCGTTACCAGCACTATCCTGAAGATTAGTTCCGATACGGAACGTTTCAATCAATGGATCGACCAGAGTCTTGTTAGTCAAAGTCTGAGGATGGTTATTGAACGTGAACTCATCGTGATTAGTCAATACAGGTAGAGTTACGTTTCGGTTAGCTGCAACATCAGATGCAACTAAATTGAAAGAATGGTTGCCACCAGCATCAGTTAGTGTTAAACTAGAGATAGTCGGACTAGTAAGTGTTTTGTTCGTTAGTGTCTGAGTCGCAGTACTAAGTACAAAGTCACCGTTCGCATCCGGAAGACTCAAGACACGGTCAGCAGTTGGGTTCACTACGGTCAGTTTAGTTTCAAACTGATCTAAACTTGTTCCTTCAAAGATGATACCATCATCCACGAAAGATACACCACCGGAGAGGGTGTCACTATCACCACCTAGAAACTTATATAGTTCTACGAAGTTGGCGTTGATCTTTAAACCGGCAGTACGTAGTGTATCACCCGTACCATCGTTAGCAACTGTTCCTCTGTTTAATACTTGTCTTGTCATTAGTCTCTTCTACCTAAAGATTGATACTTCTATTTATACGTTTTATAGCAGTTCGTCCAGAGTTATTTCTCCGTCCGAATCACCTGTTTGTCCTACAGCTGGATTGTTACCATCAGTCCTTAACACATTGCGCCAAGTGAATTGTTCTTGGTCAATAGTCTCCAGACTAGACAGACCCATAGCGGATCCACTGTCATCGGTATCTTCATCGAATGTTGGTGAGTTGGGTTCTAAGTACTCTAGTATGTTACTCTGTAACCCATGTACCTCACCGATAGTGATGTCACCAACGTCTTTAATATCGTTACCGCCAGGGTTCGGATAAGATGATGAACTTCCCATGTTTGTTCTGAATATCATCTCGTCTCCATCTGGATTGATTGCCACATCGAATAGTGCGGTGTGTTGTGCGTAACCTTCTGGATGTCTCATAGTAGCAATACCCTCGATTTCTTTCGGTGGTAGATCCAGTGTGCCAGGAAATGGTTGATTCTCGATATCCAAATCGACCGATCCTACCAACTGTACTTGAGAACCCAAATACATACCAGCTGGGTGTACAAACAACTTATACACCTCTCTCCACTTGGAGATTGCCAGTTCACTTCTAATCTGTATCGCATAGTTCTGATACAGTTTATCGTCTGTTATATACCTCTGTGAGGATGCACCGATCTCCGAAGCGTTTAACGTAAACACATTCTTCTTAGTGTAAACGATATCGGGATCAATGTTAAAGAACGTCCGAAAGAACTGTTGAATAGAGTACTTAGTACCCTTAGAACGATACAGTGTATTAGAGTACTTTGCAGCCTCTCTCTTATCCGCAAATCCTTCGAAGTACGACTGACCCAACAACAACTCATCTTCAACAAAGGATAACAAATCTATATCCGTCTGTGTGATATCCTTGATTAAGAATAACTCATTGAGTAACGTAGTCGGAGAAACATCTTCCTCTTCAAAGTTATAGTACTTTGTCAACAAAGTTACTAACTTAGGAAAACTAGAGATTATATGATCGGGAAGTACTTCCTCAATCTTATAATGTCGTAGATTTATTTCCCTACGGTTTAAGTCATCGAATGTCTTGTCTAAGTGTCCGGCCATTAGTTAGTCGCTGTCGTTATGATGCCAGTTGTCTGTGATCGAGATTCGTCATAATTGAGGACATCGTTTCTTTGTGGAGTAATCGCAGACTGGTTAGCAGGGAGTACAGATATTTTAACTGTGGTCTGTCCACCCGTGATACTATCGATCTGAAGTCCTACAAAAGAAACAACACCATTTACGTCAAACGATCCTACGTTGTCAACCAATACTCTGTTGTCGTTAAGATCAATGACCTGTAACACATTAGAGTTCAACTTGTTTCGAATCGAACAGTTGATGTTTTGGAGTACAAAGTTAGTTGATGTTACGATATACTCTTCATCGTCAAACTCTTCGATCATTACCGGAAACTTCAAAGTGTGATTCTGTATTCTACCAAGTATCGGAGTAACACTCTGTTGCATCTTGACGGTCGCACGTGAAGACAGGATAGCTGGAGATATATCATCAATCAAACTCAGTAGATTAGATCGTCTAAACGACTGATCAAACTTACCAGTATTTTGAGTAAAGTATTGACGGGTTACGTCTTCTACTTGTGACTTAATAGTGTTCATTGTCAACGAAGTTAATCGTTCGTTAAACTGGAACTTAGTATCGAGTTCAACACTAGTTCTAACTGGATCGGAAAACTTCAAGTCAAATGATGCAATAGACAACTGAGACGCTAAGTCTAAGATGGACTGTTTGGTTGCATCGACAGTAACTTGAGGAATAGTAGAGTTAAAGAGGACAGACATAAAGACTGCACCATACTCTTTAACAATGTTATCTTCTCCACCCCAAGACTTGATATCACTGATCAAAGAAGAGAAGTTACGTAATACAAGAGCGGAGTAATCCGAATGCGTTACCATTCTGTTCTGAGATGCATATTGGAAAGGTGCGTTCTTACGAATCGATTCTAGAGATTCTTTCTCTGCACCACCAGATGAAACTGATTCTGTGGTTATCGTTGGTACCAATTCGGTATTCGCATTGATCTGAACAGCATTAACTGGTTCGAATGTCTCTGCGAAGTTTGAATCGGGGCCGTTGGTGGACAGATATTCAACAACAATCTTGTTGCCTGGCGCTGGGGTTCTACCCAAAGTAGTACCGTTACCGAACGTCAATTCAAAGAAACCATTAGGCATCTCCTTCATGATGTATATGGTTGAATCGGTATCAATGACGCTTGTATTCAAAATGTTTTTATATGCGGTAAAGTCCAATGATGTTGAACTAGGGTGTACCTTAACTACCGCAGTACTGAGATCTAGGTTCTTATCCGGAATGATGTATGTGATGTTTTCAGAGTTATCACCAGAGATAAACGTCTTAGTCTTTGAACGACCTTCCTTAATAGGAATGATGTTGGAACCGTTCTGTTGTTTGAACTCATAGAAACCAAAACCATCGTCTGAAGCAGAGATTGTTTCGGTTGTCTGGAAAGTGAATTCAAGACTATCAACCGTAGATACAAACTGGTAACCAGCTGAGATAGATAATCGTGGACTACGGTCAACAATACCAGATAGGTTCAATGACATCTTGACAAACGCCTGTGATGCGTTCTTACTATCCGGAACATAACCGATACCTTCGGACAAGGAGACCAACGAACTACGTAGTTGGGCCGTTCCAAGGAATGATTCGTTCAAGGCGAAGTTGGCAGTCAATGCATTCATGTGTGTATTGTATGCCAATACATCCAGTATGTTAGACAGACCGGACGCTTCGAAGTTGTAGTCCTTGAACTCTTGTTGTTGTTCTAGGTAAATCTTCAGGTTGTTCTTGATTGCCTGAAAATCTAGTGCTGTTGATTTAATCGTTGTCGCCATTTATCTTAACCTACTTAATACGGTAGTAAATTCTACGAGTTCTCCAGTGTTGATTATCTTAAAGATAACCGTAACTTCCACTGCATTGTCATCCGGTTGCATGTTAACAATTACTCTCAAAGAGGATATGTCAACACGGGGTTCATACACTTCAATCACGTTTCTGATTTCACGAATGATGTTCTTCTCTGTAACGGGATCTGCCAGTTCAAACAAGAAGTTGTATAGGTTACCGCCACAATAGGGATTGAATGGTTTCTCTCCCTGATTAGTCAGTAACAAATTCTTAACTGCGAACTTGACAGATTCGACATTACGTTTTCGGAATACGTCTTTGGTTGTCGGAGACACGGCCAATGACAGATCCAGATCTGAATACTCTCTGTTCTTGGTTGCCTGTACGGTAGATGACGCTTCTAAGTTTCTGTCTTCTATCGATAGTGATCTTGTGATTGCCATATTAGTCTCTTAAATAACCTTGTATCTATTTATACGATTTAATCTAGCTTAACTTCGATTAATTCCCCACCAGACAACTGTTTTCCGTTATAATTGGTAGAGATACTAAATCCGAAGTTTAGGTCAAATGATTCCGTTACTTCGGGCATCTCAACAACAATCTGAGATGTCAACGAACCGTCTGGATTGTAGATGTCATAGTCAAGTGTAATCTTCTCATAAAAACAATAGTCTTTCCAATACTCCGCAATATCAAATGTCGCAGAGTGATCTATGTTACCTTCTCTATCGATTACCTGATATGCCACAACACGACCATCTTCCTTCTTCAGATTGTCACCCCCTACAGTCTCCAGAGGGCCACCTTTGTAAATACCTTCACTCACAATAAGACGTACATTGTTGAACAAGTCTGTGTTACCATTGATCGTTCGATACATCTCTGCATGGAGATAAAGGTTACGTGCAATTTGTTTACGTTCAGATGCGGGGCCTACATGGGAGAACGGTGTCTTATCCCCATACGCACCAAGGTACTTTGCGATGGTTACGCCTGGCGCAAGTTTAGTTCTAGATGAGATCTGATCCCCATCAAGAAAGTTTGGGTTGTATAACGGATCTGGTAATATGATCATCCTTTAAACCTCTTTCCTCTATTCTCAATTGAATTACCTATAGGCACCATACCAAATCTTGAAGACGGTTTAGCATTAACTGCACGTCCTATCTTCGGTGGACTAGTGTTATCATAGTCAGAATTAAGTCTACCTTCACCTACCATCTTGTTTCCAATCAAAGAACGGTTAGCGGTGTCACGAATCTTAGACCTAAGTTCTTGGGTTGTCGGGATCTTCTCGAACAGTCCTTCGTAATCGTCACGTAGAAGAATCTTATTCTTGAGAGAGTCAGCCGCATCAACCGATATGGCACGTACTGCAAAGTCACCCATTGTCATCATTGCACCAATCGCATCTGCAAGTGGTACTGGTTTCTTCGGTGTTGGAGTCTCTTGTGCTTCGACTGCCTTCTTAACGGTAGGATCACTCGCAGCACCAGCCGCACCTAACGCACCAGCAGTTGCCGCTTTCTGTGCTTGGAATGCAGTCTTCGCCTTGTCTGCTACGTTTGCGTTGTATGACTTGATTGCCTCTGATGCCTGTCCGTGGAACGATCCATAGAACGCAGCACCGGATGCAAAAGGAACCGCACCCATTGGCCCCATGTAAACGGGGGAAGTCATCTCTACCTGTTCACCACCGATCACACCCTTCATACCCATGACAGATAGTTCCGATCCAGTGATCGACATGACAGGTGAGGTTAAAATACATTCTGTACCCGCAGTCATAGTAAGACGATTGTCCGTCATTATCTGGATCTCTCCCTGAACATGGTTCTTGTAGTAACCCTTAGTCCAGTTAGAGTTTTGACCCAGAGTAATCTCAGCCCTATTCTCTACGGTCTTGTATGACGCAGATCCTTTAGTCGTATATTCGGTGTTCTTCGATACTTCGGTACGTTTGTTCAACAATACACTTTGACGAGAGTTACCGTGTATGTTTAGATTGTGATTACCACCCACGTCCATATTCCAGTCACCTGTAACCGTCTGGTTCAGATTACCCTTATAGACCATCTCAGCATCACCCTCTACGATGACCGTATTGTCTCCTCCGGTCACCTCGACTTTATTGTTCGGAGATGATATAATGATAGAACCATCAGCACGCATTTCGATACCACCACCCTTACGGTGTTTGATAAGAATACGTTCACCGCCTGGCGTATCATCATGTTCAATGACATGACCTGATGCGGTCTCCATGACCTGATTGAACGGGTACTGTGATGGTTGTTGATCTTCTATATTAAGTGATACGTTAAAGTCACCACCCCCAACATAGAGTTCATTTACCTGAAACCCACGTGCAGCTTGGTTTATACTAGACGTATAATGATAGTCCGTTCTAGGAAACTCACCAGTAGGATCTTGAAACCCTTCCTGTGGTACACCAAGAGTTCTGTCCTTGGCTGTATTCTTCCCTAACGAATTTTTATTTGATTCTGTTGTCATTGTGGTTTCTTCGTTATCAATTCAGATGGAGTAAAAGACGTATCTTTCGATAGATCTTCGTATACGGACTTCTTGCGGAATACCGTTTCTACATATTGTGATACATCAAAGTATGGGTCAGTCACTAAGGGTTGTATTTCGTTGTGACCAAACACTTGTCCACCATGATATCTTCTATAGAATGCTTCACATACTGATTCAAAGGTTGTCATCTGTTCACGAGTGAATGACTGTGAGGAACGATACTGATCCGGATTATCACATCCTGTCGCACAGTTTAGACCACCTACCAGACATATCTCGATCACAGTATCCGTGTGACCATTAACCACATTACTGGTCGATCTATCCATCGGTCGGGCTCTCTGTAAACGTCCGTCTCTACGTATCACCAAGTGATATTGAATACCATCGTCACCCGCACTAGTATGGTCAACGTGTAACTCTTCTGCACCAATGTTTTGGTTAGTGTATGTGTCTGACGCATGTACAACCATTCCGGTTATAGGACGTTTTATAAGTCTAAATTCTGTCCCCAGTTCTTCCTTAGAATCAATATAAGTGTATGCCTCAAACGCACTACTCTGTCCATCAAACTTAGCGAGTGTCTCAGTGAGATCAAAGTCTTTAACTACAAATGAATCTGAGGTAGTAATAAGTGAACCGGAGATCGTGGTATCCAGTGCAGAGAAATCTGCCTCAGCAGCGAAGACACGTTGTTGTGTTGCCTCGATCTCTGCATCCTCGATACCTGCGGCCTTCGCCTTTACCTTAACCTCATTCACAAACTCATCGTTAGTCTTACCTTCGGGAATCGATCCGATAACAGCCTTCATTTTAGGACTGAGTGTTTTATCTTCTCTGATTGTCGATTGTGTCGCCTTTGCGATACCTTCTAAAGTACCGTCCAATGCAGAAGAAACGATCTCAGTGACCTTACCTAATCCAAGGTTTGCGTTACTGGTAACACCTCGTACTAGACTAGTCGCAGCGTTGGTGATGTCCTCTGTGATATCTTGTAACATACCAAGACCAGTCTTTACCGGAGACTTATCGAAGAACTCTTGCAATGCACCCTGACTCTTTTCTAATCCTTTCAACGGTGCGTTGACTCCACTAGTAATCGCAGCACCTAGATCAGAAGCAGTTGCAGAGATAGAGTTTAAATTTCCTTGTAGATCGGTACTCATAGTACCAATATCGTTCTTAACATTACTCAATAAGTCTGCGGCAGGGTTCAATGATTGAATAGATGATACCTCTGAGGTAATATCCGCAACCATACCTTCTGCTTTCTTTATGGTATCGGTAATCGCACCTAGTCCACCAGTTGCGCCACCACCTGTTCCAGATGCAGCCTTTACTTCACTCGCAACCCCTTGGATCTTTGACTTCAATGCACTAGACTTACCCTCAACATCTGTTGCGGTTGCACTGATTGCGTCTAGAGATGATGCACCTAGTGTCTCCACTTCTAGTTTAGCAACAGGTGCGCCTAGTCCAGTTAACTGAACAACCACGTCAGATACAGATTGTTCTTCTTGATCACCCGCGACAATAGTGGTTTCCGCACCCGAATCCAATCCCACCGATACTGTGAGAGAAGGGGCAGACAGAGTCATCAGAGAAGATGCGGGATCTGCGACACCGGATAGTCCGGTTACCTGATCACCGAAAGAACACATCGCATCACCCATGGCGGTCTGCCCTGCGTTATCGATCTTAGACTCCATACTAGTAATACCACCGAACACCGCACCCGTTTCACTACCCAATAGTGTCGCATTCTTTGCGAACGTATTTTCGGTTAACGCTTTTGCGGAGGCATCGAGACTAGCACCAATACTTGAACCAGCTTGGTTGTCTGTTAATCTAGAATTAAGTTGACTTTTATTTAAAGGCATTATTCACCTATTAGTTCCTGAAGACCAATGCAGAGTCTCTCTACACTTTCGAAGTCACTCTCTTTCTTTACACCAAGATAATACTTTGCAAAGACTCGTTGACAATTGTTCTTTAGACCTTTTTCGTTAGTATCTGTTTTACGTAAACGAATGTTTGCGGCCGCTTGACTACTATTTAGTTCAAATTTAGTGAAGACCAATTGAGTCGCATATTTCGACCAATCGTTACTAAAGTTCTTGAGTATAAGTTTACGTTCGTTTTCCCATCCCGCAATACCTAGAGGGTTATCTTCACCCGCAACCTCTACGCCAGTCTCATTAAGTCTTGACTTGAAAATAAGTCCTGCCATAATACCGACTGATTGTTTCAATGAGTAACCAGCACTGAGGAAGTATTTGACTCCCTCTAGTTGACGAGCCTGCATTGTATTACCATAGACTCGACCGACATTATCGTTCTCGACCTTCACTGTATCGATAACACTTATTTGTTGTTCAAAGAATACCACGTCTTGCGAGATTCTCTCTTGTACAGTCTTGAACTGAACATTACGTTGAACACGTGTAGGATACTCTATCTTAGGTATAGATCCCAACACCAATGGTATCTGTGAAGCGACACCATCCATGAAGAATCCGAATACCGTTGCACCTGAAGTCAGTCTAGGTGTTTTACCTAAACCAGACACACCCGCCTCTGTGGTAGGTAGTACTACTTGGGCCCAAGGTAGATCGTTCTGTGGTATCTCTCTTGTAGATGGATTGTGTACACCGTGGACACGAATCTTGACACGACCTTCCAAACCATATGGGGGTGTGTGGTCAACAACATCTGCGATAAACCAACGAGTATTGTCACCGTAGTATTCTGTTTGGATTGCTTTCATTATCCCCTCACCAACTTGCACACTGTCATAACAACATCATGACGTGTGTTCTTGAATGTATGTCTTGTGTTATAGATTAGGAACTCACCTGTTCGCAATAAGTCGAAAGGTTCTGTTGATTGTGGATCACCATCATCGGAGATTGTTTGGATCTTAACTATATCACCAACACTGGCTTTGGCAACAATGAATCCTGCGCCTGGAACAGTTAATTCAAATTGATTCTTGTATAACATATTTCTTATAGCAACGTTTCCGACCTTAGTCTTGAAACTGCCTGGCTTCATTTCATCATGATAACTCTTGAACGTACCATATGTACCTGTAGATGTAATCTGATGATATATTCTAGAATCTAATTGATCAACGTATTCATCATTTAGCTTAAATTCTTCTGGATATACGTTTTGTTTCCCAGCCTCTATTATACCAGAATCTGAGATTTTGTCAAGCAATTTCTTTACACTAAAGTGTTCCGAACCAATTTGTCCTGTCGCAAGGTTAGTATTTCTGTAGGATGCACCGACACCACCCGCCATCATCTGTTTAAATGTGTTCTGTAACTTGGCGGTTCTCATGGTCTGCACTTGGAAGGTACGGTGTAACGGAGACTTATCTTCGGTCTTCTTTACGTTCGATGGTGAGTACAGATACGGCAACTCACTATTCCAAGGGTCTTGTTCCAACATCTTGTCAAGACTACCCAACCGGATATTAGTGTCGTGTATAGATGCATACAAGAATAACGGACAACCATTGGTGGTAGTGGCTCTGTCTCTCAACCAATCACATGCTTCGAGTGGATGCAAGTAAGGGATCAGTATCTTCATGTTACTTTGGATAGATGGTTCTAGATAGGACAAGTCTACGTCTTTCCGTAGATCCTGACCACATATCTTAGTGATCTCTTTTTCTAACGTATCCGTGACTGTACGTGATATCTTCTTAGACTTACTAACGACAGCGTGTTCGTCCATGATAGTGAACACATATATACTGGCTTGTCCAGCATCATTACTTTTAATCACTTGATCAATACTAGTCATTATAAACGATCTAGACATTACTGGCAATAAAGTTTTATCTTCAGATGCCATTTCAATGAATAATCTTTCGGTTCCAGAAAATCCTATACCATCAACGAAACCCTGATCATCAGATATAGCAATCTGGCCAGAGATATAAGGTTTCTCTAGACTCTCAAAGAATACCAATTCTACAATGTTAGAGTTCAAATTGATACGGTTAGAAACGTCCTCACCACCCTGTTGTTCGGAAGTGATAAACGCCTGCGTTATCTTATATTGTGATTGGTTCTCGTTCTTCATCGGTTATTTGTCAACCTATAAAATTCTTTAGTTACACTTTCAACACTAGTGTCTTTCAATACCTTGATCTGTTTCAAGTCTTCGTTACGTGCGATCATTCGTTCATAGTAGGTCACTTCGGTTAACGATGAAGGTATCTCTTCCACAAATGGATCGATGTCTACGTATTCTCCAGCTGCATTCTCATAATGATGTACAGCGTTGTATTGTGCATCTTCTCTATGAATACGTGCGAATACTACTAGACCAGTGGTATCGTCACGGAAGTAGATCTGTTCTCCCGCCTGAAACCTTGCTTCACCATCATTAAACAATCGCACTCTTGCGGTCAATGTATACTCATAGTTACCGACTTCGAATGGGATGTTTCTAATATTTACGATAGTATCTATCTGAGATAGTGTCAAGGTATACCCAGTCAAAGAAACGGGATCTGCCGTTGGATTGTCTAAGTCTTTTTTCAACAAGATCCACTGATCGGTATTTGCGAAACGTTTCAATGGATCTGTCAATGATATTTCAGCTGCACCGTTAGTGTTAATCGTTACAACAAAGTCTTCGTTGCCTTCTATGTACGCATGTTCAGTATCGATGGTCAATTGACCCAAGTCTAGGTTTCGTTTGATGATCGTTCCTACGGTACCCGATATCTGACCCGTTACTGTTCGACCAACCTTGAAGTCATAACCACCTTCGGCAGTTGCAATGTCTGCGGTAGTTGTGATGATACGATGCGGGTAGAAACCTTTAGCACGTTCCAACAACTCTTCGGTCTTCAACGGCCAACCAGACTCACGTAAGTGGTCATTCATCAGATAGAATGTCCAGTAATGAGTGTAGTCACCATACAACTGTAATGCTAACGTATCCGGTCTATCTCCAGACTTGATAGTATAATCTTCGTAGAATGCCTGTTGCGGTTTGACCTGATCAATGATATCGACATATTGAGTAAGATTCTGGAAAAGAGAATATGAAGTCTCGTCCCCGAACTTATAATATAACTTCTCAAACCGTTGAAAGTATTTTGTACTCATTAGAATCCAACTCCATCCGCATCCACGTCAAGAATATCTTTCTTGGATAGTGTAACGGTTTCGGTAAAGTTAAGGTTCATATCCACTTCGAGGAACTCTCCATCATCGTGGAACGCCATCTGACTCGCATTGTAAGTGGTATCAACCGAACGTAGGAAACAAGGTTTAACTTTGTGTGCAATAGTCTTACCATCATATTCGAACTCAAGGTTAAACTTGTTAGGGAACTGATAACCCAGAGACAACTCTTGTCCACCAATTGTAACAGGAATGTCTTCGGGATACAACTCACTACGGAAAAAGTTAACGATCTTCTTGACCTGTGCAGCCTCTTCCTTAGATCGTGCAATCATCTTAAAGTTAAACGCAAACTCTCGCATATTAACTTGTTTAAATAACGAGCGTTGGTTTGGATTCGTGGTAACACCTGTCTGTAATTTGAGACCCGCAGTAACTTCATCACTGAACTTACCGGCAGACGATGCCAGTTTCACTGTTGCGAGTTTTGCGAGACCATCGTTTGCACCACCACCACCAGTAAGACCATTCACAAATGACCCTACACCATCTGCCATAGAACCTAATACCGATGCACCACCCGCGACTGCGGCACCTGTTGCACCTACATCAACGTTCTCGTATGTGACGTTGTCACGGAACTGTAGACCCTGTGGTAGGTACAAAAGTACTTCGGTATCGACAATCTGTCTTGGTCGCATACCCATATCAGTTTCGTTCTGTAGACCGTTGAATGCACCAACATCTTTAGACAGTTCTTCTAATTGTGCAGTAACTTCCTCCAGTTCACCGTAAGATGCTGTAGTACTCATACCACCGCCACCTTCGTTGTCTTTGGCCTCAGACTTAACCTGATCGAGGAGTTCCTGTCTTTTAGTTTTTAGATTCTTCATATCCTGTTGTTTATCGGATAAGATATCAGACAAACCTGTATTGAAGTACTGTTCAGCGAACAGAGTGAATCTGATTCTACCTTTATAATCATCTTCGTCATGAAGAGGATATTGATATGTGTTTTTTGCGCTCATAACTTTTCCGATAAATAGGGTTATTAAAAACTTCTATTTCTATTTATAAGGATTCTATGGCGTATTCGGGCAAATATAAACCAAAAAACCCAGAGAAGTATTTGGGTGACGTGACCAACATAGTGTATCGATCATTATGGGAAAGACACGTAATGCGCCATTGTGACAATGACTCTAACATCAAGGAGTGGGGATCGGAAGAGATCGTCATACCTTATCTATATGAAGTGGACAGAAAATACCACCGTTACTTCATGGACTTTGTTATTGTGTACAAGAACGGTACGACTAAGTTGATCGAAGTGAAACCTTTCAAAGAGACCCAACTACCCAAGATGAAAGGTAGACGTACTAAACGTATGTTAACAGAATCGTTCACCTATGTCAAGAATCAGAACAAATGGAAAGCTGCATCTGAGTATGCAAAGGATCGGGGGTGGGGATTCGAGATATGGACTGAAAAAGAGTTGACTGCGATGGGTATTATGCCTAAATCGACTAAACCATTAAAACCACTAAAACCTTTTAAGAAACGTAAAAAATAAGTATAAATAGACGTATGAGTAATTTATTTAACAGACTAGAACTACAGGCATTCCGTGCGGGAGTTACACCTCGTACCAAGGAGAGTCGTGATTGGTTCCGACAGAAAGCATCTAATCTACGATCTATCAACCGTGAAGCGTTGATGAAAGAAGATCCGTTGAAGAAACGTGATGCGGGTAAAGCAGACAATCGTGAGATGATCGGTAGTATGCAGATGTTTTTCTATGATCCAAAACATAAGAAGACATTGCCGTACTACGATGCGTTTCCGTTGGTCATCATTGTTGGCCCAGCGGAAGGTGGGTTCTACGGACTCAACTTGCATTACTTACCTCCGATACTTCGTGCGAAGTTTCTGGATGCGTTGATGGGTGTACTTGGACAAAAGATGACCCAGAGTGCGAGACAAGCATTAACTTATAATATGTTGAAGAAGGCCGCCAAGATGCGGTACTACAAACCGTGTTTGAAACACTATCTAACCGCACATGTAAAGAGTCGGTTCGCAGAAGTACAAACACCAGAGTGGGAGATTGCAACATTCTTACCGACTGCACAGTTCCGTAAGGCAAACTCACAGAAAGTATTCTACGATTCAAGGCAAAAGATAGATGGCTAACTCAGTAAACCAAATAGGTAACATTGAACAACTCAAGACTCTGATCGGTAGGAGTGGTGGCATACAACGTCCCAACCTCTACCGTGTACAGTTACCACCTATCGAAGGTTATGATACCAAAGATCTAAACTTATTGTGTAAGGCAGTAACCATGCCAGGCAGACAGTTAGGTACGATCGAAAAACAGATGGGTACATTCAAGATGGACGTTGTTAACGCAATGACCTTGAGTGAAGTAACTATGGTGTTTCACGTACCGTCTAATCATGTCGTCAAGTCTTACTTCGAAGCATGGCAGTCTGCGATGTGGACACGTGGTGAGGTAGGTTACTACAAAGACTATTGCAGAGATATCGTTGTCGAGACTATACAGAAAGGTGCGTCCATTCCGTTGTACAACAAACAGATCCCGTTCCTGACTAAACTGTCACCAACTATCAGAAACAGATTACCTGACATTGGCCCATTCAAGTTCTCTCAAGGAGAGGTTGATCTTGATTTGGGAACAACAGACGAACCAGCATACACGTGTCGATTAATCGATGCGATTCCGACTACACTAAGTGACATCCAGTTGGGTGACGATCAAGGCGATGCAATTATGGAACTTACGATATCGTTCAAGTTCAAAGATTGGTACAGTAAAGCGCACGATGCGAAGCGACTTTTTAGTGGACTAAATATACGTTAGACAACCCTGAATTAAACTATTTCTAAATTATTAGGAGAAATGAAATGGCATTACCCAAGTTAAACACCGCACCGCTATATGAATTGGCGGTTCCTTCGACCGGACAGAAAGTAAGTTTTCGTCCGTATCTAGTGAAGGAAGAGAAAGTGTTGATGATGGCGTTTGAATCTGGAGATCAGAAACAAGCGTTGAAAGCAATCGTCTCAACAATTGATGCGTGTGTTCAAGAGAAGTTGACGGTCAGAGACTTAGCAACATTCGATGTAGAGTATATGTTTACTCAGATTCGTTCTAAGTCTGCCGGTGAAAAGGCGACCGTGATGTTGAAGTGTAAGGAATGTGGGACACAACACGAGTACAGCGTTGACTTATCAACGATTGGTGTTGACATCCCAGACGATAGTGGTCTGATTGAGCTGACCGACAATATAACGATCGAGATGCGTTATCCACCATATAGTTCATTGATGGATAGTAATCTAAATGCTGATCAGATGGAATTAGGATTAGCGATGGTCGTGAGTAGTGTCAGTGCAATCATTGTTACTAACGGACTAGAAGAAGAACGAATAGATGCGAAAGACGTATCTAAAAAAGAAATATACGATTTCATCGAATCGATGACGAGTGAACAGTTTGAGAGAGTTACCCAGTATATCGGAGATCTCCCAGCCATGAAACATAATGCGAAGTTTACTTGTTTGAATTGTGATACCGAAAATGACATGGAACTTAAAGGGATATCGGATTTTTTATCCTAAACCTTTCTCATGATAGTCTTGTAAACCATTATAAGACGAATTTTGCAATGATGCAACATCATCATTATAGTTTAACAGAACTGGACATGATGATGCCATGGGAGAGGGAGATTTACGTCAGTATGTTATTGGATCACATTAAAGAAGAGAATGAACGTATAGAACAACAAAATAAACAAAACGGATAGAGTAATGGCAAAACAGGCGAACTTACAAGGTGCGATCGACAAGTTAAGAACTTCTAATGAGAAGGTTCTTGGCGAGATGAATGATCGTTCAGGTGAAATTGCATTCAACACAAGAACCACCAAGAATCTTATTGGTGATATGTTGGATGGGATGGCTCTCGATCGTCAAAGAGGTCAAGACGAGGAAGAAACCGTAGCACCAGCCGGTGGGGGTCGTGATAACGGTTCTCCGGAAAGTAAAGACTCTGGTGGTGGACTCGGTATCGCAAGAATGTTGGCAGGACTTGCCGGTGCAGCCCTTGGTTTTGTAAGTGGTTTCATTAGTGCGTTTACTAGACCATTGATGAAAGCATTAAAGTCTTTCAAGAAGGCGTTCTCGTCAAGTACGTTAGGTAAAACCGTAACTCAATTCGGTAAGAACCTATCCAAACAGTTTAAGTTGTTCTTCAAACCTCTGGTCAATACACTCAAGAATATTCGTATTGCATTCTCTGAAGGACTCAAAGGCAATGCGAAAGTAGTCCGTGGCGCCATGGGTAGAATGATGAATCCAGTAAAAGGATTCGTTGGTATCTTTGGTCGTATCGGTAACTTGTTGAGTCCGATAGTCAAGGATATGAAGAGACGTATCAAGGTTGTCCGAAAGTCATTTGGTTTACTCCGAACGGGTGTGAGCAGTGTTTCTGGATTCTTTGGTCGTATCGGATCAGTCTTCTCTAGAGTAGGTCAAGGTATAAAGGCTGCGGGTTCAGCACTAGGTAGTCTAGGAAACGTCTTCAAAGGTTTCTTTAAAGTGTTCGCCACCATTGGTCGTGTAGTTGCGTTCCCTATAACCATCATCACTGGATTGGTCGGTGGTTTCATGAACATGTTCAAAGAAGGTAAGGAGTCTATGGCCAAAGGCGATAGTTTCTTTAAGGTCTTTGTCAATGGTTTCTATGGATTCATCGAAGGTGCGATCAATGCTGTCATAATGGCACCATTAGATATGTTGAAAGATGGTATCGGTTGGATTGCTGGTAAACTAGGATTCGAGAACTTCGAGAACATGTTGGCTGGATTCAGTTTCTCAGGACTGTTCAGTGGATTGATCGATGGTATAAAGAACATGATCTTCGGAATCGCAGACTTCTTTGTACAACTAGTGACAGATCCGATTGGTCTATTCAAGAAGATAGGTGCAGCGATCGGTAGTTTCATGGGTTCTATCGGAGAGAGTATCTCCGGTATGTTCGGAAACTTGATTGATGGTGTATTCGGATTCTTCACGGGTGATGAAGGTATGTTCGCCAAACTAGGTGAAGGTGTCGCTAATATTAAGAACAAGTTTAGAGAGTTTATCCTTGGTATGTTACCGGAGAGAGGATCGTTCCTTGAGAAGTTTGTTCCTGATTCCGTCTATGAGTGGGCGGGTACTACTGCACCACCGGCAGAAGCGGGAGCGGAACCTGTCGCTGACGCACAAGGAGCAACACCAGAAGTAGAGATGACCAAGGAAGAACTACAGAAACAATTAGTGGCAGACAAAAAAGATCTTGCAGATGCAACTCAAGCAAGAGATGATGGAACTGGTTCGGATCTTGAAGTCGAGAAGATGCAGATGTTCGTAGATGCAACAGAGATGCAACTAGCCGGACTCAAAGAGTTGACCACCTCTAACAAAGATATGAATGACGCAAGACTTGAGGCAATCAAGACTAACGACACATCTAAGTTAGAAGAAGTGAAGAAGAAAGAACGTAGACCTCGTAAGTCCTATGAAGAACTACAAATGGATAGACTTGCGAAGATGAAGGATCAACTTGAAAGAGGTGAGGCAACCTTCACGTGGTCACAGGCAGAGTTAGATGGAGCAAATGCAGCAGACCGAGAATGGATGATGCAAGATAACTCTGAGGAAGGTCAAGCGAATCAGTTGAAAGAACTCAGTAAGAGTATCGCAGCGAAAGAAAAAGAACTTGAAGACTATAAACTAAAACAAGCACAAAAAGAGATGGATATCGCTAAGTATGGTTCTGCTCAAGGGGCGAGACTTGCGAAGATGTCTGAAGCTGACCGTGAGAAGAATCTTACACGTGCAAGAGAAATGATTGCGAAATCTGAGAGAGGCGAAGAGGTTCTTGCAGTCAATAAGAGAAGAGCAGAAGCGTTACTCGCTGCAGATGCAAATAGACAATCCTCAATGATAGTCGCACCGTCTACCAACGTAGTAAACAACAGCGCACCTACTACCGCAGTTATGAACATGAACATGCCTGCAACCGATGCATTAGACCTTAGTTACGGTACATAAAAAAAGGGACTCCGAAGAGTCCCTATAACCATAACGGTTTATCCTAAGGCAAGGATGCTTTAGTCTCGGAAACCTTCACCCTTTACAAAGTGATGGAATCTGTGTGAGATTACTGCGAACAGCAACCTCACAAGACTTGTCTCTGAATAAGAACCATTCTCAGTATGCAAGTGATACATTCTTATTCCTCTGCCGCCATCTTAGCGAAGTATGACAGAGAATCGTCTTCATCACTTGACGATGATTCAATCGTTGGTTGCGGTGCAGCCACGATAGTTGGTTCTGGACTAGAAGATACTGGTGCAGCTTCCGCAGATTGCGTCAGTGCCTCATTCTTCATAGTAGAACCCGCACCTACTGAGTGACCTAGTACAAGTTGTAGACGAGAATTTAGATCCTCATACGACTTGTAGTTAGCGGGATCGATAAACTCCCGTAGTTCAAACAGTTGGTTGTAGGTCGCCTCAAGTCGTGTCTCATCAGCATCAAATAATGCGTTTGGAGATTTGAACTCCGACTTATCATAGTTACGATAACCCGCAACATTACGAATCTTCAACTGAAAGTCAGCACCTTCCCAGAAGTTAAATGGATTGACCGGAGTCTCGCCAGGGAACTGTGGTTGCATAACGTCCATGATCTTATCAAAGATCTTCTTACCATAAACGAACAACTTCACTTGACCTTCGTTCTGAGGGTTAGCTGGATCACTAACAATCAGTACGTTAGAGATGTAGTGCAGTCTACGTTTCTGTTTACGAGCAGTCTCTTTGTCCTCTTCATTACCAGAGTTCCACAGACGTGAGTTCAACTCACCGACTGGATCCTTCTGACCGATTGAAGTAAGAGACTTCTCGATATACCATTGACCAGTTGGGCCTTTAAAACCGTGATCCCAGTAACGTTCCCAAGGAAGTTCCTGACCTTCAGTTTCAGGTAAGAATCGAATTACAGCATATCCGTTACCAGCGTCATCGACAGTTGGTTTCCAGATACGGTCATCTTCGTATTTGTTTTTAGTTTTCTGACCACCAGCAACTTCTTGGGCGGCAGATACGAGTTTAGAGATGTCGGTGCGACCCGACTTTAGATTAGCAAAAGACATATTGTTTTCCTTTATATTAACAATGTATTAGACAGTTTATCCACTAGTTGATCATATTATAAGACAGTATTATACCACATATAGTATTCATATGGCAACTATTATTTATACAGATCGGAAATTAATCATTTCTGTATCTTTCCCAACCATGCAGTGACGACTAACCTTGTACCCTTTACAACCGGAGACGCAGCGTGCCAATGATCAGCTGGAAATACTATGGTCTGACCTTCTTCTATTTTCGGAGAATAACCAACATCGTCATCCTCACTTGAATACAAAACAAGACCATCCCCTTCGAAGTCATCTGATAGTTCAAGAATACTCACCGTAGTATATATTCTATTTTCCTCTTCACCTATAATGCGATCATAATGTTTAACAAACTTCTGACCCTTATCGTAATGAAGAACATCTATCTGTGTGACTTCTAATTCACCGTATATGGAGGCCATTTGTTCACAGAACTCCGGATACCATGTACGATGGACATCTAACTTAGTACTGGTACGATCGTTGGAAAGATATCCATTGGTACCAACACTAACCTGACTAGGTGTTACTGACAAAGAACCTGAATAGAAATCGTCCTTGATCTCATCCAGAAGTTCTTTGTCTATAATGTATCGACCCTCATACATCCAAAGTATTAACCTTTGGTATTATATTCAGATCCATTGCTTCCTTCTCAAGTTGTTCTACTATAGGCAGATTGAGGTACTTCTTAATATCTTCTATCTCGATATTATTCTTTTCACACAACCAGACTATCGCATCAAGGTAAGACATCGAGTTCGTCCGAACTGCCATCTCCACCATCGATGAGAACTTCTTCTTGTTTAGGAAGTTTTCTTTCGTGGACTCTTCTTGGTTCGTTTCCACCATACCACTCCTTTTTTAGTTCTTGTGTCCACACCTGACTGATGTCTGGATACCATGTACCCACAGATCGTTTAGGTGTTCCATCTGGATAGTACGCCATTGTCGTACAGATTGTCATCATTCGGCCTTCACGGTTACGACCGTAACGACTGTCTTGATACACACCCCCAGATAGATAGGACTTCAAGTTTTTCAGATAGACATCCAAGATCTGATATTCGTGTCGTTCCTTACTATCCTTAGATAGACGTTGTCTCTTTATGGAGTTCAGTTCAGATGTGATTTCTTTCACCCACACCCGAACCTTCTTCCAATGGATAGGACTATCTTCGTCCATCTCCAACAACTCAGGACTGACCGATTTAGATCCATCGTGTCCACGTTTTTCACGAGCGATCCGCAAACGTTCTGCTGCAGCCAGTCGCTGTTCTTCAGTCATAGGTTTACGTTTCTTCTTCATAAATTACTCGATCGGCATAAAGGTTAAGAGTGAATCGTAACGGAAAGATCTCCACTCATTAATACTTAGGTCATACACACGACACGCAACTTCTTCGTTGTTCGGTGCCTTGTCTGACTTAGGACGTTTGTCTTCCGGAATCATATCCGTTAACAGTGTTGCTTTCATTTCACGAACACCACCATCCTTCACTTTGGTAAACGACAGACTTACCATTCCGTCTCGAAGCATGTCGAGGATTTCATCTTTACTATAATTCACTTCACTCATGATTTTTCTCCATCTAACTTTCCATTATGTAAATCTTTTAACCATTGGTCACCCTGATCAAACCAGATTAGGATCTGTTCCATCGAACTCAATAGTTTCTCAATACTATCCGACTCTTCGGACTTCTCGGCCATCTTGTCGTCACCGACCTTACCTTCTTTACGATCAAGAAAATAACGGATGGTGTCAACATAAGAATCACGCAGATACTCTACAGTAACCGACTCTGCCTCTTCAGCGGATATATCCGGAAGAGCAACACGATTGACCGGAGCGGACATCGGTGCATCTTCTTTCGGTAACGGTTTAGAACTATCACCCTTTGTTGCTTTAGCTTTCATATTAAATTTCTCCTATGCGAGTATTTTCTAGTACATCACTAAAGTGTGCTTTCGCATAGTCACTAGCATCACTCCAATGAATTGGGGACATGTCATCGTACTTCTCTACCGATGCCACTAATTTATCAACACGTTTCTCATGCGCCTTTGCTGACTGGATCTTCTCCGCAGCACGTCTGATCATGGCATAACGTTGTGCTTTACTTATCTTCATTCTTAACTCCACGTTTCTCGAATTTTTCGGACAACCAACTCTTGTTGTTTTCTTCGTACTCTTCAATCGACAGATTCTTCTCATTCCAATAATCGCGTTCTTCGCAATTCTCTATCCAATGGTTACGCAAGAAGTTCTTCCAAGTGTCACTGCACATTCATTATACCTCATCAAAGGGGAAACAGTCAAGGAAAAGTTCACGTTCTAAACGATACGCTTCTTTCTCCCAAGGTTGGTTCATGTAATCATAACCATCAGCCTTGCGTCCTTTCCAAGCGAACCCACCTTCACTGGTAAGTTGACCTCGGAAGAACTGACGAGCATGAACCATCTCGTGAGCAAGTGCTTGCATCTGTCTCATGAAACTCTGACCTTTAGTTGCAATGGTCAAGTAAACAGACTTGGTGTCTCCCATACAGAGACCTTGTGCTTCACCGTCTAACTTAGACTGAAACTCAATCGCAAGTTCACGGGCAGTAAAACGGTGGATATCTAACGCAACCATGAGGTTACGGATGTATTGATCAACAACTTCTTTCTTTGCGTGACGACCAGCAACGTAATACATATTCACTTCTCTCATCAATTAAGTACACATTATAAGGGATGGGGCAGAGAAAGGCAAGCGTTATTTACCAATATCTTTAATATTATTTCTACCGATCACCTGATATGCACCTTTGTTATAAGCAGGGGCGATAGTATAACCAGATGAAATATGGACTCTCTCTTCACGAGAAAGTGTTTCATTAACTGTACATTGTACATTATTAGAAACACTTGGGTAGTCCGGTGTGTCGCGCCTGAAGGGCGTCTCAGGTGAGTACTCCTTGAACTCGACCTCACGGGTCTTAGTCTTGCCCCATGCGTTATACGACTTCTTACGACCGTTCGGGTAGTGTCTCATACTGCCGTGCAACATCTAGATATTCTCCATTCTTCTTGGACTCTTTCTTCTTGTCCACGTGGGTATCGGGTTTATGGTACTTATCCATATTTTTCTTAACGGGGTTCTTACGATACTGTGTTTTGTTTTTCATTCGGACACATCAACCATGATTATATCATACTGGCCTGACGTGGTCAAGCGTTCCATCTCATCTAATGCAGAACGAATGTTATCGTACTCACTGATCAGATCGTTCTTCTCGTCTAACAATTGAACCTTCATTACCTTCGTTCCCCTAGAGTTTATTGCCATAGTAATCATGCGTCCCAGCCTCCCAATTCTTTCTCCGAGCGCTGACCTCCAACATACTGTTTAAACTTGCTTTCCAACCACCATAAGCAAAAAGGATTACAAACAACGTTGCTAGTACCAACATTACGCAGCCTCCTTACGTGACAGGTGATATTCTGAACGATCGCCACTAGGCATCATGACGAACGATAACGTACCAGCGTAAGACTCTCGCTGAGCAACATAGTTGCCATAGAAGTTGCGGGTGACGAAGTACGGGGGCGACCACTCTTCCCACGGAGTTTGATCCGTATCAACGATACTAGAATCAATGACGTACTCTTTTGAGTACTCGTCAGACGATTCGATCAACGCAGTGATCTCATCACGGTACGTCTCAACGTTTGCGTAATCGCAGTCGATTACGTAGGTGCTACCACCTTTCATCTTCCAATACTGTGGGCATGAACCCTCACCGTCCCAATCATGGGCGCCATAGTTTTCTTCGTGTTGGGTCTCGATTACTAAACGGATCATTGCAGTCATAATATATTCTCTCTTCTCATAGTCAATACAAGTATTATACAATACTCAACAGGGTTTGGCAACTACTTTTTTAAACTTTCTTCGAGATTTCGACCATTGTTTCATTGGTTTGTTGAACAAGATCTCTTCGGTGGTGTTCACTTTGATGTAACCGGCAAGTTGTCCTGCCTTGTTTACAATGTAAGTGTGATTGGGAATGGTTTGGTCACCCCAATCGGTGACCTCTTGTAAGTACTCCATTATGATCTCTTCTTACGTGGTTTGAAACCAAGGGTTTCCATAGCTTCCATCGGACTAGTAGTTCGAACCAACTCAACGTACTGTTCAACAGTAGAGTTCTTAACTAGGTAGTTAACCCACGACTTCCACGGTTTTGAACCATACTTGAATCGTGCGATGAACGTGCGTTCTGGCATACCGTGCCAAGATGGGTGACAGTTCGGAGACACTTGCTCCATAGTACGTGAACCTTCGAACGCACCTTGATACATAAGGTACATACCGTCCCAACTGAACTTCTCTTTATCAAATCTAGTCATAATCATCTCTCTTCTCATATTCAATACAAGTATTATACTGTACTGGCCAGTAAATGGCAAGCGTCTATGATAAAAAAAGTATAAATAAATGGGTATAACGAGAAAAAGGTATAAATAACAGTATGTCAAACGAACTATTCGATTTCGGGTTTACCCTTGTAGATGAGAACGAACTGGAGGTTGTGCAACAGGCGCAAGCAACAGTCACGTCAGCATCAACCTCGGCAACCGAAACACAGGACAAATTAGACAAATTATTCAATGCGATTCAACCATTGTTAAACAATCTCAAGGCGAACCCAGAGAAAGAGTATATCCTCTGGCCCAATCGTACTGAGAAGATAGAACAATTTGAGTCTCACATTCAAGGTATTTACAAAGGGTAAGGTATGTTTTACAAAGATGACAGTGAGTTATATGTTCAATCGACCAGATCAGATGGTGAACTCAATCTGAGGTACGTTACGCCTGAACTGAAGGAACGTACCTACCGACACATCAATAGTCGTATTGAGAACAGTAAGCGAAACAAGAATCTCCTTACTCATTACAAGAACGCTGAGATTCATATGGTGGCGGAGATAATCAATCGTGTTCCCATGTATTGTAATGTCATCGCATCTCGCGGATACAGTAATATACTGTTCGTTGGTCATTTCAACGCATCTCAATATAAGTGGTACCTGAAGACTAGACCAGCAGATCCAGGCACTAGACTGTACCATGAACTACCACCCGAACGTGATGGCCAAGAGAACTTCGTTGACCTAAACATCTGTCACCAATTTGTTCCTATCATTTGGGACATGTATGGTTACAAACCCAATATGGACTATGTCCAACCACCTCATTCACGTAACTTGGGTATGATGCACGAGTTGTATCAGAAGTTCCAACTAAACAGAGTCCGGTCGGATCAACAGTACCGTCACGGTGATACTCAGTTTGTTCTATCTGATTGGGACGAAAACCCGTATGACGCAGTAGTATTTGCGGGTGTACCTGAAGCGGTAGGTAAAGATTCTTTCTCTATGACAGACGTGGTAGATAGTCTAGGTGCATATGTAACGGATGATTGTGAGTTTATTGATCTATGGGGAAATGAGTCTCACGACTACCGATTCTATGGCAATGAAGCGGATCATCTACCGACTGATAACAATGTCGCTACTGCATTCCGCATTAGAGGGGATTGGGACAAACAGGTTAGGAATGAAGGTCGTCCTGAAGAGTACGCACTAATGTGTAAAAACATCAATGCGTACCGCAAGAGTTTTATCTTAGAACCTTAACCCCAAGTAACTGCTTTAGGAACGTAAGAGGATATCTTTGATTTGATATCCTTTTCTAATTTGTCAACTGGAGTGGCTGGTTTACCTTGACGTTTTGCGTAGAAGTATTTCGCATCTTTTAAGAATGAACCACCCCCACCAGATACTTTAAGATCAGCATCGACACCGACCTTGTTGAATGCGAATACGATATCCCCATCCATATATCTCTTCAACGTTGAACCCATGTTAACGATGTCAGCCATAGTCTGTGATGCACCACGGTGTGTGTTGACTAGGATCTCTGCGGGTACAGTACGAGAACGTCTGAGGTTCTGTGCCTTTGCCACTTCGATATCGTTGACTACCCATACGATATGGATGTTCTTCTTGTCGTAACCCACGTTAGTCAACATACGAGATAGGTTACCTAACTTCTGTAGATCTTTCAGAGTTGTATCGAAAACAAGATTAGGTTTACGATCAGGTGCAGCTGCAAGGACACCACGCATCAATACTTTCTCTTTACGTGTATCCAGTTGCAGTACGTTAGCAATGATGTCATGTAACTTACCAACGTTCTCCGGATCCTTTAGATTAGACGCGATCGCTTCGATATCCATACCAGTCTCCGCCTTGACTCTCTTACGAATCAACGGTGACTTTGCAGAAGCAAGTTTGAGGGAATCAACGTCCATGACTTTACCCTCAAGACCGACTAGGTTGGATAGGACGAATCCTTTACCAGAACCCGCACCGCCTGCCATGATGACAACGTTACCGAAGTTGGGGTAAGCTTTACCGCCAAACGTAATGAGTTTTTCCATCAGAATCTCTGCGGATTCTTGGAGTTCTAGTTCTTCTGTGAGGTGTTCGTTGAATGTTTTCATGCTTGTTATTTATACAAGTAAGCAGAGACAAGATACGATAAGTAACAAAATAATCACATTGGGACGAAATTCCCACACGTCACCGATGTCGCTCCAAGTACCTCGAACGAAATCGATTACTACTTCTTGTGCTTTGTTCCAAAGTTCTTTTACTTTATCCATTCTGGAGTTCCTTAGTCATTGTTTTCTTTGTCTTTACTACTATCTCCACATTCTCAGGTATTTTGAACTTCACCTTATCATGTGAATGGTACAGATAGAACTTGACATCTTTGTGTTCAGCGAACATTGCAGGCCAGATCGGTCTCCAATGGTTTGCTATCCTATGTGTATTATTTATAGATCTATCGCTTTCTAGAATCAAATCAGTAGAACTCAATAGATTCATATCAAACATAGAGTCGAACCCGTAAATGTGTACCTCTTTAGCGTTCATCTTTGTACATGCATAATCAACTGCCATGTGACCACAACTAAAGTTAGTCGCATTACCGGCATACTCAGGAACACGTTGATGGAAAGCACGGATGTTCTGTGAGTACTTTAGATAGAAGTTTGGTTGTATCTCCATCCACTTACGTGGACGTGTACCCAATATCCAATCGTACATATTCAGATTGACCTTACCTTCAGCCAATGCCATCATCATCTTAAAATCCACCATACAAGATGCGTGAACTTCGTTTCTAGGTATCTCGAAGGGAGGCATGTTACAGACCAGTAACTTACCTTCGGTGCCACGTTGGAATAAGAAATTGTGGTCTCCGTTACCTAAAACATTTACTCTCATTATTTCTTTCCACCAAAGTATTCTGTAGCGTGACCTTCTTCGAGCAACATCTGATTCACTGTACCATCATCAGTAACAATCGCACCAAGGATACGACCGAACTTACCTTTCGCATCATACTTGTGTGTCAGTAATGTTACTACCGTTCCAACGGGCGCCATCTCGTTGACTCTCGCCTTGGCGGCAAGTCCCTTCGCTTTTTCTTCCAAATCTCTGGTGCGAGATTCCGGAGTATTAATACCGTAAAGACGAACGCGCTGATCACGCAGTACAACATCAAAACCAAGATCAATGTCAACGTCAACTGTATCACCATCAACCCACCTATCAATGGTTGCTTTATATTCATACATCTATTTTACCCCTAATTATATCATTACCTTTTTGTCCTGTGTGGTGTACCACTGTAGGACTTTTTACTGCTGTCCCATCTATGTAGTCTAACCGTAACGTATTGAACCGTGATGGTAGACTGTTTATCAGTGACATCCTCATTATCTCATTACCGTCAATCATTCTGTACAGGGTCTCTTGATCACCTACTTCAGGGTTGTTTATACACTCATCAGCCCAGTGTCTTAATATGTTGGGACTTCCTTTGAAAACAACAACACCAGAGTTATGCCATACTCCTTTAGATCCACGTCTACGACTCCACGGTTTATCTTCGACCATTCCTAGTCTACCGTCTTCCGTCCAATTAAAGATAGTGTCGATACTATCGTTCATGACTTCACAATCAGTATCTAACCAACATATACGATCATAATCCATACGACTAGCGTCTAACATGGCACGTGGTTTCTTGAACCATCCTTTTGCCTGTGACTCACAACTACTCACCGTGATGTTTTCTAGTGGTTCTAACGACTCGATCATTTCACTAGACATACCAAAGTCAGAAATAATCAATGGTGTGTCACTGTGTTGTCTTAGGTTAGTTATGAACCAAGGTAGTTGCCACTCAGTATTCTCATCACATCCTGTCAAAAAGGCATTAGGCACGGATCACGTCCACCTTATTATGTTTAGATTTAGTTCCTTCTTCACGTTGAATAGTAGTAAACGTATCACGTGCAGTTGCAGGCCACGGATAGTATTCTTGTATCCAAGGGAAGTCTTCTAGGTTCATAAACACATCGGTTGGACGAGCATATATCTTTGCTTGTGCTACGAGTCTCCTCGCACCTTCGGGTTTCAACATGTAGGCGTGAGCGCCAGGCATGTACGGGTTTCTTCCGTTCCCACCTTTACTACACAAAGGATTAACACCCAGTGTCATCGGTGTATTGTACTTACCGTAAGAGGGCGCACCGATATTCATCATGTAGTCAAAGTGTTGGGTCGGTAGACTGTTGTTGAGTACCGCATCATGTTCAAAGATAACAAATGTCTCGTCATCTTCTATACACTGTTTCCATAGACTGTAGTGTGAAAAGAACGCAGCAGCGCAGTTATCTGGTCTACTGTATTTCTCAAGAAACCCGTCCATCTTCATACCTTCTTTCTCAAACAACACCGCAAGATCATCTCTAGGTGTGGTCGCAGGCCAGTTCTTAATGTTGATATTATACCATGAACTGTGACGGATGCATCGATCTGCCACATGAACCGAATCGGGGTTGTCCATGATTGTAATTACATAGGCTCTCATATTAAAAAATCTACCTTCGTCATATTTGTTTTAGTATCAATCTTACCATTGTGGTCATATGTAGTGACCTCGTATGTCATCCTTTCCACCTTGAGTTTACCGTCACTGGTTTTACTGGTAGTCTCAACGTTGTACGAACGAGTAACGACAGAGGTTGATGGACTTACTTGAACGATTTCACTCACGATGTGGTACTAGACGCAGTTCCCTGTACTTTTGTATAATAGGGATAGACAATTCTCAGGTGCATAAAGTTCTCTCTGCATATGAACGCATCATTAGGCCACATACCGACTTCCTTTACCTTATCTAGAAACTCCTTTGCGACTCTTGGATCTACCCAGTAAGCAGAACCACCCGCCAATCCTTGGGGTACCGGAGGTTCACCCGCTTCGTTTACTGTAGGTACAAACTTGATAGCGTTACTGTAGGACGCAGTTTCGTGGTATCTTGCAGCCTTCCTTGTCGCACCACGTGGATCACATAATCCTACAATACCCAGACCTTTACGTAAACCAGTAAACTTACGAGTAAACATCGCGTCACTCTCAAGAACTAGACACGCACGATCTTCCTTGATGATCTCTTCCCAGACACGCATATGAGACACCGCACAAGCAATCACTTTAAGTTGATTCTCTGCACGGTACATCTTCTTGTAGACACCTGTCTGTAGATCGATACCCTCTTCATCCGGACTCATGGGCCAGTTCCAACGCCAATCATTGGAATCAAACATGATCATGTCTCTGATATCTTGTTCCATTGTTGCGGGAGTAGACGCACGGAAAATCTTCACATCAACATCCGACTCGGTGTCCTTGATACTCTTCCTCAAACGTTTGATTTGATTCTGTTGTTCGCCCGTAACATTGATAACATATGCAGTTGTCATTAGATTCTCTCGATCATCATTGCGCCTACCCCAGTCTTAACCTCGGCAGTAACCTTCCAAGGTTTACCCTCGATCCACTTATGTATCCCCGGCCCTATGGTCGATGGATTACCATTACATCTGGCAGTATCATGGAAGACAATCGCCTTCTTAACCTTGGTCGCATGTACCGCTAACTCTTTCTTCGTATGACGCCAATGGTGTAATGAATCTATCATTAGAACATCACAGTCACCAGCGGTCATCGGATTGTCTGAACCCGTCTCGTGTTGTACAATCTTGATACCATTCTTTTGAGCATAGTCTTCGAACAACTTACTGTTCTCTCTATAGAAGTCCAATGTCATATCTACCAAGTGAACTGTCTTCGCACCATTCAACATTGCGGATGCGAGAGATGCACCTTGATGCACCCCCAGTTCCTTATAGACATCACCGCCACTCAAGACACCCTTGACCATATCGTGATGACTACAGTAATCTTGTCCTTGCGCCCTCTCTTGTTGGGTTCTAATTTCTTCGTAGAACTGTTTGAGATCCCTTGCGGTGATAATGGATTTAATCATCGGATACAATCAACTTAACAAACTCGACATCGACTACTGCACATTTGACACCTTCAAGTTCTACTGCAAACGCCTTTGTCCAATCTAAGTAAACCTTCTGTTTAGGAACGAGTCCTGCCTCTGCGACTGAAATAGATCCACTTGTCGCAAGAACGATTGCGGGTTTATTGCCCGTTGCGATATCGTTTTGTAGAATGATACCACCGGAAGTTTGTTCTTCCTTGGCTGCCTCTGTTACTAATATGTTATTACCTAGTACTTTCATTATAACTCCCAACTTATGGTAGGACGTTGATCGCCTTTACCGTTCCAATGTATTGAACACCCACATTCTTCAATGATGGGGATGATCGCCTTTAAATTCTTTACGCCTGTCTTGTCTCCGTTAAAACAGAATGAACTACTGTCTTGTTCTTCAGGTGAGTAGGTTTCCATAGTACCTTCACCTTCGTACTCGTAGTCTTCCTCATCTTCTTCTTCCATGTCTTCCCACATATCTTCGTTCTCACAGTCTTGCTCGTGATTGAAGAGAACCTTGGTCAGATCAACATCTACGTATTCTATCTCGTTACCGTCTTTGTCCTTAGTGATGAGATAACCTTTATCATCATACTTAGCGTCAAAGTAATCAGGTATGTCCATCCATGCACACGACTGACAACATAGATGTCCCCATCCAACGTACCAGCCTTCTTCGGTCAAACGTTTCTGTAACTTTCTAAAACCATTCATCATCATTCCTCATATTATAGGTGTCTATTATAACACACTTTAGTCCCAAAGTCCAGTATAATATTTACCAAATAACCGAAATCCGTTCTGAACACGTTTAGTTTTCTCTTCACTAAACTCCCACTCATCCATGTCATTGACCTTGGCGTCAAATGCGTATATCATTTCGGACATGATCCAATCCCATCGATCGTGTACTGCATCTTCGTGTTCACCCTGTAACTCAAAGGGTACATCCGATTTATCGGTAATTGGTGATCCGTGTTTGGTCTTCGTTAGTTGCAACAACATAGGGAGTATTATATGTGCGAGCGTAGAGTCCATACTCCAAGTGTCATAGTTATCGATCCGGATCTTTCTTTTCTGTTCCGGTGCATATCCGAACCACTTATAAAGATATGTGTTGTACCATCTCCACTCAGGGTATTTACCTATAGATACTTTCATTTCCTTGTACTCACTACTACTCTACTGTTACCGTGGCCCGCGTTCACATTGAATGTGATAACTTCTTCGAAACCCAACCCCTCGATAATGTTCAGGAACTCACCTTTACTTATCTGTAACGGATCCATGTCAGATGACGTGTTGTCTGATCCTACCATCAACTCAACACAAAGAATACCATCCTCAGTCAGTTGGTCTGTCCATGTCCGTAAACACTTTTCAGGATCGTAAGAATGATCGAATGAGTTTGAGTATATCATGTTCCACTTACCAACCCACTCTTCCTTCACTTCATGAAAATCCCATTCGAACATATTGGAGATATCATTTGCGGTCGGAGATATATCAGTTCCAGCAACACACCCGTCAGGGTATTGATCGAGAAAGAATTGCAGTTCTCGACCGTTCCTTGCACCGTGACACAGAACACTATCGACATCCGGATACATGAGTTGTATCTTCTTTACGGTAGATTCACTACACCAGACCGCATGTAACTTCTTTATATTTGCGTCTATCTGTAGTTGCTTATACTCTTCGTAGTTTTTATACTTCCATAGTTTCATATCTGTGACATCAGTAGTTCGACATTCTCGCCCCGCTCGGGAAGTTTGTCTTTCAGGAAAAAGTGAATAAAGTGACATTCATCGATCTTTGTATTGGCGGTATAGAGACCGTTCCACACGTCACTCAAGTGTCTAGTCGGGATCTTGTATTTCTTCAAGAAGAAGTTTAGTAGGGTCTGGTCGGTACTCCACTTCCAAGAACCGATACCATCAACAAACTCTTTGAACTCCATACGGTTCAAGAACTGTTTGGCTGTCTGTCCTTTAAGGAATGGTTTGAATTTCTCAACGTTGATCACCATCAATCCCATGTTAAAGAACTCGAATCCTCGATCATTGGGTTTGAAGTCTGTCTTGTTAGAGTGTAACTGTGAGTACTGCATATGACTGTAGTTTCGGATCTTATCGACATACTGCGGAGTGATAGACATCTCACGTTCAGATACCGCAGCAAAGGCACAGTTGCAATCAAACTCATCTAGAATGTTGGGAGCAGTGTCACGGATATAGATGTCAGCGTCAATGATTATCAAACGGTCATACCCATCCATCATATCAAACGCATTCTCCTTCTCGTAGATAGGGAGATAACCACCGTGTTTCTTATATGAATCTTCACTACGATTGGTGAAGAATGGGTCGGGTGCGATCATTAGTTTGGGTGTAGTCTGAACAAAGTGATCAAACCCTAACCTCTCACAATAGTCATGAACACTGCGAATACAGTGTTGATATAACTTAGACGGTCTTCCCACCGAAACTTGATATACTAGTGTCTTCATTTTATTTTACCATCAGCCTTAAATAACGAAACGTGCTCTTTACCATGTTCTATTGTAGTACCTATATGTGCATGAACTATCTGTCTACAATACTTTATATTCTTAACCTTACTTATCTTCGGTTGTCTAGGGTCTGACACATCATGCGAGATATCAGACAACAGATTCTCAAGGACACCGTCTACATTATGTTTAACACCCGTTTTCCATATTGGTTGTTCGAGTATCCATTTTGCCATCGGACTTGTCATATACATTGCGGTACACGCCAGTTTTACAAGTCTACCTGTAGGTGCCACTTGGTGACCTAATAACGACCATTCCAAGTCCAGCAATAACAGTTTAGGTATGTAATGCAGGAGTTCAGTGTCATGTTCGCATACAATTCCACTCTCACCCGAATCAGCGATCATCTGGATCGCCTTTAAATAACTATAGAATATAGATCTCTCGGTCGGGGTGTGATCTCTATGTGGTACCTTAAAGTCCTTCTTATTGAACTTAATCCAGTTGTGCGGAGGCTTACCTTCCGTTGCCGGAGTTATCGCCTCAACACTCACCACCTCGTGATCGTGATCCCACCAAGTCGGTTCAGATAGTTCTCGATAATATTGAGAGATCTCATTATCACTGATAGATATCTGATATACTTTTACTCTATGTCCTGTAATCTTCAAGGTCAAATTCCGTACCATGCATCTTCATTAAGTCACGTTCATGGTTAGTATACACTAAAACTTCGGGATCGTCAAGCAGAAAATCACATGTTTTACAATAATCTGGATAATTCTTAGTTGTATGCATGTCACGTAGTTCTGTGTATTGAGGGCCATCCCAGATCTCTTGGATAGTATTCTCAGACGTATGACCCAGTACCGCCTCTTCGTCTTGACCCAGTACTTGACAACAAGGGGCAACCGCACCCGTCTTACCGTCCAGTCCACCGGCACGAATCACAACATCCGGAGAGAATGGTCGTCCACAAGTTTTGACCTCACCTTTACGTTCGTTCTGTTTGATGTCATATACACCAGACCAGTTGTGCATCTTCCAGATCTCGGTCTTCACCCCCAGATCATCTACCAACTCTTTATACGCATCTAGTTCATTGTCTAGGTTGTCGTTATCGGTAATCAGATGATAGGTTGCAACAGTACAATCTGATCCAGTCTTCTCGACATACTCTTGCATCTCTCGTATGTTCTTACAGATCAAATCGTAGTTACCACCTTGAGTGTTATACATCCACTCGTTGTACTTCTCTTTGTTGTATCCAATAAAAGAAAAACGATAGAAGTCTAGTCCAGCGTCTACACAATCTTCCATGAACTTACCGTGCATACGGAAACCGTTAGAGAACATGAAACACTTAGCTCCATACTTCTTAACGATCTTGATGTACTCAGGTAGTTGACGGTTCAGGGTAGGTTCACCCGATCCTTCTAGGTTTACAACACGCAATCCATGTTGGGCGCAATCACGAACATTGTCTTCAAACTCTAACAAGTTCATCTTACGTAGGAAACGTTTGTCACGTCCACCTGTACGCATATCCTGTGGACACATCGTACAAGAGTAGTTACACCCACCATTAATCTCTATTACTGCTCTATCTATCTTCACTCTTTTTCTCCAATATGGGGAATATATTTATAGTTACTTTATCTCAAATATCCAACTGGTATCCATGAATACCTTATCGGGTTCCCCTAACATTGCATGTACTGCCTCGACCACTTCCGGCCATCCTTGTGGATCATAGTCGTGACCAGCAATGAACCCACCCTTTTTTAGTTTGGGTAAGTACAGTTGAATATCTAAACATACGGAATCGTAAGTGTGGTCTGCGTCTATATAGATGAAGTCAAAGAACTCGTCTTCGAACAACTCTACCGCAGATTTGGATTTCCCACGAATGACATGGAATTTTTGATGACAGTAGTCAGGTACACTCGGCCCATACATTCTAGTATTGTAATTAAACTCATCACGAATGTCTTTCCAAGTTAACTCTACGTCATCGTTTCTAACTTTATACTCATCGTCAGGGCCTGCCCAAGGATCTACTGCATAGAATCCAGATGTCCACAATCCACTTGCAAGAAACATTTGAGTAGACTCACCCATGAATGACCCGATCTCGATACCTTTATACTCTTTTTTGTTAGGTCGGTTCTCGTGATAATAGGATATCAATTGAGTTAACCCCAAGTACTGGTGATTGACTTTAGGGTTTATCCATTCTGGCGGTGGTCTATATCTCATGTATCCCATAACACTTTACTCTTTTTTAATTAATCTCAATATTCTCTTTCTGTATGATATGGTCTTCTTCTTGGTGTGACCTAACATCAATTTGACATCCTTTACCCAAAACCATATATTCGTTTTTGCCTTTCCGGAAGCTGAAGCACGTACAGCATTCGGTGTGTGATATTTCGTAATTCCTTCATCACTAGATACTATCATAGGAATACACGCATTCCTCGCTATGTAATGCCACATACCATCGTAACATAACACCATACGACTAGTATTGATATGAAACATCGCTTCTCTAACCGGAGTTCTGTAGGTCAATTCTACTACATGTAATCCGGCTTGGCGGAGAAGCCCTAGTATAACATCCCAGTCATCATTTGTCAAGAGCCTTTTCCATAATCTTGGAATTTCTGCATTATGCAGTGGTCTCCATATAACAACCTTCATTCGATTGTAATAAAGTGGCGCATTAACACCGGATATATCGTTTCGGAATAACCAGTCGTTATCCGGTGCCTTACCACCAGACTTTTTAGGCCCATCGTGTACGTGACCGTCCTCAAACCAGAATCTATTCTTCTCTTTCAGGTTCTTCTGATCTTCGTCATTATAGAAGTATCGAGTACCTTCACGTTGATCGAACAGGTGAGTAACTCTTACTCGATCCTTGTCCATATACAGATTGTGAATATACTCCAGTCTTTCTATAATGGTCTCTTCTTCTTCAAAATGGTGTAGATGGTCAGGCCCGTGTGGCCAATGAAACTCAAGGTTTATAATCAGGTCGTTCTTCTGAGCGTGTAGGTGACACGAATTCAACGCCCACATAAAGTCACCTACGCCAGGTGTACCACGCCAAGTTGCCTTGATCTCTTTCATCTACTTTCGCTTAGCTAATGCTTCTTTACCATAGAACGCGGCAACGATTGCAGCGACAGATACAAAGTATGTCGGTGCCATATCACCCAGAGTCTTACCCGCATTATCTAATCCTACAATCTCACAGAACACAACCAGAGACGGATACAACAACATACCGAACAAGGCAAACCATGCCATGTTACGTTGTGCATCACGCATTGCATCCGCATCTTCGAGTTCTTTGCGTTTAAACTCCAGATGCATTAATAGTTCCTTTTCGGAAACATGACCGTCACCGTTGACATCTGCACCGGCAAGGGTACCATCACTATCGACAGTTATACTTCTCTTATCTTCTGACATCTTAAAATACCTTTACTTTATATTTCTGTTCCCATAACCTAGCGTCATGTTCGTTGTTGACCATAGGTCTTCCCCGTATGTTCAATGATGTATTTAGTAACATAGGAACTCCGGTTCTTTCATAGTACTCTTCGATAACCTTTCTGAACACTGACTGACAATCTTTCTTTACGACTTGTACTCGTGCAGTACCGTCTACGTGTGTGACAGACTTGTAGTCATGTTTTGCGGTAGACGTGTATTGCATGTACTCGTTCATAGGGCCATCAAAGTACTCCTCTGCATACTCCTCTAGGATAGCAGGGGCGAATGGACGGTACTTCTGTCTGCGTTTGATAGTGTTGACTGTGTCCTTTACGTCATATCTCACGTCTGCAATCAGAGACCGATTACCTAACGCACGTGGGCCAAACTCTGCCCTACCGTTCGCCAGACCGCATACTTTCTTGTCTAAGAGGTGATCGACTACTTCCGTAGGGTTTATGTCTCTTTCTATATTGTAACCAAGATATGGTGTCCATACCAACTGATCTTTTCCGGTTGCTTGACTCCACGCATGGGCCGCACATCCTAACGATGATCCCGCATCTGTAGGAGATACCGCAATGTGAACATCATCGAATAGTTCTGGTAGTCTTGAATTGATAACAACATTCTGAGCGCAACCACCAGAGTAAACAAGTTTGTTACCGTACTGACGTGCCTTCGTCATGATTTCCATAATCGCCCACTCTGCAAACTTCTGTACAGTCATTGCAAAGTCACGGTGTTCCATACCACCGTTTAGTCTCTTCTCCATGATCTTCCACATTCGAGCTCTCTCGATCTCAGACAGTGAGGTTCGTTCTGCATTAATAACGTTACCCATGGCGATGTCGGCATTGACATCAGGTTGTTCTTGATACCAGTCCTTCAGGTCATAGAATAACTGTTCGTTCGGAACGCCATAAGAACTTAGTCCCATAACAACATACTCGTCCTCAAGTGGACGCAAACCCAACAGTTTTGTGGCGGCCGTGTAGACTAATCCTACGGACTTAGGATATGTTTGTTCATACACTAGATTGAAGTTACTGTCTAGGATGACAGTTGTTTGATGTTCCCCCACGCCATCGATCGATACCATAACTGTAGAGTCACGGTCTTTCCAAGGTCGTGTATAAAATGCACCAGCACAATGAGAAACGTGGTGAGACGTGAATGTGTCTGGCTCAGGGAAGTAGTGTTCTGATTTGACTTTTAATAGTGCGTCAGTGAAGGGTCGCCTTATTTCATTCTTTAAGTCGGTGTCTTCATAAAAGGATATGTGGTCGGACTTTTTGTGATAATCCCACAAGGACTGTGGGATCCACGCTGTATTTTTATTTTGATCAAAACGTTCGGCATGGGACGCAAATTCAATCGTCCCATCCTCGTTTATTATTGATAATCCGGCATCATGATAGTTTTGCGAGTATCCGGTATAACGGGTCATTACCCCTCCAAGTATTCGTAGACCTCCTTCCAGTTCTTCATTAGAGGGAAATCAGTGTTATCCATGTTGTAAGCATGTTCTATTAGTATACTATCTAGACCTAACTTATCACCGACTTCTGCATTCTCAACCTTGTCCTCGATCCAAGTCAAACCACTGTCAGCATAGGGGATCAAAGCATCGTCCTTGTCAGCACCAGTGTCCAGACATACAACCTTCGCAAAGGCAGTCTCACCGAACAACTTCTTTAGGTTCTCTTCACGCAGACGGGCCGCATGTGGGTCAAGACTCAGACTAGTAATCGCATGGAACACATAACCGTGTTCTTCGTGTAACTTACGTACATAGTGAATCGCGTCACGTAGTGGCGGAAGGAACCCAATCGCCGCACTCTCGTTGAAGTGACGAACCATCTTCTTACTCTCGGCTCGTTCCATATCAAATATCTTATCTACATTGTAGACATCAGGGTCTTTTACGTTGTAACCCTTTTGTTCCATCCAGACCTTGAACGCATATCCCCAGTTCAGGAGAACACCGTCAACATCGGTCAGAATAACTTTTTCGTAATCTTTGTGCATCTTTCCTCTCTTTCTCTCAGTTAGGTACCCATTATATGACATTGGGCATCTTTTGTCAAGCGTTAAATCATGTTTTCTGTACCATGTCTGGTAACTTTTTTGTGGACAACCATAGGTTCTGGTGGCGTGAGTTCTATCCAATTCATCTTACGAGAGTAGTCACTTATGTACTTGGTCACTAGTGCGAACTCTTGTTGTAGAGCCCACTGCAACATCCACCGTTTCTCTCTGATACCATTGAAGTGTGGAAACTTGATTTCATAACAATCAGACGGGGGTGGATTCACCCAAGGTTCAACATATAACGGATTGTCCATCCAGAGTGGACTTATCGTCTCATAGTTAAACCCCAGATTAGTTACGTTCACACTGACATATGCGTCATCATAGTATAGACAGTTTACTCTTTGTTGCGGGTCAGTGTTACAGACACCATCTTCATATAACCAGTCCTTCCAATCACTGAACTCTTCTCTGGCACGTATTCTACCCTCTCTACTGAATACCATCATACCACCTTGCATATGCATGTATTTCGAGGTAGTGTAGGCACCACGTATGCCCGCAACTGAACCGATCATCTTAAAACCAGATCGTTCTATCTTGTCTCTATAGATGTTACTTACTCGTTCATCCGCATCCCATGGCGCACATTGATAGTGTCGCATTCTATAGTCAGCTTCATTGACACCATAGACATCCGCATCAGATGCCTCGAATATGTTCTCTTTGGTGTTTGCAACTACGTCTAGATCAAAGACCGCAATCTTATCATACTTGTCGTACTCAGGGTCGTAGATTATCTCTAACCACTCAAAGTAGACAGACGCAGAATGACGATGTCCGCCTATGGTCATAGACTCCGGACTATTGTCAAACTCATATTCTGCACCAATGGACTTGGCGTAATTACGGAAGGATTCTGTCGATACGAGAATCATATCGTGGTAGAGGTCGTTCACCGATTCGACATCAGGGCCATACTCAGATGAACTTGCTTCGGGTTGGACTTTAGAGGTTCGGGACTTATCCACAAACCTCTGATAGACAAGGTTCATTACCAGTCCTTTTGAAATATCGGGAACTTATCCTTATGGTATAAATCAATCATAATGAGTTTCTGATCACCTCCGGTGTAGTGTAAGAAGTTACACTTACCTTGGTCAATCCACTTCTGAGGATCATTATAATGTGTGGGGGTGTCATTCCATTTCTGATCGACAGACTCAACATCAAAGTCGTGTTTCATCAACTGACCAGAAATAAACGGTTGGTCATTTAATATAGACATGTGATGTTCTTTGTTATTAGGATCTAGTCGTTTGGGTTCCATCCAATGAACCCAGTTGTCGAAGTCTCTACGTGCTTTGAGTCTAGCTTCCTTAGTCCAGACAACAACACCTGTATTAAAGATCGTCAACTTAGAATCAAATGAATGACCGATACCGAACGATGGTACCATTGGTATATCGTGCATCGCGAACTTTTCTTGATAGTCCATGAGGATGTTGGCGTCATAGTCCCAAGAGTTATAACCACCAGTCTTTTCAGTACGAATGTCACTCTCCAGTACACCATATACTTCAGCATCAGATACTTCAAATATATTCTCTTTGGTGTTACAGACGATGTCGGTATCTAGGAAACAGACTTTGTCAAAGTCATCGAAGAACGGATCGTAGATGATACGTAGACATTCGAATAAACAGGACGTAGAGTTTTGAGCGTAGTCTTGAGTCAACCATCTTTTGTCAGAGTAGAGGTACTCACAATCTATCTCATCTGCGTACATCTCGAACGATGATCGAGAGATGTCAGCCATCTCTTTGTAAACATCAGAACGTTTCCGTCCCTCTAGATCACCTCGAGCATCAACTCGGTCGTCTACTACTAGATACTGAAAAATGATGTTCTTCATGTTGTGTCCTATTATATGATTCAACCGATCTCATTTTGGTTGATGCACCTTCCTGAGATCTTTGCTTATGCTTGTTGCGTTTCTTATTTTGGGGATCGTGGCGTGTATACTTTGCCATGACTAATTAGTCCTTTTGAATGCCTATTTTATACACTGTCTTGCCGTCTTCTTTAACAGCAGTCAGTACCGATTTACGGTTGGCATCAGGATCTAAGTAAGACACGTGAACCCAACCGCTGTCGGGAATACCTACAGTATAGAACTCTAAAATCAACTGATCAAAACTGAGGTTATCCCGAATCCATTCCGCAACTTCTGCATTAGGTACGCCCGGACATTCGATATCGACTGCCTCGCCCTTACAGTGTTGACTCTTGGATGAACCACCTACCGCCTTGTTTAACTCTTCTCCCCGATAACCAGAATTGATTACCGTTGGCCCGAAGTGATCTCGAACTGGTTGAACAACATACTCGAACAACATCTCTGCGTTCTCTAAGTGAATGTCAGACGGGGTATTATCTAACCCCAGTCTAGTTGCGGTCTGTGATTTGGTGAACTCTTGTAGAGTAAAATTCTTTGATAGTCTCATTAGTTGATCTCTAACATTTCTTTTGTCATTATATAGTCACGCACGAAGTCAGATCTGACAATGTCTGCCCATGTAAACGTAACCACGCTAAACTTAGTCATATGTTCAATGATCTTCAGGAACTTACCGAACCCAGTTTTATCAGACTCCTTAGTGAAGTCGGACTGGAGATAGTCTCCGCAGAATATGATTCTACAGTTCTGTCCAATCCTAGTGATAACCGAATCAAGTTCGTGGAATGTGAGGTTCTGCATCTCATCCACAATGATTACTGCATCATTAAACGTTGTCCCTCTTATATAGGACGTAGATAAAAACTCTACAACATCTTGTTCTACAAGTTTGTCGTATGCTTTAGTGTCTTGGAATAACTCAGTACAGATCGATTTGTATGGCCCCGCATAGGGTTCCATCTTCTCTTCCATACTGCCAGGCAAGAAACCTATCTCCCGTGTAGGTACAATCGATCGAGTCAGTATGACCTTCTCTAATTGATTGCCCTTATCGAGAACTTGTTCTAACGCCAGATAGATAGCGGAGAACGTCTTACCTGTACCGGCAGATCCGGTCAGTACCAGATGGTTGTTATCTGCCCATGCCCGATAAACCTTTTCTTGATTTTCGGTCATAGGTTCAAACGTATGAAGATCGTCAATACGTAACTTCATAGGAATCGTTTTTTCTTTTCTCATGTATTAATCTTATTCTCTTTACCGGAACCTTTCTTGATTCGGGATAGATGATCATTCCATTCCGTACCCGCCATAGACATGGTGGATTTGGTTCCGGATATGAGTGAAGGGGCGCTTGTTATGACTTTAACAAGGTTCGGGTTTGTTGCATGGTATTCATCTAGTTCGCTGATCTTCATCAGTTTATCGAACTCTTCGCCTGTGACGGTGTCTCTAAATGTATATATGGGCATAATCTCTTCCATTGTTAATCGTTAACGAAGACGGGGACTTAGTCCCCGCCTACGAGATACTTTATCACCTTCCTTATCGAGCTGAGGACATGTAATCCTCGATTGTTTGATTTAAGAAATTTTCTTTCACCATTAGCCGGTGGGCCTTTGAATCATTACCTTTCTTCTTATGGCGTCTGATCTGGTGAGAGAGTTCTCTCTGGTCTTTCCTCAATCGTTCTATTTGGTTTCTCGACATAATACTCCTTATGTTATTATTATAGGAACTACGTTGTGATTAATTTAGGGAATGCCTCCTGTACAAGCTTCTTGGTTAGATATTTGACTGGTGACTTCTTAGACACCATTGATAGAACCACTTCCGCATCCTGTGGATGAATTGCTTCCAATAGACGGATAAACATATTCTCTCTTTTATATGCGGGCAGGCCACTACTCTTCGCACCTTTAACAAAGTAACCGAATTGACGGTGTTCTCGTAAAAGTGTCGAAGGAATAGATTCTGGTTTATTGGCGACAAACGGTGGTTTGCCGACAGGTAAGACCCACTCCAAGGATTCATCAAATGTGCCTCGGAGTACATCTTGGAATGCGGGTACGTCTGCGTACTTCTCAAGTACCGCTTTTCGTTTTGGTCGAGTAGTTTCTTTACTAAACTCTTCTAGTATTTCAAATATTTCTTTGTGTATCACGTGTGCCATAAAAAACTCATATATGATTGATTAAAAATTATTAAGTGTTTGGATTCCACCAAGGGTTCGGATCTTCTCCGTGTGTTGCAGAATCCCATGCCCACTCACCGTTGTCCAGTCGCTCTCGTATGTCCGAATCTAAATTGTCATAAACGTATGTCGGTTCGGTATTCAAAGTTCGAATCCCTTCGTAAGCATCTAGACTAATATCTATAAGAATCTCATTTACCAGTTCTCTCTGGTCTTCTCGACACCTATAAACAAATTCCGCATCATGATCGGTTAGGAAGTCAGCGTTGTTAGTGGTATGTCTGCTGATAGAGAAACGGATGTCTCCACCAAGGTGATGATCTGAAGTAGTGACGCACATGTAATCACATGCTTCGTAACCCAACTGTGAGTATCGGCCACCGTATTCTTCTGGTAGAGCCCAAGTCAGGGCAGTCAAACCGTTAGAATAGTTTCGTCTGTAGGACGGTTCCACGCCATCACCCAATATAGTTTTGAGTTCTCCGTGGGTATTGGTTATCCAGCCAGCTTTGACTAGATCCGTATGATCTTGGTCACTGTTAATAATGGGCATATTTTACTCGTTATCTTTTACTTTTATTTATAAAATAGGCGACTTTTAAGTTGCATAACAATATATAGTAATCTTCGAACTTTAAAGTCGCCTTCCTCTAAAAGTATTTATACAGATTCGATGTCCACGGGGCCAATAACATACGTTCTATAGTCAATATCACTCCAACCTTCCTCACGGAAAAACTCGTCAGAGAAGGCACAGTCTTCGATGGCCTCAAGGATCCGATCCTCTTCGTCTGCATCGACTCCTTCAAACTCGTATTCCAGACTACACCCGTCATAACAATCTTCGAACTCAACATCTTCGAAAGAATCGAACTCAAAGATCTCATCATCATCAGCGTAGGTTGCACCCTCCAGATCTTCGACTTCATCCTCGTTCTGTGGACGAATGATATATGTACCGTTCCGGAACACTTCAGATATCTGAACGGAGACATAATCTCCGTTATCGAAAGATCCCTTGGCCCAGATACACTCCTCGACAAATGATTTTTTATTTGAGGCGATTACGCGGTACGCACCCCCGACTACAATACTCATAACTTCTGTACCCTCTCATCATATTCACTAAACGCTGTTTCGTAAGGAACAAACACTTCCTCACCTATTTCATATTGACCGTGTGATGACTCTTCACACTTCACAATGTAACAAGAGAACGGAATCGAAATATCTCCGCGCATCTCACCGAACTCGTGACGCTTGATAACCGTACCAACTACGAAACGGTCTGGTCGATCATCCATTGGACGGAAGTCGAGTGCTTTTAAACGATCGCCCAACTGAGCAGTGTTTTCAAATTTCATCATAATTTATGCCGCCTTTTTCATGTCTAGTTTAAGTTCATCACGGATCGCCTTGACTTCAGCAATTCGAGCAGAAAGATCTTTGGTCTCACTAGTGCAAACGTAAGGTTTGTCGTAAGAACCAACGTTGATGTCCGTGTAATGCGAACGGTGAAAGTAATCAGTCATTGAGTCATCTTCGTTGAAGAACTCAGGCCCTTCCATCGCAGATTTCAGTTCAGTCAGGAACGCAGAGATCTCAGGGTAGTTCTTGTAAGTATCTTCGATCCAATACTCATTGACGCGAACGTACTCTTCTAACTGGATGTATTGGTCAGGGTGGTGATACAACTCACGTTCAATGTGATCGAGTCGAGTCTCTTGGTAAGCGCTGATAATGTCTAGATCACCAGACTTGATATTCACAACAAGGGTAGAGTGGTGACGAACAGCGATAGACGCTTTCATGTTGTACTTTTTAAGTACTGCTTTGATCGCGGGGGTTAACATCTTTTTATCTTCTTGACTTACAAACGCCATAATTTCTTCTCTCTCTCAATCAATTAGGTAACTATTATCTCATGCTGGGCAACTATTGTCAAGCGTTTTCTTCAATTAATTATAAGTTTTTTGCGAGAATCTTGGGTACAACCGGAACGGTGCCTGTACATCAAGAGTCTCAGAATAGATGATCGGTTCGGGAAGACACTTCTCATCTAACGCATCAAAGAACAACGCCATGTCGCAGTCTTCCTCTAACCAGATATAATCTTTGTTGAAGAACGAATACTCAGAGATCTTGTTGATAAAGTTTAGGTTCTCAGCCAGACGGACTGGAACTTTCAGGTAACTATGTGACGGATCAGAAACATATGTCACGGCATTTTGGGGATTAGTTGCAAAACTCATTTTGATGCCTCACTCATTAATTTCATTATGTGGTAGTCTTTCTCAAGGATATCACGAACACGTTCACGGTCAATCGAGTCACCGTCACCCCACTCAAAGTGGTTCTTAGGACTAACGACTAGTTTGAGGTATTCTTGGATAGCTGACTCTACTTTGTCAACAGAGTTACTCTCAATAGGGTAGAGACCGTCATACGCATAGAACGACAAGACATAGTTACGGAAGTTAACTAACGAAGGGTTTGAACGCAGTGCAATTACATTAGAAGTCATATTTTCTCTCTCAGTTCTCATAATCAATACAAGTATTATACGGTACTGGCCAGAGAAAGGCAAGCGTTTTCTTTAAATAGTTACAATCTTTTTACATTCATTGAGTCTACGGATACTAGACATAACACCGTAGTAATCGTCTTGATTGTCAACAGAGAATGCCAACCAGAGAATCAAGACGATACGAGCGACTAATAGTCTCAAACGAACCAACTAGGAACTTCGCGGTTCGTCCATTTGGCCATGTACTTCTTCTCTTGGATGTAGTACTTACGGTAAGCTTGAACGGGATCGTTCATCTTACACGAATCTGGCATCGCCTGTGCGAACGTATCCATAGTTGCTACTTGGTCGATGTTACGAGGAGCGAACCACAACTGTCCTTTCAGTTTCTCTTCGGTCATGTGAACCTTACCGTAACGTCTGGTGTACTCTGTACACAATGCACGGAAGTGCTTGTACAACCAACGGTAGTTCTGGTCGTTCTTACGTGTCCATATGTTGGACGGATGGTTTACGTGGGACGCCTTGTACAAGAGTCGTTCTTGTGCATCAGGCGCCAACCTCCATCGTTTGATCTTACTACCATTCTTGGTCTTGTCCAGATACAACTCACCGTCTAGTACACGGTGTGCAGTAGACATCAGCTGAGCGTACTCGACTATCATTTTTACGACATGTTTATCACACATCATTTGTGCAGCTTTCACGGGGTCATTATCTAAGTGGAAAATGTTCATGCAAAGTATATCCAATCTCGAAAGGTGTTGATAACACGGAGTTTGTTTGGTTGGTAAGTGAAGGCGTTCAACGCGACAGTAAAGATATCATGACCTTCTGGACATGTCGCCTGATACGAATACTTAGTGAAACCTTCGTCATCCGGAATTTCTTCACAGGTTAAAACGTAACTCTGGTAAACGTCAATAACATCTGAGTAATGTATCATCAATAGTCTCCCTGTCTGATAGCGTACATCACCTCGAACTTTTGGGATGAGTTCGCACCGATCGAAGTCAACGCTTCGCTGAGTGCAGTCCAGTCCGGATGGCGTGGCATCTCGATGTACTGTTCTGCGAGGTTCGCAACCAACTGCTGGGTGATAACGAAATTATCTGTATTCATCTAACTCTCCTCTATTGGCAAGATCGTAAAGACCCCAACCGACTAGTGACATACCTAAGACACACTTCAACAGTAATGGCCCGATTGGTTGTGGTTCCATCGCCGCGATCATCATATCATCGTAACCAACAGCACCCATAACAATAAAAAACCCGATAGCAATTCTAATCATCTCTATACCTCAAACTCGACTACTTGAAATTTGTGAAACTTGTTTTGTGTTGCGTAAGATTCTGCACTTTCTTTGTCAGCGAAACATGGCATGTTGTGTAACAATTGACTCTCGTCTTCTCTTATCTCAACCACGTAATAGACTTTATCTCGACTCACGTTTTACTCTCCAAATAATCTCTTGTTGATATCAACTCTTCTAACACTTCGGGATGTTGACTGGCCAAACTTACCAGTAGTGAATAGTAGTAACCCGAACGGAAAGCAAAGGAAGGGTTCGTGGCTTCAAGGGCGGACTCAACGTCATCCATAATATCGCGAACATTCATATCAAAATCTCTCATCAATTAAGTACCTATTATAGGTCATGGGGCATGAAATGGCAAGTATTATTTATACAATTTAGTGAATATTTTGTCAATCTCTTGGGCGGTGGCGGTCTTGTCTACCACGATCATCTCGTAGTAATCATCGTTATACCAGTTGGTATCGTTACCGAACTTATCGATCTTGGGATTGTAGTAGTACTTTGCGACTTCATCGGTGGTGTTCATACGGTGAATAAGGTTAAACATTATACGTATTCCTCAGCAATTTCATCAAATAGATTGTAGTACATATTAACGGTTTCGTTGACAGGGTTGAGACGCACAAAGACATCTGCGTCAACGAAGTTCCAGTTGATATCTCCACAAGGAAAACGGTTCTCTGGAGAGGCGACAGCCTCTGCGACATAAGATTGAATGACTCGTTTAAGATCTTGCATTACTTTACCTCCACCCAATCGATCCAAGTGTTAGACATAAACTCTCTGGTCTCATCTTTGTTCATGCGCCACTGAAGCGCATCAGTCATAGAATGGAACACAGGAGAAGGAACTTGAGCATCGTTGATCATATTGCGGATAATGTATACATATTCTTTAGTCATTTCTTTCTCTCTTTTCTCAGTTTGTATACACATTATAGTGCTGCCAGCAGAAAAAGTCAAGCGTTTTCTTGAATAAATTTCCAGTTAATCCACTGAATGTTTGAAAATTTTAGCGATCGGAAGATACTATAATTTTCAGGATGGTCTAGTTCTGCACGGTAATTAAGTGCATCATCAATACATTCAAACTTCTTGTGGGTAATTATCTTATTGTTTTCTAGGGAACGAATCGAATAAATATACATAACTTTTTCTCTCTTATTTTGAATACACATTATAGTGCAGCCAGCAGAGAAAGTCAAGCGTTTTTTTACGGTCGATTATGCCACGGTTCTTGGCGGTGACCCAGTTTTTTGGTGGTTATCTGTAGGTCTTTAGGTAGGTGTTTCCCGTGGATCTTGCATCCAATGAAGGCGTTGTAGTAGTCATCACGGAGTAGAACATCGTGGTCGAATTGATACTTGGTTTCAAAGTAAGAACACTCACCCTTGGTACGACACAGTTTGAGTATCTCACGTTTGAATGAAGCTTCACCTCGTTCGATCAGTAGTTTGACTTCTGCCGATGATCCGTAATACTTCATCCAGTCAGATTGGACTCTGGTCTTCTTACGTCTCTTTCTTGCTTTTGTAACAGGTAGGGTCTTAGGTTTCCAAAAGAACTTCTTACCGATATACTTCATACCAGTAGTTTCTTCGGTCAATAGATAAACGAACCCTTGATAGTCTTCTAAGAAGGGTTCGTCTGGTGTAAATTCTTCGTTCTGATAATACCAAGTCATACAGGTATATATCAGTCTTCTATCTGGTCAGCCTCAACCTCTGTGCCGCACATTGGACAAAACATAGGTATCTCATCCGATTCTGTGGTTTCGTGTACGACTGTAATACAATCGCACACACCACATACCAATTCGTAAGACATCAAGCGACCTCTGTCTCGAATGCATCCCAGTTCCATTCACCGTCCATTCCATTCACGGAATACTCAGTGACACGTTTCTCAAAGAAGTTATCATGTGACGCACCATTCAGTACCCAGTCCAACCACGGTAGTGGATTGTCCTTGACCTTGAAGTTTGGTTTCATACCCAGTTGTAGTAGTCTACGATCTGCAATGTGACGGATGTATTGTTTCACATCTGCCTCTGACAGTCCTTCGATGTCTCCAGACTTATATGCAAGTTTGATGAATCGATCTTCTAACTTAACAGCGTTCTTCGCCATCTCGTAGATCTTTGACTTCAGTTCATCGTTTACGATACGTGGATGTTCCTCACAGAACTCACGGAACAACTTAGCGTTACCTTGTACGTGCATAGTCTCATCACGGATAGACCATTCTACGATTGTACCCATACCCTTCATCTTACCGAAGCGTTGGAAGTTCAACAACATCACGAATGATGCGAACAATGACATACCTTCGTTGAATACAGATTGTGCAAGTACAAGTGCGAGTCCAGTATGAGAATGAATGTCACCCTCTTTCATGAAGTCGATCTTGTCGGCCATCTCCTTGTACTCAAGGAATGCATGGTGTTCTTCGTCAGGTAAACCCAGAGTGTCGTTCAACAATGCATAGGCACGTTGGTGTACACCTTCTCGGTTTGCGAACGATGATAACATGTTACGGATCTCATTGTTCTTAAACTTAGGAATCAGTAACTCATGGTAGTTCTCCCCTACCTGTACATCCGACTGTGTAAACAATCGTAGTACTTGAGTGATGAACTCTTTCTCTTGTTCAGAGAGTTTCGTTCTCCAATCTTGGATATCTTCAGAGAGTTCTGCCTCGTCTTCTACCCAGTGGATCTCTTCGTGTTTCTTAGTCAGTTCTACTGCCCAAGGAAACATGAATGGTTTATATGTTTTGCTAAATTCTAGTAATGCCATTTATTATCCTTCGCAGGCCCGACATTCATCGGACTCTTCTAGTTCTACTGGTTTGTTTAGGTGTTCCATCAACTCGTCATATCCACCGACATATTTGCCTTCGATATAGATTTGTGGTACTGTTTTTACTTTACGTCCGGTAACTTCAGAGGCAGTCTTACCGATATCCGCAAGATCAATATAGTCATACGTGATACCTCGTAATTTTAACTCGTCCTTTGCCAACTGACAATACGGACATCCTTTCTTACCATAGACAATTGTACGTACATCTTCTGATAGAGCGACACGTTCTACCTTATCCGAAACATTCTCTGCACGTTGTTTTGCTTCTGTACGTAGGTAGTATAGACCTTTCAGTCCCTTCGCCCACGCACTATAATGAACTAAACTCACATAAGACTTCTCTGCACCGGCAGGGAAGAATAGGTTAACCGATTGTCCTTGACAGATAAACGGTTGACGTTCTGCAGCATGGGTCACTACCCACATCTGATCTAACTCTTGAGCTGTCTTGAACACTGACTTCTCACCTTCGGTCAAGAACGGTAGATGTTGTACCGAACCTTTGTTGGTGATAATCGATGTCCAGTTAGACTCGTTGTTCTCACCCTTCTCATCTAACAATAAGGTCAGGTACTTGTTCTTCACTAGGAATGAACCAGCACGTGTACGGTGAGTATATGCATTTGCCTTCAGTGGTTCAATAGAAGGACTTGTACTCAAAATAACACCAGATGATGCATTAGGTGCAATTGCCATCAAGTGAGAGTTTCTCTTACCAGATCCCTCACCATCAAGATACTCTCCACGTTCAACCGCAAGACGATCTGTCTCTTCGTGCGCTCGATCGTTGATAGTCTCGAACACCACTTTATTCATTTCACGGGCTGTCTCTGACTCCCACGCAACACCATGTTTTTGGAGTAAGGAATGGAATCCCATTGCCCCAAGTCCGATACTTCGTTCTCTCGCAGCAGAGTATTTTGCTCGTGAGATCGTATCAGGAGCATTATTAATAAAATACTCAAGGACGTTATCAAGCATACGAACAATATCTTGAACAATCGTAGTGTCTTTCCATTCATCGTAATACTCCAGATTCAGAGAAGACAGACAACATACGGCAGTACGTTCTGCATCTGTGGGAAGATGTATCTCATTACATAGGTTAGATCCATGAATCTTCAATCCTTTATCTTTCAGTGGTTGTGGCATATCCGCATTGGCGGTATCAATAAAGTTCAGGTAAGGTTCACCTGTACGGAATCGTGTCTCTAGGATACGTTCCCATAGTTTACGGGCATCGACTGTGTCTTTGACCGCATCGTCCTTCGGATCACGCAGATCAAAAGAACTTCCCTGTTTAACTGCCTCCATGAACTCGTTACTAATGTTAAGTGCATTGTGAAGGTTCAATGCCTTTCGTTGCACATCACCTGTCGGGATACGCATGTTTAGAAATTCGATAATGTCTGGATGACTCACATCCATATACGCAGCATAAGAACCCTTTCGAGTCTTACCTTGTCTATACGCAATCATGTCCGCATCTACGGTATGTAGGAACGGCATCGGGCCAGGCGCAATGTCACTTACTGTACGTACATCACTCCAGTGTCCACCTACACCACCACCATAAACAGACAACCACCTCAACTCAGATGAATGGTCGATTAGTCCCTCAAGTGTGTCCGGAACATATGTCAGGAAACAACTGATAGGCATCCCCTTACCTTTACCATCACCATTAGGTGCATTAGATAGTACCGGAGACGCAAACATAAACCACTTCTTACTTACGTAGTCATAGAGACGTTGTGCAAGTTCAGGATCTAGTTCATCCTTGTATGTACTCCAAGCTGTCGCTGCACGTGCATATGCTTGTTGGGGAGAATCTTCTTTTGCGGTCAAATAAAAATCTTTCAACATACCTACTGCGTAATCGGCCAGTAGATCATCCATAGATCTATTAATTTTTATTTTCATATTTTATCCATTGTTCTGTTTAGTATGTTGACTATAATCGTAAATTGGTAACTCATCGTTGAAGTCGATTTCTTCAATGAGTAATTGTTTACCCGTTCTTTGAAACTCTCTTATCTGTTTCACCATGTAATCCATCTGTTCGCCAGAGTCGAGAAGACCTTCCCACATCATATGATTAGTGAGAGACTGGTGATAATTCTCTGTGAGAAACCTGTCGGGGTGAAGATATTTATCATCGCAACCATCTAGAGCGACATAAATTAAGCGACCAGTTATACCTTCTCGGTCGTAAGTATTTTGGATATCGTGTATCCATTTGAGATCCTCTCCTTCTTTGATAAAAAAGATCGGATCTCCATAATCAAGAAACTCCATGAAACTTCCTTAGTGGTTAGTTTTATCTAGGAGTGCAGTATATCACAATCCACGTGACTTGTCAATAGCCCGTGACCCAAACCAGAAAGAAATAATTGCGGCGAAGATTGCCTTGGTGTCATCATCCCAAAGGACGTTCAATGCTTGTGTCAGATCTGCACCCTTATCAAGGGCATCCATCAGAAGACTGACTTCGATCGCAGCAAAGAGTCCGAAGAAACAATAGGTGATAACTGGACGTACAGACTTCTGAAGGCCTGCGATGATACCAGTCGATTTTGCGATTGCGATATCATGATCGATCAATCGTTGATGTTCTTGATCCGATGCTTGTTGTTCATACATCTTGATGTCTTGGTCAAATCCCATCTTGCGGAGTTCCGCCATGTGGGTCATCTGTTCAAGTTTAAATTTGTTGTCTGCCTTTGTCTTGAAGTGATCTGTTATTGCGGGTACTACTGACCCACCGAATCCCAAAAGACTGCCTAATAATCCACTAACCATTTTCTACCTCACTTTGCTATACGCTTTAGTACTTTTTCAATATCTTTACGTTTCTTCTTACGGTCATACTTCTTACGCATTACTACGGTATCGGAATCATCTCCCGCACCCGCAACAGACGAAGTAGTCGTACCACCCATGTCTTCAATAAACTTTTTAAAATTCTTCATATCTACCTCTACTTATACTCGTTTTAACAGGGTGGCCCAAGATTTATCTTCGACCAGACTCCCGTCTTTAGCGAACGCAGTTACACGGTAAGTAAATCGTTCTATTGGTTCAAATGCGGACAAGATGTCTTGTTCGAATTGTTTAACGACATGATGAATGGGTTCCTCATCTGTTCTCATAACAAGAATGTATTCGGCACCGTTATCGTCTGCCTTCTGAAAGTATTGAGCAATGCTTCGGTGATTACTACCGGCATCAAATATCCATAGGTCGTGGATGTTTTCTATCTCTTGAGTGTAATCCTTTATGTCTGCGATAACACCTTGGAATCGTCCACCGAATATACCACGGATGACATGCATGTTCTCTCTACTGTAACCGTATCGATCATCATCAACACTGGTAAACCTAACTTGACCATCGTGTTGTAACCACAATAAAGAACTGTGTCCGGCTCCAAATCCTAGTTCAACTACACTGGTCGCCCCAGTACGATCGTAGACTTTATCTATCATGTCTACGGTAGTGGTATGTAAGGACATGTATGCTTCGAGAACTTTACCTTGGTTACCTAGTGCGATATACTCGTCTACTAGATTATCAACAGACAATGTGGTCATTTAGTGATATCCGATATGGTTACTAATACTTTGTGTCCAGACTTCATGTGAGTACCCTCGTAGATATTGAGTCCAAGAATACTGTCTATAGGAAGTGTCTTCTCTATACGTAACTGGTCACCCTTGCGAACTACCTCTGCACATTGGGTAGTCATTGAATCGTACTTCATACGATAGATGCCTGGCCCGATCTCTTCACCATCGATCATGAACCATTGGTGATCTTCTGCCAGACAATCTAGAATGTCGATACCTGTCTTCTCGTGGATCTTCATCAGGTTCGAATCTGACAACTCACCATGTTCTTTAATCAATGCGAGTGCGGCACCATATCGTGCAACTACCGACTGACCGCCAGGCACCTTTGCCATGATTCGTTTTAAATTGAAAACAAGTCTATGGAAGGGGGTGTAGTGACTACGATACGCTTCACGGTCATCTGTCAAGTTGGTACTGAAATCCTTATTCTTCTTACCGTCTTTGTCAATGATACCTGCCTTGAACGCATCGGTATCCTCGAAAGGGGTAACTAAGAGTTTGAGGAATCTAATTGTATAGACTAGATCCGCAGCTGATTTTAAAATTCCCATTATCTTTTCTCTAAAGGTTTATCTTTATTTATAGTCTGGCGATTTCACGTAGTGCTTGAATCGCAACTTTATCCATTTCAATACCCGTTATTTCATCATTTTTGATGGCACGGAGATATATTAGGAAGGGTTTGAGTGTGGGCCAGTGTTCTACTACGATTTTCTGTGCCAACATCTCAACGGCAGGTTCAGTACCGAATACATTGAGTAGGACAATAAGGTGATTTAGGATTAGTCTCTCTGACAAATCTCCCCCACCATAGTACCTATTCAACAATCGTTTGATGTACTTGAATCGTTTTAGATCTTCGAAGAACTCGTCTTCGTCAATACAGGTGGGGTTACGATAATGCTTTGCTGCATATAACGTGAAGTTATTTCTGTTTAGTTCCATCATTAACCAATCTCAAAGATTTATAAAATGTGTCTTCATATTTAGTCTCTAGGTTAGACTCTATAATATAGTCCATCAGAGTTACCATCCACTCATAAGAAAACCTACCATCCGGAATATTCTCTTTCATTTTGTTCATGACGACTCCAGTGGGGTCAGGTGAGTACAAGTATGTGAACTCGTCCTCTTCGTCATGATAGGCGACATCTAGTTCACCTCTCACACCTTTCTGTTTGATCTCCCACCATTGCATAGTGTCTTCACCTACCAACAATTTGGGATCATAATTTATATGGGACGCACCTTTACGTGAGAAGAATACCATACGATTGAAGAGATCCCGATAACCGTTTTTGTTCTTTGTCGGATTGGACATCTTCCAACATAGTTTTTCGAACGCAACTCTTGACTTTGCCCATTCCATCATGGTATTATCGTCACACCAATCGTAGACCATCTCATGATCACTAAACTCAGGGCCGCGACACCGTTGCTTTCTCCACCAGTTCGTCCAATCTGTGGGTAGGCATTCATTTATCTCTTTATCTAGTTTTGCCCATCCTTTAGTTCGAGACCACGATTCGACCACATCGTTACCATTTTTGTCCTTAGTAAACTGAGTCGCTACTTTACTCCACTGATTGACAAGGGCAACTACATCTGGAGGAGACGGGTGTTCAGATAACTGTCGGTAGAACTCTACGCCATATTCAGTGACTATATCGTCACCGTCAACGGCAACCATATGTTCATGAGTAGACTCAAGGAACAATCGAATTAACGAGTTTTTTCCGGTAGATGGAGTTCCATCAGATTCGGTAACATAGTGTTCTATACCCATGAACCAACAGTAGTCGGTCGCACGTTCCACGTAATCCTTATCCAGAGAGTTGATAACTACAATAAGATCTTCGCGGGGAATCGTTCGCAAGTGTTTTACAAACAAGCAATTGTCGGGGTTGTGACGGAGGGATTTATCCCTAGATAGTAAGACATAATATTTCATGTAACTATCTAGGGATATGTTTGGACAGGTTTATCCTACGATTTCATTCATTTGAGCTAGTAGGTCTTTCTTAGAACGTCTACGATCTAATTCCACACCCATAGTACGTCCCAGTGCTTCTAGTTCGATCTTAGTCATTTCTTCTAACGACTTACCACCTACAGGTGCTTCAGTCAACATAGACACATCAGCACCACCCAGTTTGGCGTTAACAAGAAGATCGATCTCATCCTGTTCGCCATGGAATTCATTGATCTGTGCTTGAGTGAAACCACTCGATATAAACAGTTCTCCGGTGTTCGGATCTTCCCAACCGTTTAGGGTTGGTACTGCGTCTGGACACCAGCCTGGAGCTCTTAATTTAGACATAATCTTTTACCTTTGTTTTATGATTTACGGAGTTGTTCCAAAGTACGTTGAATCAGATCAGAATGTTCCTTAACAGGTTTTGGTGCAGCGTCACCCTGTCCAGTATCGCCTGGCAGTTTCTTGGGTGATGGGCCACCTTTACCAGCAGCAGTAGTAACCTTAACCGCATCTTCGTAACTGTCTTCAAGTTTCTTATCAGACTTAGCGTGTAACTCAGCGAATGCTTTCTCTTGAGGAGACTGAGTCTCACCGTGTTCTTCGCCAGGTGCTTTGCTTTCCAACAGACCCATGAGTTCACTGATCAATGCGTCAGATGATTCTTTAAATGATTCTTTTTTCATTGCTTTACCAATTGCCTTACGTCTCTTATGTAGGAACTTATCAGAAGAATCGACATCACCATCGTTATCAATGTCTTTGTCTTTACGATCTTTGAACTTCTTCTTAGCAGCTTTAGGGTCTGCCTTGTCAAGTCCTTCACCGTCATCTTCGTCATCGTTAGATGCGTCTTCTTTGACATCATCTTTCTCAACGTCTTTCTCTAGTTCGGTCTTCTCGTCTTCTTTCTTCTTTTTCTTCTTAGGCTTATCTTCAGACTCTTCACCAGAATCTTTCTCTTCGCCTTCGTCTTCGTCTTCGTCTTTCTCTACGTCAACGTCTTTACCAGCAGGAACTGCTTTCTTACCGGACTCTTCTTCGTCATCCGACTTCTTCTTACCTACAGCAGCTTTCTTCAGAAGTTCAGGATCGATGTCTTCGTTCTGACGTTTCAGTACCGCAGCAACCTGTGGATGCTGAGATAGACCCTTGGCGAGTTTCTCGATTGTTTTAACTGCACCAGAGTAGTTACCACCAGCGTAACGTTTATCGGATGCAATCCCTATGGCTTGTTTGATAACTTTCGCATCAAACTTCGCTTCAGAGACAACCTCAAGATATGCCTCTTTCATTTTGTTAATATCTTGACTGTTCATGTCGTCTCCTATTGACTTAACCAGAAGTAGTCTGTCACAACACCAACTGTCGCGATAGCTACCATGTATACTATTGAGTTAATTATTTTAATGGTGTGACCTTGGTCATCCACCTTTCTTTCTATATCATCTAACTTCTGAGAGAACTTATTCATTCTCTCGAAATGGTTATTGTGGTTGTTCTCTATGCCGATAAGTTTTTCTTCAGCACGAGCCAATGCAATCATGGCATCAGAGAGTTTATCAATCTTCTCCTCGATACGATCTAATCGCTTTTGGTTTGTATCTGTTGCCATTACTTCATCGTTCCCATATGTTAAAAGTCGGTTGACTTATACTATTTATACTTCTAAGATACGCAGTATTAAGGTATCTGTTCCTTTTATTAATCGGTGGTACTCCATCTTAGTGATGGTGTAGCTATGTCCTTCTAATAATTCGATTGGTTCTTCGTTGTCCATTTGAAGTTCCCAACCATATCCTTCCATGACTATAATCCTTCGATCTCGTTTGTCCCTATGCCAGACTAGTTCCTCGTCAGCAACATTGGGATCAAATGTCCTAAGTCTACTACCATCATGTAAGTTTAACTCAAGATAAGGACGATCTACCAAAAGAAACTACCGCCTCCGGAGAGACCTAGTTGTTTTGCGTATCGCGGTAAACGACATGCCCAGTATGCAGCGGTCATACGATCATTCTGTTGGTCACACTTGTGACGTGCAGCGAATGATTTGCGTGCCTTGGGGTCGTTTAGTTTAACTTTAAGTCCGGTGGTGTCACCCCAAGAGATCTTCTTGATGTTACCTGTAGAAGGATCTTTGACGTGTACGTAATACTTCTTAGGGCCACCGGCTTTGGGTTTACCCAGTTCTGGTTCTTTCTCTTCGAAGATGCAATCTAATGCAACGTTCTCTCCATTGAACTCAGCAAACTCACCTAGATTACCTTCCATGATGTCTACTTCGGATGGATCAATCTCTAGGTTACCAGCATAGTAATCTTCACGACACTGTCTCCAGTAATCGAAATACGCCTCTGATCCAACCCGATAGATATTACTCTCTACTAGGTTAGATTCAGATCCGCAGTTACAATGGTCGTTAAATGATTTCATTTCAGTTTCAGTGCTTTCTGTAAATCCTGTGGACTCTGAGATGCCAAGTCCGCGAACTTCAACTTCTGATCGTTTCGTTTAATGCTATTATACTTCATCAGTACCGCTTTGGCAAGGTTTTGTTTCAAGTTTACTTTCTTACCGTTCTTGAACTCGATCACTCCACCCTTAGATAGATCAGCAACTCTACGCAACTGAACAATGATGTTCTTGTCTGCCGCTTTACGGTCATCTGCCGTTGCCTTCACATCGTCATCGTCAGCAGAGTCCTTACCACGTTTATCCATAGCACGGAATGCATCACGTTTCGCACTCTCTAGAATACTGTCTTCAAACAACTTTGCAGCTTGTTTCATACTTATGGTTTTGATATCACCGAATTGGTTCTTGGTTCTAACAGTAATCTTACGTCCACTCATATCGAAATCAAGTGTGTAGGTCTTACCGTCTTTACCACGAACGTTCTTGAGTGCTTCGTTGACTGCGGGTTTGTCGTGAGTGTAACCTAACTTAGCATACTTGTCATGATCCGCCTGAGTATCTGCATCGTACTCTTTACCAGTTTCGGGATCATACATCTTGTGAGGTTTGAACGCTTCTTCCAACGATTCTTTGATGATCTTAACTGGATATAACGCAGAACCGCCAGTCTTGGGATCGATCTGCATAGCGTATGGAACGCCTTTCATCTTAGTCTTATAATCTTTATGAATCTTGGCATAGTTCTTCGCGGTCATCTCGATCTCGCCCTTGGCATTTAACTTGCCCATTGCTTCATCAAGAACTTCTTCGTTACGCTTACCTTTCTGGTATGCGTTGTACTCTTTACGTCTCTCTGCATCTTTCTTCTTCTCAGCAGGAGTCATCTGAGATACAGGTTTCTTACCCTCTACCATCGCAGATTCAATGTACATGTTCAGTTCGTAACGTCTGTTATCTAAGTTCGCAACTTGGATATGTACATTACGGTTCTTCTTTTGAGTTGAAAGAATGTATTTGTTGGTCTTACCCGAAGATGGTTTCTTCGGCCCCATTGCAACCTTGTTATCGATATCATCAGTAGATACGACATAACCTTTCTTCTTCGCATATGCATATGCGTGTTGCATAGCACCAGAGAAGTCTTTGTGGTATAGGTCGTAACCAGACGAAGATTTCGCTTCTCTAATTTGATTGAAAGATTTCATTGTTATGCCAGATCCTTATCGTGATTTAGTGTGCCTTTTTTCTTTTTGACTATGAACGCATTTACTCGTGCATGTCCCCATTGTTGTGGAGTGGTGCCTGGTCTGTGACCCGTCTTCCATGCCGCTACTCCACGGTTATATACCTTCTTGAGTGTAGCAGGCGATATACCAGACTTCTTTGCCTTCGCAGCAATACCGTCCGAACCTTCCTTTACGTCTACCTCATCGTACATAGAATATCGTTTTTCTTCTAAGTATTTCTTGAAATTAATCATTTGGTTTCTCTATTCTTTGCTTTGGTTGCGGCCAATCTTGCACGATCCATCATACGATCATGTTTTGCCTTGTCAGCTTCCTTCTCACGGTCAATGGCATCTTTTGCGGCAGAGACATCGTCTTCACCCAGTAGACCGTGGAGGACTTTTCTATCCATACCACTATACGTATTGGCGATCTTTTGTGCATAATAGTCAGTACTATGTCGCAACTTACCACCGTTCTCTTTCTTTTTACGTACCAATAAATCTTTTAATGTCTTCAATGCGTGTTGATACTGCTTCTTATTCGTAGTAACCGACTTCAACTTGTTTAACATTCTACCCTCTGTTGTTTCAGTGGTAATAACATTAGAGGTAGTTTTGAAGTTTTTCTTACGCATTATTGTTTTGTTAACAACTTCGAACTCATCCTTCTTACGGTCATAGTTTATGACAACCGGAAGATTCAAATCAGTTTGTAAATCTTTAATGACCGCTTCACTGTCAGGATTCTGACGAATGTTCTTCGCCTTCCTCTTTGCGATCTTCTTGAATACACGTTGTAACTCAGCCACCGTGATAGGTGGATCATTACGTTTGTCATTCATACGGTCAGCGAAATGCCGTGTGAACTCGATATCGACATCGAACTTTGCGAGCAGTCGGTCTGCGAACTTCTCAAGGTCGTTGAGTTGTTTTTGACTGACTTCTTCGTACATGTCTTTGAATTGTTTGGTGTACTTGGATGGTTTCGTTTTCGCGGTAGCATCGCCTGGAGCGGGTTTATAGGCTGAATCATCATCGTCTGCTTTCTTCCCGTGTTTCTTAAAGTGTGCATCACGTGCAACCTTAGTGGACTTCTTGAGACCAGAGTGATAACGTGCGGGTTGAGTACCTTTGCGATCCTTGATATCAGAATCTTGTGCTTCGACTAATTCAATTGCGTCAATCCACTTGCGATACTTCTTATCCCCGCACTCTACGATTACGTAGTTGGAACCCAGAAACTTTACCACGCCAAGTTCTTCAGACTCTTTAACGACAACTGAATCACCCACTTGGAAAAGATCCCCCTGCACATACTGTTCTCTTGTTTCAGAAACAGGCGCGAGTTCAACGTGGTTCTTGAAAGATCGTTCTTCCGATAACCCCATACCCTTACGTACATCATTGAATAAAGACCGTGCGTCCTTGTTGGACATAGTTCTAGGAACACCCTGAGAGAAACTAACGAAGTCATTTTCGGATGCATTCGCTCGTTGTTTGGATGCGGACATACCTTCAACACCTTCCGCATCGGGATCTCTTGCTCCCGCAGATACTATCTTGATACTTTTAAAGTTGTAGAAACCGTGTCTAGCTTGTTTCGCATTGTATTTGTTGAGTAACGTTTCGAACTCTCGAATACGATCTGCACCGACAACCATAGTTACATTGCGGTAACCTTGGTCATACAATGATGCAGCTACATCAAATACGTTTTTGATCTTTTTGTCCATCATAACATTCCGTGCATGTTTTGGGAACATCTTACGGATATGTTTAACTTTCTGAGAATATGTCAACGGATCCTTTTTAGGATTCTGTGACTGAGACACAAACACCTTGTAGTCTGATTTACCAGACTTAGATGCCAGTGTATCCATTACCTTACCATGACCAATTGTTGGAGGATTCATTCTACCAAAGGTAAAATAACATTCTCTCTCTTCTTCAATCAGGTATTGTGAGAAATTTTTAAGATTCTTCACTCTTGCCCCTCTTACGTGCCAATTCTTGTTTGCGAACTTTGGGTAACAATTTCTTCGCAAGTTTATCGATTTTAGGTTTCATTTTGTCCAGACGTTTTTCGATTTCCATTCGTCTAGCCATATTTAGGTCGGCTTTACCGACACCTTTTGTCAACTTTTTGGCAAGCATATTACGTGCTTGTTTCTTCGCACGTTTCTTTAGGGTATCCATATTAGCAATCTTACGTGCAGCTCTTGCACGACCTATTGCGATCTTGGGGGCGAGTTTCTTCATTTGACGCGCCTTCTTCAGACGCTGTTGAATATTAAGAGCCGCTTGGAGTTCTACCTCTTCACTGTTGTTACCAGTGGGTATATCCTTTTTGCGTTTCTTACTATTGAGCGCGAGTTGATCATCTCCGGTCTGAGTATAATCGACTGCTATGAAATCTTTAAAACCTAACTTCTTAGGCATAACGTCCTCTTTTGGTTTTTCCCATTAATTACGACTAGGTTTGTCCCAGCCTTTAACAACATCGGGCGAAAAGTTATTATAGGAGAATTCCATCCTATTAACCAATTTCACCGCATCACCACCAAGTGTATCAATAGCGACATATCCTTCTTCACCAGTGGTCTTATAACCATTGGTAGTCTTAACGAACGTGTCGATATTTTTTAAACTATCAAGTTTATTTATAAGAATTAGTTTCGCAAGAACTATGTTTTTTTGCAATTCGAACATCTGAACTAACGATCTTTGGTTTTTTTGTGAGAAGAATGTCAGTATATCATCTAACTTCTGTTGTTGTACACCCTTACCTTTCTCGGTCTTTCTCTTATCGATCTCTTTCTGGAACTTCTTATTGATCCAACCGATAAGACCACGAACGTGCGCTTTAGTGTTCGTAATGACCATTCCTTCCCGCACAAAAGTGTTGTTGTACTGTTCGATCAACTGTGCGAGATCTTGTTTACTTTCTAGTTCACGTAACGTTGTACCCGATACTTTGTTGAACAGTTGACCGCACGTAGTCAGGTAACCATTCACGGCTTCAGTTTCTTTCTTGGTCAGTGTTGCCCCTTGTTCGTTAGACAACATCGCATCCTGTGACCATACGTTAGTAGACTTACGGAACTTAGACACGTCCACACCATACTGCGCTTTCATACTTTCGAACGTATCACCAGTATAGGTTGTGTGCCATACAATACCGATCTTCGCCTTCTTGACTTCCGCAGCCTGTTCTACAGGTACCGCATAGATGATTGTGTTTGGGTGAAAGACAACATACGACTTACCGTCAATCTTCTTGGTCTCTAGGTCTGATTTTGAGAACAAGAAATCTCCTTGGACGACACCCTTGATACCCAGAGAGGGAAGATACTCAAGTGCATCTTTCATCTTACTGGCCAGATCACCAGACATATCCGCATCAATTTCTGCGTTAGTCTTATAGATCTTTGGGTTCTTTGCAAAGATACCTTTCTTCGCCACAAAGAACTTACCGTCAGATGGATCTTGTCCACAGAAGATTGCAGGCGCACCGTCCCACTTGACCGATACTTTACTCGCCTTCTTACCACCCAACATGTCACGCATATCACGTAACGCATTGATTGCCGAACGAGTACCAGCGACACCCCCATAGAGAACCTTATCCTCAATGTGGGTCATGTGGGTATTTTTCTGTTCTGTTATAAAGTTTTTAAAGTCCATTAGAATTTCAACGTGGTGAAGTCACACATCATTCGTGTGGGGTAACCATCTTTGCCTTGAGTGTCTCGTATATTTAGTTTGAATCTATAGTACGGTGAACTGAGTTCCATGTCAATACGTTTACCTCGACCTGTCTTACCACCGTAGTGAACGGTACAAGTAGTAACCTTTGATGCAGCTTGCATCGCAGCGAGATCCATCTTCTTGGAATGAACGTTCTTCTTCATCTTATGGATGACATGGTAACCGTGACCGATACCACTTTCGAGTAATGCCTTCATCGCCTGTTTGTCTGGTCGGGTAACGACTTTACCACCTTTGGTCTTAACATCGTCATTGAATATACCACAGAATCTCTCGTTGTCAATACCGAATAGATTGAGTAACTTCAGACCATCAGCGTTCTGGATCTTACCTTCTTTGATTTCTTTGGGGGTTAACTTGGTACGGACACCTACGTTGAAGAACGTGGTGGTAGACTCGAACTTGAGACTGAGATAGACTTTGGTTCCGTCTTCCTTTATCAGGGTAACATCAGTAACACTAGAACCGATATCTGTACCCACACCTTTAGTGTTAGTCAAAACGATATTAGCGCCAGTGAAGTTCAATGGTCTCTTGGTGTTCTCTCCACCCACAACATTGATCTTGAGTGTCTTGGAACCACTGAGATCATACAACTCATCAAGATGCATGATCGCCTTGAGATTACCCTCATCTTTTACGGCATCCTTACCTTCCGCATACCAAGTATTCAGATCATTTGCAAACGAAGTCTCAAACAGATTACCTCTATTCTTCACACCACGATTACCACTAGAACCATTACCATACTTGATACGTACAGTCTTTACTCCAGCGTTACGTTTGATGTCACCGATATCCTCTACCGCCTTGAAGGTACGAGCTATGTTGATATCTTTCTGTTTTTTCATGTCGATGTTGATCGGTGCTTCTACACCTTTGTTCGACAAGTACTTGAATAGTGCGAGTACATCTGCAACACTATCATGTGGCCAGTCCGCCAGAGTGGTTGAGATTTCATCTTCCGTTTTAGGGAAGAATGAATATGCTTCCCCCAACATCTCGACATGTTGTTTAAATCGTAACATCTGTTTGTCCCAGTGAGTAATTTAAATTAATTATAACACTATTTATAACAAAACGGAAGTAGAACTTTGCTCCTCATTGTATTTTTCTATGGTCTCACGGAGAGGACGAACCCAGTTATCACGGTGTTCGATGAACACTTGAGGGGCATTACCATCAACAGAAATGACAGTAACCAACTGAGTGATAGGTTGACCAGTACGTTCTTCCCACATGATTGCATACGCAGCTTCTTGCATGAAGTAGTTCTTAATCCAGTCTTTACGTTTAGGTTTCATCGAAGTCTTGTAGTCAATGATAGATGGTTTGCCATCGAAGATACCCACGCAATCCACTCGACCCGCCACACCAAGGTGGTTGGAGTACAGTGGTGCCTCTTGAGCATACACTTTAGTCAGACGTTCATCTAGTATTGGTTTCAAATCAAGAAACGATTGTACAATGTCCGGAGTATAACCATCCTTGAAGTTGGGATCATTATCAACATACTTCTCAAGGATCTCGTGAACAGATGTACCACGAGTAGACGCACGATAAGAGATACGGTTAGCTTCCGCATCACCGACCTTCTTACGCCACTTGGCAATTGAGTCACGACTAAGTATAGATAGTACAGTAGTAATAGAAGGTAGATTGACACCCTCTGGAGTTTTGTATTTACGACCAGAGTCCGTAGTAACGGCATTCATCTCAGTCAATTCAACGCTTTCATGTTCAAACATATATATCTCTCTTCTCGGTAACAGCTGTTATTATACAGGAAAATACAGTTATTGTCAAGCCATAGTTTCAATTAAATTTCGTGCAAGGAAGGTCAGTCCCAGACCATTTACCAGTATCAACGCCCTGTCTTTCCAGAGTATCGATACCCATAACCATCCGATTACACCCACAAACGATAGACTCAGGTCATAGATCTGGAGTCCATCAACACCTCTGATTGACATGGCACTGATCATCAATACGGATGCGGCCCACTTTACATACCAATCTAATTCTCTCTTAGCCCCAGACATCTGGTAATCCTTCTTGTGACTGTTCCATATAGTACTCGCCCGGATAGTGTCTCAGACATCTGTACGCTTCCTTGCGTACTGCACTAGGTACCCTTGGAGTCTTCTTTGGATCTAACAAGTCAATCAAGAACTGACGGGTGTTGTTAACCGCCCATGTTCTCTCATCTGGCATTGTCACTCTGCAACCTCCAACCACTCGAAGTGTCCGTTCTGCGGGTTGAACTGAGCGCATGATGTTGCGGCTGAATCTAATCGCCATTGGTTCTGAACTGAACCCGCACCTAACATCGACCCCACAATTACTCCAATAAACACTACCACAGCGTAAATCATCAATTCGTTATTTCTACTCATCTCTCAATCCTCTATGTTCCAATTCAAGTTCCATCGCTTTACGTATAACAGGTCTAATAAACAGTTGTTGTGTTTCCAAGACCGCTTCAATATGAGCGGTATCCATCTCACTCAATTTAACATACGATAACGGTTGATCACCATCTTTACCGTATGTACCCCACTCAACAGACTCTCGTATCACACTGAACTTATCGGTATCATACACAGCCAGACTGATTTGATCCTCGTGTACGGACGCACGAATATAGTCTAGACCACCATCCACCACATATTTTTTACCGTTGGCATCGGTATGACTCTGATAATCGTGACGGTTACGTGACACGAGAATCGTGCCATCCGGAGTCTGTATTGCATTTCTAACTAATGTCATAGTTTCTCTCTCATTGTTTTCATTCTATTCTTAGACTCGACCCACTTCTCGAACGTCTGAGGTTTACGGGGTTCTCCAAATGCGAGACCCTTTCTCTTGAACTCGTGTTTCAGAATCTTCTTCTCGTCTGCACCCATGAAGGTACCTACCAGACTCACTAGGCATTGACGGAACGAACGTCCGTGGTGCATGTGACCCAGAGTATGGGCAAGTTCATGGAGTAAGATGTACTTATTGAATCCGTTAATCGGACACAGAGTGACGGTACGACCGTTGGTAAAACCGGACAGGGTTTTGTTACGTTTACTCATCACGACAATCTCAGGTTGAGAGTTGAAGATACGACCCATGTCATCATCAAGAGATTTCTGCCACAACTTGATCCAAGTCTTGGATTTGTAGATCTTCTTGGAGAGTTTGCGGATCTCTTCAACAGTGTCGTAAGTCGGGATATCGACTTGACGCATAAAGAGGTTCTCGGCCGAGTAAGTCATCTGACGTTCGGAATCGCGAGACTTCGACCCTTTGTTTTGTTTCGCTTTATGTTTGGTGAGATATTGGTTGTACTTATGTTCATCGGAATCGTACAACGGCATGTCAAAGTAATTATAGAGCGACATTGTCACCTCCAGTCATTCCAACCCATGCATAGGCAGGGTTCGCACAGAACATTCCGATCTCATCGAAACCTAAGATGCAGAACCCTTCTTCAGGGTTAGTGCCTTTCTCAAACTCGACTAACTCGTAGCCAGCACGGAACTCACGGACGGTGTTGATGTCAACTAATTCTACTTTCATAATATATTCTCTCTCAGTTCTCATAATCAATACAAGTATTATAGATGACTGGGCAGGAAATGTCAAGCGCTCATTTGCAAATAAAGCAAAAAAAAGGGGATATTTCTATCCCCCCAAAGGTTAGGCAGAGGCGAACTCAACTGCCTTGTTAACTGCGTTGACCTTACGGTTCTGGTTAGCACCGAACCATGCAGAACTCATTCGAGTGTCAGCACTACGACCCATCTCGTGGTCAGTCAAGTAGGTCACACTGTTCAGTGCTTGCCACCAAGTACCACGTCCAAACTCTGCTCCTGGCTGAGTCTCTAACAGATCAAACGCTTTCTTTGCGTTAGTGGTCAGATCATCGTACTTCTCAACCGCGACAGGATTCTTACCGTGATAGGTACGTGGGAACACTTCGTTGTAGTACTTGATGAGGTTGTCCATAGAGAATCTCTTTGAAGATAGGAACTGAGACATCTCTTTGAACTGGTCAAACTTCTCGTGGGCAAGACCCATAGTAGTTTTAACGTGATCCGCATCGAATACGTTACGGTGGTTCATCTTAACACCGTTGATCGCACGACCACGAAGGGCAGTAGCGAGAGTGTTCATACAAGACACACGGATCGGAGTGAATCGGATATCGACAGACTTACCGTAATCGTGTGGGTTGGAGAACAACAAGTAAGAATCAACACGGTCACCGTCCATCACATCGAACGACTCGTTGATCTTGGCCAATGCCCAAACCATCTTACCACCTTTCAGTGAACCGGCAGTGTGCATTTCCATACCACCTTCTAGACAGTACTCGTTGAAGAACTCAAAGGCAGTTTCGTTTTGGACTGGATTCCACTTACCACCAACTTGGGTAAGAATCTTGTTATCTGTAGAACGAACGAGTGCTTCCATTCCGGTCGGGACTTCTTCCCCGCCCACTCGTGCGTATGTAGGAATTTTTGATACTGACCAGTCTAAACCAGCCTTCTGCATCATTTGTTGTGGAGACAGGTCATTTGATACTTGTGTACCAATCTCACCCCAAGGTGAAGAACCAGCGTATGCCATAGTCTCGATCTGAAGGATATCATTCATGCTCATAGTTTTCTCTCTTTTCTCTAGTTAATTTCTCATTCTCAATACAAGTATTATATCATACTCAATACAAGTTTGGCAACTGTTTTCTTGAAATTATTTTAAGAAAGTGTATATTTCTATGAGTTCTTCTTTACCCTTAACTTTGATGTCCCCAATCTTACGGGATACTGTGTCGGTCAATTGGTCTTTGGTGTGACTTGAGTAGATGGTCGGGAAGTCTTTGTAGTCCCCTCGTGCAGCCGTTGCTTCCAATCGTGCGGCAAGGTTTACCGCGTCACCGATAACTGAATAGTCAAATCTGGACTCAGAACCCATATTACCAACAATACAGTCTCCGGTATTAATGCCAGTACCAACATTGATGTCAGGAAGACCTCGCTCTTTGTAAGTTTCCTTAAGCTCATCTGTTTTCTCCTCTATTTCTTTGGCAGACTTTACTGCCATGTCTGCGTGGTTCTCACAGGGTACAGGTGCGTTCCAGAACGCCATGATACAGTCACCCATGTACTTATCGATAGTACCACCGTTGTTTAAGATAATCTGTGTCATCGCATCTAGGAACTCATTGACCAACTCAACCAATCCTTCGGGATCATCGTTGTTCTTGTAGTGTTCTGAGATCGGAGTGAAGCCACATATATCCATAAATAAGAACGACATCTCCTTACGTTCGCCCCCTAGTTTCAAAAGTGATGGATCCTTCTGAAGCATATATACCATGTCCGGAGATAAATATGTCCCGAACTGTTTTTTTACTTGCTCTTTCAATTTGTATGTGGTATAATACTGATTAAAAGACGATTGCCCAAATACAAGGAACCCCGCAATTGAGACCCAAACGATATCCAGCACAAAGTAAGAATTACTCCAGACGATCCACGATATTATCGGGACGCTTGAAAGAAACAAAACAGAACTTATCACCCCAACAACTGTGGGAAATCTATAGACCGATACAAGGATTCCTAGACACACTACCAAAATCGAAAGCACTTCAACTATTAGACTCCAGTCGGGCCTCTGTATTTGAACACCTGAGAGTACGGTCTGAATTTGATGGCCTTGAACTTCGTGGGGATACACTGCACCCATTGGGGTTGGTACTGGATTAGCAACTCCCTCTGCGGTCACACCTAAAATTATTATCTTACCTTCGGGGATGGGTTCGAGTATACTCTGAGACTTAAAGTCGTGCCAGAAGGCAACAGGCAACTCTGAGGACGGCTCTGTGACCAAAGGATCCTGTTTACCCAGTCTTATCCACTCTACACCAAGAGAATTGTATTTCACGGTGTAGGATGGTTCCCCTATCCACACCCTAACGGCGTCTAACCCAAGAGAGGGGTACGGTTGTCCGTTGATGCCTACCATTAATGGTGTCCGTCTGAGAACACCTGTAGGTTGATCAACTTCAGCGGATACTGCACCCACCCCCATACTCATCTGTGCGAGTTCCGGAATAGGTATCAGTATACCACTGTAGTCGATTAGTGAATCTATAGGTTTACCGAACGTAGATACGTTGGCATATATCCCTAGATCATCCGTAGTAGTTTGGCGTGTAGGTGCGCTGGCCAGGATTACGGGTTTTAGGGCGATTGATTTTGATAGTTCCAGATCCCCCGCAAACCGATCGGGTTCTGACCATATCATTGTTGATACTATTAGAGAATTGGGTGGTGCTTGGTTGATATACTTGGCGATTGTCTTTCGCGGCCACGGGTATTGTCCTTCCTTTTCAATTGATGCTTCATCTATGTTTACCAATACAATATCGTCTATCGAGATAACCTCGTGACTTTGTTGTAGTTGATCGTAGTATGCGTACTGCAACGACTTCACAATGTCGATCTGCGATACTTTTAAAACCGCGAACAGAATGATCACGGGGATGACACTATACCACTTTGTCATTGTTGTGTTATTGTAACAGAACAACCGCCTACTGTCAAGCAATTTTGCTGTAAAGTATAGGTTGCGGTTGAATTAAATTGTTTGAGAGTCAAGTCAGTACCATACGTACCGTCAAGAGTTATATTTGCGGTATGGGTTGCGTTGGGCCCTTTCTGACGGATGAACACATCGTTCTCGTCATTGTAGATATTGAGGTTGATTTCCTTTGCACCATCGTGTTGTTGGATGGTCGTAACCTCGTTGTTGTCTCCAGCTACGTGTAGATCGACTGCATGACCATCGACACTACCTTGATTGGTCTGTTGAATAGAAACACCGTTGTTGTCTCCGTGAACGGTTAGGTCAACGGTATGTCCACCGCCTTCCCAGTTATCGTACCAATAGTCATGGTTGGTATAACTCTCTGGATAATCGAATGCACATCCTTGACAGATCTTTACTCCATTACCAGAACCACTCATCTCATCTGTTGTAATCTTGTTTACAGAAGAAGTGTCTTCGTTGTATTGAATGAATAGAAGTCCACTATAGGTGGTGTTGATAAATGATCCAGTATCTAACATATCCACCACATTGTGTGAACCGACTTGTTCTATACCTAAACTGAAATTAGTACCGGATTGATCGATAGTTATTTGATTGTCCGCTGATGCGGTATCGGTGAAGAAACATATTAGACCAATGAAGAATATGGCCATGATACATGTATCTCTGAATTCGTTGTCGTCTTTCATATCAATTGCTCTGTCTTATTACCACCAAAATGTCATCACCCCCGTCTGCGGTGATCGTTCCTACGTAACCTTCTACCTCTGTATCTAGTCTTATACTACCTCCGGTTAAAAAGTTCAATGCAATAACACCGTTTACGTCACGGTAGAAAACAATACCTTGGTCTTCTTGGAAAACTGCATATTGACTGTCAACGTTCTTACCCCAGACAGCACCCTTCAACCTTATCGCACCACCACCTCTACCCGATTGCATATCTTCGAGATCACCCATAGTGCGTACTAATGCTTCTACTTCATCTAATAGATCCACCAACAATTCTGAGTCAAGTGCATCATAGTCTAATCTAGTGTAGACCGGATCTTCAGCGTAATCATCATATGACTTTTCCAGTTCATCGAACTGAAGGAAGTCTGCGTCCAATGAACCCATGTCTATATCAGCGTCATCTAACAACTGTTCTTGTATCGCCTCTGCCACTTCATCGGGTGGACTGACAATGAACATGTTATCGATTGACGATGGTGTTATATTCTCGATGACCACAACTCTGGTCGGAGGCGAGTCTAAACTAGACACCATTGTCGTTGCATAGGCTTGAGTGAGAGTAGTCTCACCCGCATCATTAGAAACAACAATCTCACCAGACGGATTACCATATTCGTCCGGTAATAATATAACGAGAGTCCGACCCAACTCATCGATCGTTGTAGTGAAATCCGTTCCACGGACAGCAATCTGTGCAGTCGGGGTAGAGATATCGATATTCTTCTTATCTACCATTCCCAATCGACCAGACGCAAATCGAGCAGTCCCAAGTGCCATCTTCATGACCATCTTAGACTTACTCGGATCTGGATCGTAATACACCTTATCAATAAAGACTTTGGTGTGTTCGATCAACGACAACTCAGCATCATCCTTGAACTTAATTAACATCCTTCCCTTTGCAGTTTGGGCTGTATCATTAAGTTCTATGTCAGTGCCTACCACGGACGATATGACATCCGTCTCTCTTAGCAAAGAACCGATTCCTTTCGATTCAACTATCCCGCCGATAGATTCTGCATGTACTACCCCAGAACCCATTGACAGTATAACACTAATTATCGTTGGCGTTATCTTTCTGATTAATCTGTATGACTGCATTGTCTGACGTAATATCCATAGTAATGATACCCTTACACGACTGTATTCCGGTTGGACACGTACCACTTAACTGGTTGATGTCGATATCCGCATTGTCACCGGCAAACTCTACTGTCTGTGTCTGATAGAAACCATCGTTCTGTAATGATACTATGTTATTACCGTCACCAGTAATGTCCCAGTCCCAAGTTACGTCATCGGTCTCAACGTCAATGTCGAACACATTAGAAGATCCAAGAACCTGTAGATCTAAATCTAAACGTTCAGAAGATGCAGCTGCACCTTGATCGAAATCAATTGTGTTAGAGTCGCCCGTCATTGTGATATCCATTGTGGTAGCGTCCGTAGATCCTATATCACCAATGAAATAATCGAGTACGTTAGCATCACCAGTCCACAGTAAATTGTATGTAGAACTGTTAGATGTCAATGTACCGAACAACAGGTTTTCGTTACCAACTTGATCGATGTTAAATGTTAGTGAGGAACCTGTGATCGGTGTCGCACTAGAATTTGTCGCGAAGTTGTCTAAACCAATTTTGTTACCGTAACCAATCTGATCGATATAAAGGGTAAGCGTGTTACCCGATTGATCGATGTTGATCTCGTTGTCGTCAGATGCTGCACCATAACTTAAACTAGAAAACAGTGCAACTAGTCCTATTAAGTACTTATTCATCGTCTTTACTTTCTCCTATCGGGTGACCTTCGTTTGTCCCATCATGCTGATGGGGATGACGATGTCCTGTCCCTACTTTCCAAAGACCTCTATCATGTCCTTGGTAGATTAACTCTAGTACGCCCGCTTCTATAGCCGTTCGTACCGCATATGTCACTGATTCATTATTTCCCACTCCGTCTTCATACTCCACCAGCTGTGTCCCCTGTTCGTAAAATCTAAACAAGTCTCCACCCGCACCATAACTAAGAATCGTCTTTGTACTCTGGACGTTCAACAAAACTTCTCCCGTCAGAACAGAAACTGCTCTGATAGAAACCGTCACAATATCTTTACGATACTGCCTAGAGAATCCGATACCTAATGTTCTGGCACCTCGTCCTCCAGTCTGGATATTGGTATCATAACCAATAATACCTCCTTCAATAATCATACCAGCAAAGAGCAAAGGCCCAATACTACCAGACTTCTCGTCAGAGTATTCCTTACGGGTTGATCGAACGATCTGTCTCTCTCGTACCAGATTATCGATGCCCTGTCTCTCTACTACACGGAACCACTTACCTTGGGATGCCGTCTTGAGAGCGTCTATTAATAACTCGGTTCCCCCTTGGGATACCGCAGTACTGAAGTCCGCAATTCCATCGCGTGCCTTCCGTTGACCAGTGAGATCCTTAAATCCATATACAGCTACAACTGGCATGTTTGTTGCCGGTGGTACGTTTAATAAGTCAACGTATGCCGGCAACTTTACTACTGTAGGTTGATCTACGCAAATATACTTGCGAGACATAACCTTGTCTAATCCTTTGTCCGTTCCACAATCTTTCGGGTTTTCTGACCATTGTGGTATCTGAGCGCAACCTGTCATAAAAATGACGCTCAACAATAGTAGATGCAATTTACGTACCATCACCACCATCACTCCCGTCTGTACCGAAGTTACCTGTTCCGACAGGTATTTCGATCACGGTCTCAGTTCCATCTGTGTCGATGATAGTCATCTTGATGTAATCTTCACCGGCTTCGTTGGTGAGTACCTCATATGACACAACTGATCCCTCAAGGGTAAATGACCCAAAGGTTACTGCATTTTCGTTGCTGAACATATTGTCCACCAACTGTTTAGATAGTTGTGCATAGATTCTACTCTCTAGGTTACGTATGAACTTGGCTAAGGTTGTATTCTCTGCTTCCCGTTCTGCGGCCTTTTGTGCCGCCTCTAACGCATCCTCGATAGATTTCTTTCTACTGTGTTCTTGGTTTTCAATGGTGAGATAGTGTGATCCAGTACCCACTCCACTAAAGGACGGGTTCTTAAAACCAAATGTTATCTCTGACGTTGCCGCCAATGGCGACATCATTACCAAAACAAGAATACTACTTGTTAGTCTTTTTATCATTTCGTTCAACCATTTCCTGCTGTTGCAGTATCATATCTAATTTAGTACGCAATCTAATCAAGTCATTGTCGAGCATTCGTACTCGATCGATCAACTGGATCAGAGTCAAATGCGACTCCTCTATCACTGGATCTACATGGTCAGTAACCCAGTGCCACACATAATAGATGAAGTACCCTAATCCTATACAAGCGATAATGGGGAATCCATATGTGTTTATCATGTCTACGATATTTAGTGATTCGATAGGTTCCATCAATCCTTCCTCGAATCTTTCTGTCCATCGGCCCTAGACAATCGGTCTAGGTCTGGCCGTAAGTCAAAAGAATGTGATATCAACAAGTCGATACGAACCAACTCATTGTTCATAGTTTTTATTCGGTTTTCCAAACTCAATACAAATCCGCGTTGCGTCTTGATATTACTCAAGGCACCGTCCAGTATAAATTTTAAAGTTAGGAATACGAAAAATCCTCCGGCGAGTGCGGAGGCGATAGGGAATCCAACGTCCATGACGCTTAGAAATAAATCCATCGTAATACCTTCAAATCAAAAGACTGTGAAAGTATTTATACGTCTAGACTATTTGATCTCGCCCTTTTCTATCAAATCGGTAAATATGTCCCACATTTTCTGGAACTTTAGTTCATACATCTTCTTTATACCGAAGTATTGGTTCATAAGTTCGTCTTGATACTCTGCATCGCCACACTTATTCTGCCACTTGGGGTCGTCTACGAAGTGACACGTAGCTTCGTCTATATCATCTAGTATTAACCAACATCGCATCATTGCATTCTCTAAATCAAATCTATCACTCATTCTATAACCTTCCAGTCAGTTATTGTTTTCACATCAATAGTTTCCCATCGTCTACTTACTACATCAAAGAACGCCAGAACACCATTGTCTTTTTGTTGTTTCAATGATGTGGGGGTGGCAAGTAAAGTGAAGTTAGAACACAACTCTTCACCTGTTCTATAATGGTTAAACGTAATCTTCACTACACCTTTGTATGCAGCGTTAAGTAATTTATCAGTGTCCATCTATTCCTCTTGGAATTTTTGTTCTATGTATTTAGCGAAGGCGGTATGCGCCTCTGCACTTGGGTGATGGCCAGACATAAAACCAACACACTTATTATCTTTGTCTACGACTTCGGTACATACTTGAGAGAAGGACTTTCCACTAGCAAACCCCAGTCGAGATTTCTTTGGTAATGAATACATCATCTTCTTTATCATATGTTGCCAGTCTTGCAGGGATTGGACTTCAGGTCTATTACAATCAAGGATCGCGTTCAATAACTGTCTCCACTGATTCCTATGGAACTGAGTCATAACTAGTTTGATTCCTCGCGCCTCACATATCTGATGTATCGCAATCATGTAACTCATCTGGTGAGTAATGGCTGTACGAAACATTAGATTCATTTCATCATAATATAGGTGCAAGGCATCCTTGGTTCGGTTTTTAGCGAAACCTATGCTGTTAATACGGGTTGGTGACAACTGAGTGATACTGTTGTATCTAGGAACATGATAGAGATGTTCATCTTCCGGTGACACGTCATTGACAATCTCTTCTCTCTCCCATGCAGACCACACTATAACCATGTGAGTACAATCATCTGCATGTTCGGACGATAAGAAGTTTAATGTGTCACGGAAGATCTTATGGTTACTGCCTCCGCAACTGGCGTAGTTCATTAGATCTATGTCTAGTGACTTTGCCAGTTTGTCGGAGAACCTGTGGTGTTGATGGGTGGGCGGATTAGTATTAAAACCCGGCAGTTCATCCCCCCAAACAAAACTACAACCATTTGTAAATAGCATTACTTTCCGCTATTCTCGTGATCATGGACGTGCAATGCGATTAACGCATAGTGCAACACCTTCATTATATCATCACGGTTGTGACCGTTCTTGTGACCATATCGTTGTGTATACTTGAGTATATTACCAAGAGTAAACCCGATACCATGCCCGCCATCAATGATGAACTCAGTCGCTTGAAATTTGTTTTTTGAATAGTGTTGATCATATGTCTTATTGACGTATTCAAGTAATCCATCTAGATTCTCCTTTTCATTATATTTATACTCAACGGGGGGTTGTAGGTTAAACTCGATCTTATAGTCGGGGTCAGCTACTGTCCAGTTATCGTCATCGTAATATTCAGATCCTGCCATTATTTTACTCACTCTCAATTTCTTCTATTAACATATCCCGCATCATCTGTGCGGAACGATCCTTTGCATCGCCATTTGCGACACCGTTGTTTACAAACTTATATGCAAGGGTGATTCTCTCACCCCCAGCATACGCACTGTGCCAACATAGATTCTCTGGTTCTTTGTCTGAACCAAAGTAGTAATGTCTACATTGCCAACCTTTTACATCGGGTATGGTAACCATCTCTCCAGTCTTATTATCTAAGTACCGGAAGAAACCATTACCATCACTCCATGTGAAAAGAATCTGATATGCATTCGCATCGTAGTTAGTGTGCCAACCTACGTACCCGCCAGGCGCATAGTAAGTCAACAGTGCGGACGTGTGTGCGCCCAACTCCTTCGCGAAATCATACTTGACCCGTTGTTTGTAGTCTGACCAAACTTCCGGATCTTCCTTACACATCTTCGCAATAGGTGAACCAAAGTATTTTACGGGTGCGCCAATAAGTTTATCTGATGACAGACACTCGTCCAAATACTCACGTTCACAGTATTTTGTACCAGCCATTATACCATCTTCGTCATGGAATGTCCAGTGTTTTTTGTGATCGTAATCCGGAGTAGATAACATCTCATCTGAGATACTATTCAAACGATCTAAAAACTCCTGATTCCGGATTACGATCTCAGCCATTACAGGATCAACCCACTCACTGCTTGAAAGTATGCCTTCTCAATCTCATCATTGGATTGAGCAGTGAACACGATACCACCACTATAGAATGACATCACGGTTGGGTTCTCCTTACCTGTCACACATACACCACGGGCAAAACCCATACCTTCCTGTGTCTGGATTACCATACGTGGATCATCGATAGTAAGTCTCGATGGACTCTCGTCACTGAACTTACCTACAAACTCACCAGCTGCTGTAACAACTGATATTACTTCACCATTTTTATAACTCATTTTATTCCTCAAGTGCTTTAATTACATCGGGAAAGTGTTGCCCGATTATTTCCCAACATTGTTCTGCAACGGTCATATGTTCTTTCTGTGTACCGTTACCCATTCTCAACTCACAATAATGTATCCATGATCTTAGCGATCCTGCCATATACAGAGTCGTTTCAGTATTACCTTCTGGTAAGACCGCACGTGCCTGTTCTTTTGCGATACCATTATCTAGTGCCCATTTATATATCTCTTTGGACTTATTGATAACTTCTCGTTGTTTCATACTCCACTGTTCCACCAGAGCATTCCTACTTGTCTTTGCGCCTTCACTACCCACACCGTATTCCGCATGAATCTCAATAGAGTTCTGTCGGTTCTTCGGATCTTGGAGTCGAGCCATACGAGTAGAGAAGTTCTCACTCTCTGCGTATCGTTGACTAAACTCTTGGAATGAAAACGAGCGATGACGAATAATCTGACGGGAGATATCACGTGTTGTTGTGATCTCCATAGTTAGGTGAACCATCTCCAGAGGCGACCAATGGTTCTCCTTGATAAGATAACGAACCAATTTACCGGCAGTTACCTTATTACTCTGGTTAGCGGGATTACTAACCCTAGCTGCATATGCAACCAACTCTTCTGCTGTATGACAATCCGTAGTCGCAGAAGGTTGACTTAGACATACTAGTTTTACTTTACTCATCATCCGATTCCTTAATAAAAATTCCATCTACCATACGTCCCTTTCTGTCTTTGATGTCGTGGTATGCAACCTCAAGACAGTGTTCCATAGGTAGTCCGTTTCGTTTGGCAATGTTGATTAACACTACCATGATGTCACCAATATCATCTGCGACATCCTTTCCCTTACACACGTTGTCAGAGAGTTCTCCGACTTCCTGTATTAGTTTCATCACCTGATCTTTATCTGTCGCACCATCGATCAAATTACGATCAATATGCCACTGTTCAACCAGTTTAATCAGTTCTTGCATTTTTTCTCTCCGCATCTAAGAATACCGCATTAGTAATAATAGTTGGTACAATTATGGATAAGTGTACCGCAATCGACATCGGTATACTGTAACCTAGCCACCCAAAATAGAACATCGCAATCAAACCAAAGAACCCACACCACATAACAAATAGGACGGTCAATAGGTAACCTTGTAAAACGGGATCTGGAATAAACCGCAATGGGTTAAACCTTAGATCCATTACTATGCGATATGCATTTATAATACTAGTAATTGTCTTCTTCATCGTCATACTCTTCTTCCTCTTCATATTCAATATCTATTACGCCTTGATCTTGGAAATATTCGATCGTAGCTGCTACGCCTTCTCCGATACCGTCTCTATAACCGAAGTGTCTACCCAAGTAGAACACTCCCGCCATTAACATAGTAAAGAATAAGGCACCAACTTCGGGTGACATAGGTAAACTAACCATTAGTAATTAAAATCCTTGAATTTGTTTTTCTCGGCACTCATTCGTTGGCCACTAGAAGTATTATCAAAGATGGGTTTGTCGTCCCAGCCTTTGTCTTGATCATCATCATCAACCTCACTAGACTGATCACAATCAAATAACTTCATCTTACTTCTATCTACCCCTACCATAAATCGTTGATTTGAGGTCGGGTCGTTGTAACGGTTCTTCAACTGTTTGACCATGATCTTACCTTGGGCATTCAGTTCATCGTTACTAATCAATGCAAACATAAAGTCAGCAGTTGCAGGCAGACCGAACGACTCGGACGTATCTTCCAGACCAATGTCATCATTACCAAAACCAGAACGTGTAGTCTGTGTCGCAGATACGATAGGCACATTGAACTCTACTGCCAGTCCTCGTAACTCTTCCGCAATACTCTTGATATAAGAATAAGAATTAATCGCACCACCCATACCCTTCATACGAGACGAGGCACAGATATTCAGATAATCAATAAAGACGATATCCGGTACGAAGTTCTTCTTCAACTTCAACTCATTCATCAATGCACGGAAGTGATTCGCATGGGCTTGTCCGGTAGGATATTCCTTGATAATCAGTTTACCGTTGGTCTTGTCAGAGATTGCCTTGACTCGATCGGTGAACATAGTCTTGGACAGATTCTCTAACTGATCGATCGCCACGTCCATTAGGTTCGCATCAATACGTTCTGCGATACGTTCTTCTGCCATCTCCATAGTGATGTACAATGCGTTCTTACCCGCAGACAGAGCTGCACCGGCAACGTGACACATGTACAATGATTTACCAACACCAGTACCCGCAAGGGCAATGTTCAGTGTCTTGTTAGGCAGACCACCCTTGGTGATTGCATTGAAGTATTCCAGATCAAACGGTAGACGTTCTTCTTGTTCGTGATAGAATGCGAAACGTTCTTCAACACTTTCAAGATAATCGTGACCCACGTTGGTATCGAACGAGACACCCAGTGCCTTACTCAATACATCGGGGATCGCATTCTTGGATAGATCTTTGTGCTTACCGTCAATGATAGAAATAGATTCCATCACGGCATTATAGACCGCACGATCCTGACACCACTTCTCCGTAGTATCAATCAACCAATCTAGGTTCTCTTCTTTCTTAGTGAATACATCGGGTAGGATTTCCATACCATGACGGTACGCTTCATCACTGAGTCGATCGCCCTGATCAACCTCAATCTTGAATGCTTCCATAGTAGGAAGTTTGTTGTACTTCGCAATAAACAAGGTCAGTTCTTTGAACAAACCCTTGTACACGCCCTCGAAGTAATTGGGATCGAGGAAGGCCGCAACCTTCCTCATGTACATGTCGTTAGTCAGTAGATTCCGTAGAATCGTCTGTTCTAAATTTATCTCCATAAGTATCATCCATCTCAGCAGTTTGCAATGTTCCATTGTGGTACGACTTTTCAAGTACGTCCTCAAGGATGTCAGCGGCGGTATTCTGTAAATCAATATCTGTCGTTTGGAGATCTGGATCTGGTGATGAGATAACGAAGAAGTTGAACTTCAAACATTTTTCTGCACCATCAAAACTTACATTACCATAACGTAGAACTGTCTCGACAAAGTCTCCACGTAGGACACGAATGTCCCACGCTTGTTCGTTGTCAGCGTCAGCGGGGATCAACTCATAGTCAATCCCCTCACTCATTTTTTCAATATCTATATCACGCATCGCCTTCGACCATTATATCAAATTCTACCTCAGATGGCAACCCTATTTGGAATTGTTTCTTCAAGAAGTCTTTGAAGTCGGTGTTCGCAAAGATCGGTGTCCAGAAATCTTCCTCGAGCGTTTCCTTCTGTCGGAACTTCCGGTCTTCACCATTACGTGAGTACCAACCATTACTTGGTTTGACAACATATCCACCGGCTAATGCCAC